ATAACACCTTGTTTTAGAGATGAATTTGAATTAGATTACTTACACTCAAATTATTTTATGAAGGTAGAATTAATTGATACACTAAATCCGAATAAAAAGGGATTAGATAGTATGATTGATTGCGCTTTGAAATTCTATTCACAATATTTAGAGGTTAGAGTATTAGAAATTGGAGATGAATTATATGATATAATTGACGTAAAAAATAGCATAGAACTTGGTTCATATGGTACAAGACAATATAAAGATTTAAAATGGGTATTTGGGACAGGATTAGCTGAACCAAGATTAAGTAAAGTTTTGAAATTACAATAAGAAATATATAAAAATCGCTGAAACTCTTATAAACATAAGCGTATAATAGCATAACTAATTTTTTAAAATGCTATTAACGAAAAATAAACTAGAGGTATATAATGAATTATATTTTGATTTTTTAGAGCCAAAATTTAATAACTTTGAATTTTTCAAAAAGTTCAAAACTTCACTTATTAATCCAGATATAAAATTATCTGATATAAAGATAACATTTTTACATTTAGGTAAAAATGATTGCAGAATGAAAGCTTCTGATATAATTGATATAATGAAAAATATGGATAATAAAACAATATCTCGCTATGACTATTTCGAGAAAATACTAAATGAAATGGCTATTCCGTATCTAAATGTAGATGACGTGACAAAAGTTAAATTTGCGGAAGTGTTTACTCCTATTTGGTTAATAGACGAGCAGTTAGATAACTGCTTTCCAAAGACAGACTGGTCTAATCCAAACTTAACTTGGTTAGATGCTTCTAATGGCATCGGAAATTATCTTATAAGAATTATACAAAGACTATTAATAGGATTAGCTAATGTCGAAGGCTTCGAAGATGAAGAAGTTAGATACAGACATATAATAGAAAAAATGGTTTATGCTTGTGAAATACAACCTATAAATATGTTTTCTTATATCTTTTTCATTGATCCAAAAGGAGAGTATAATACTAATTTTTATAGAGGTGATTATTTGAATCCATTATTTAATCTTAATATGAGAGATAATTGGAAATTAATATCATTTGATAGAATACTTGGTAATCCACCTTACCATATAAAGGATAATGGCGCCAAAGCTTCTTCTAAACCTATTTATAATAAATTTATTGAGCAATCAATAAATATAAGTAATAAAAATACGATTATATCGTTTATAACTCCATCTAGATGGTTTGCTGGTGGCAAAGGTTTAGATACATTTAGAAAAATGATGATGGAATCAAATAAATTATCTTGTATTAAGCATTTTGACGATGCAAGCACGGTTTTTGGTGAAGTTGATATTAAGGGTGGTGTATCATATTTTTCTTATGATAATTCGTTTAGTGGTAAATGTGATTTTAATGGTATTAATGTTAATTTAAATAAATTTGATGTGATAGTATCAAATACTAGCTCCATGATGCTAATTTCTAAATTACTTGAAATGGAAAGTATAGCGGATATACATCATGCTCGTTCATATTTTAAAATTAGCACAAATGATAGTAGATTAGTTGATACACAACTAAATGATAATTATGCTTTATGTTATGTAGCACAACAAAAAGGATTTACTAAATGGATAGATAAAACTGATCTTAAAGTATCTAATACATGGAGAGTAGTTACACCAAGAGCCGCCACAAAAGGTGGATGTGGATTTGGTAATATATTTATTTCTAAACCAGGTGAGTATTTAAATGATACTTATTTGTCTTTTTTTGTAAAAAGCGAAAATGAGGCTAAGTCATTAGCTTCTTATTTGAGAACAAAATTTGCTAATTATCTACTTTCTCTAAGAAAAGTTAGTCAAGACATTAGTAATGGAACTATTAAGTGGATACCAAAAGTTTCTTTTGATAGAGAGTGGAATGATGAATTATTATTTAAGTATTTTAATTTAACAGAAGAAGAAATCAATTTAATCATAGAGGCAGATTTAGAAAAAAAAGTTGTAAAGAAAAAAAGAATAAAAAATGATTACAGTAGAGCATTATAATAATATAATTGATGAATATAAAAGGGGTAATTTTACTTTAAAAGAATATAAAAAAGTTAATTTTATCTTAAATGATAAGGAGTATTCGACATATGCTATGAATTACCTTATTTGGGAATTTATGAAATCTAAAAATGATAATAGATGGGAAATGCTTTTAGATTCAGTATTAGTTCCAAACAAACTTAATAGTAGTATTAAATTTGAAGAAATGGAATTTGAAGATTTTTTTAATTTTATGATTACTTTAAAAAATACAAATTAATATATAAAACAAAAAACATAAATGACACTCAAACCAGAAGTAAACAACATTATTTCATATCTTCTCAAAATAGAAGATAGTAATAGCTTTAGATGTATTGATTTATTAAACTTTTTTATGGATAAATATCCTGATGCTCCTGGTTCATCTGGTAATCATCAAGCTTATGAAGGTGGTTATTTTAAACATGTTAGTGATATTCTAGAATATGCCTCTACTATGTATAAATCGTTAATGAAGAAAGATAAATTAGGGTTTAGTCTTTCTGATGCTTTATTAGTTTTATTTTTACATGATATTGAAAAACCTATTAAATATAGTCCAATTTTAGTTAAAACTGGTGTTATAGATGAGAATTCTTTTATAGAAGAAGAGGTTTTAGAGTATGAGACTGATTCAGATGACGAAATTAGAAAAATGTTGATTGAAAAGTTCAATATAAAATTAACAGAAGAACATAAATTGGCATTGAAATATATTCATGGTGAGGGACATGATTATCGGAAAGATAAGAGAGTGATGTCACCTTTATGCGCTTTTTGCCATTGTTGCGATGTAATAAGTGCTAGAATATTTTTTGAATAAAAAAAGCGGCTTTAAAAGCCGCTTTTTTTATTTTTTATCTTCTTTATCCTCTTCATTTTCAATAGCATCTAATTTATCTTTAATCTCATCCTTAGATAGAGACTGCATAGTTTTAGCTACATTATTAAAATGCATTTTTTTATTATTTGGTAATTCATACATATCATCTTCATTTTTATTAAATGATCTTTTTAATTTATTTAAATTTTCTTTCTCTTTTTTTGGATCAAAATCTTTAAAAGGTTGAAGATATTTTGTATTGAAGTTTGGGTTATTATCTTTTCTCATAATTTATATATTTTATTTTAAAAGTGTATTTAACATATCCACTATTTTATGTCCAATTAAAAAATGTATATTCAAAAGCTTGTCTACATCAATTGTTTCTGATTTATCTAATAATCTAAATCTAAACCTATAAAAAATTTTATCATCTACATTTTTATGTTTAGATATACATAATGAAAAATCATATTCACTATCACCACTAACTACATTAATGTCAAAATCAAACGTAGTTTCATTACAAGGTTTTACTTTAAATTTTGGTTCATAAACAACATTACCTATACTATAATTTTCAATATTATTTTGTTCAAAATAATGGGAAATTAAAAGTCCAGGTGTATCAATAAATTCGGATAATGTTTGTATATCTTTTCCGAATTTATTTGAGTCTATTATTTTTTTAATTTTATTTTCCAAATCAAATGCATCTTTAAATTCAATTGTATGATAAATGCAATTTATATCATATAAATATAAAAATGAATTTTCCAAAATATTATTTTTCTCCAAATCAGTTTTGAATATAAATTTAGTATGTATAATTAATGTATCTTGAACTCTTAAATCATGTATAGATATGATCAATTTTAAAAAATCTTCATCTTTCGATTTTTCATAAACACTATCAACGGTTTTTATCAAACCTTTTTCATCCTCAAATACTTCTTTAAATAATGTTTTTATTTCAGATATTTTCATTTACTATATATTAAATATAAAGATTACTTATATTTTTGCAATAATTATATATCAAATAATTAAGGAAGAAATAATTATTTGATATATAATTAAAAATAATTAAAATAATATGGAAAATATGGATTTTTTACCTAGAGAAAAACTAAATAAAGAAATAACTAAAGCGTCTGTGTATGATAGTTTAGTAGAACAAGCTAGATCTCTTAATCTAGAAGACGTTGTGTTTGATACAACGTTTGCTGATGCAGAAGTTTTGGCACAAAGACCAGTAAAAACAAAAATAGATAAACAAAAAGTTTATTTTTGGATAAGAGTTTACTTATCAGAAGATATGAATAATATAGAAGCTGGTGATGATGTTATGATTAACTATACTAGTACAGGAGAAGAATTAGAAACAAAATTTATTTGTTACGCTAAAATGGGTGCATCTCATATAGATTATGAAGATGGTGAACCGGTAGTGGCAAATTATAATTCAGAAGATAATAAAAAATGTCTTTGTTTAATGGTTGACGAAGAAAGAATTAATTACGAATCAGATGATATACCATTTTTAAGAAAATTGTTTAGAATTGGTAGACATTATGAGTATGAATTAGTCAGAAGATCTGAATTAACTTTAACTAATAAAAGAACAGAAGAACAAATAGATTATTATGATATAGAATTCTAAAAAAAATGCGGCATTTGTCGCATTTTTTTATTTTTGACTAAACTTTAGTTTAAAAAACTAATATATAAAAAGATTGAAAAATCACATCTTAATTTGAGCCATTCACTCCGAATTGGCTCAAAAAAAAAATCCTTTATGTACAACACAAAAATTTACAACACACTCGTCCAAAAAATGAGAGGCTTTTTCCTGGAAAAAGGTTTCATCGAAGTTCCAACACAATCTAGAACTTCAATTCTCGCAGCTTGCGAAAATCCACACTCAGTTATGACTTTTCAATTAGACGGAGAGGTTTGGCCATTAAAACAAACAGGTCAAATGGATCTTGAAGAAGAATTGCTTAAAAATCCGGATTGGCCAGGATGCTTTTGCTTAACTACATCTTATAGAGATGAGAAAAATCCAATACCTGGTAGGCATAACAAAATATTTCCAATGTTTGAATTTGAAGCAAAAGGAAATATTGAGCATTTAAAACAAATGGAAAAGGAATTAGTAGTATATCTTGGATTTGACACACCAGTTGAAGTTAAATATGAAGATATGTGTGCTAAATATGACGTTTCAATTCTTGAAAATGAACAAGAAATAGAAATGTGGAATGAATTAGGACACTCTGTTTCTTTACAACAATTTCCTCTGCGCACGAGCCCCTTCTATAACATGTATATGAACCCTGATAAAACATTTAATAAAATAGATGTAATATTATATGGTCAAGAAACAATTGGTTCGGCTCAAAGATCATGTGACCCAAAAATAATGCGTGAATTATTCTATACAATATCAGATGGTGAATATGCTGCAAAATTATTTCAATTATTTGGCAGGGAAAGAGTTGAGAAAGAGTTAAACGAATTCTTATCACTTGAATTCTTTGAAAGATATGGTGGAGGCATAGGAATAACGCGTCTAAGTCGAGCATACGAAATGTTAATGGCAGAAAAAATGCAAGAAATGGTATAAAAATATAAGAAAAGAGGCTAATTTTAGCCTCTTTTCTTTCTTTATACGCATCTAAATTATATTAAACTTTGACTAACATTAAAAATATAAAATTAATGCTAATAGACACTCAATATTTAAGTCACACAAGAAAGCTAGTTTTATCGTATGTAGATAAAACTGGTAAGACAAAAATGAAATACTTTGATTGGACAAACCCAATGAAGTATCAAAACTGCGATTCAACGGATCCAGATAAACATCCACGGTTTAAATCATGGGATGGCAAACCTGTTAAGAAAATTCCGGCAGGATATCCTGATAGATATGCAATTTATGAATTTTTAGATAATCTTCCAGAAGATGAAAAGACTGAAATCTTTGAATATAACGACCCTGAAATCTATTTTATAGATATTGAAACAGCGTTAGATCCAAATACAGGCGGTTATTCTCAACCAGAAGACCCAAATGGACAAATATTGTCTATATCTTTGGTTTATGCTGATAAAATAATTCTAATGGGATTGAAAGATATGCCAGATGATATGCAAAAACGGATTATTGATGATACTAATAAATACTTTGCAAAGTTTGACAGCCATTATAAGTTTAAGTATATTAAATATAATGATGAATTTAGTATGATTAAATCTTTCTTTGAAGATTTTGTGCCAAAAATGACTTGTTTAACTGGTTGGAACTTTGTGGGTTATGACTGGTTATATTTAGTAAATCGTGCTAGAAAACTAACTAAAATCATAAATGGTGAGCAATTAACTATTGATCCAAATATATCTTCTCCTACAAAGAGAATGAATAAAGTGTGGATGACTAATTATGAATTACCAGCACATAGACTTATATTTGATTATATGCAGTTATATGAAATCTGTGATACTTCAATCAAGGTTAAAGAATCATCATCACTCGACTTCGTAGCAGGCAAATTAGTTGGTGTTAATAAAATCAAATATACCGGTAATTTACATAAATTATACGAAGATGATTTTGAATTATTCATGTATTATAACTGCGTTGACTCTGTGTTGGTTCAAAAAATACACGAAGCTAAAAATTATATATCAATCGTATATGCGGTTTCATCACTTGCTAAAATACAAATTAAAGATGTAGTTAATCAATCTAAAGGAGCTTTAGCGTCATTAGCAATTACAGAAGGTGTATTAAGAGACAGATTTAGAGATATGGAAGACATCGTTTTGTTTAAAAACGAAGATAGACCTTCTTATGACGCAGAAGATACCGCTTTAGCAGGTGGTTGGGTAAAAGACCCAGTGACAGGTATGAACTTATGGGTTGTTTGTTATGACTTTGCATCTCTTTATCCAACCACGATGTTGGAGTTCTTTATAGCTCCGGAGAATTTTGTAGGAGTGCAAAATTCGGAAAATAAATCTGTTTGCACTAATGGTATGCCAATTGATTTAACGAAACATGTTGTTTGTATAAATGGTGTGGTATTTAAAAAACACAGGTCTCCAACAATCACTATGATAGAAGATGTTTATGCAGATAGGAAAAAAGCTAAAAAAATTATGATGCAAAAAAAAGAGGAATATCAAAGAATAATAAACGAAATAAAAGAATTAGAAGCCGAACTGAGCTCCTGCGCCTACATAAGTAAGCAAAATAATTAATATATAAAATATGGAAGAAAAAAGATATTATATTTATGTATTTTTAGATAATACTAAACCGGGTAAATATGTTTATGATAACTTAAAGTTTGACTATGAACCATTTTATATAGGAAAGGGAACTGATGATAGAATTATAACATCATTTTATGATAAACAAACTTTCAAATCAAATAAGATTAAATCAATAAAAAATAAAGGTGGTGATGTTATTAGATATAAATTATATGAAAATCTAGAAAATTTTGAAGCACTAGAATTAGAAAAGATTCTAATTTCAAAAATCGGTAGAAGAGATTTATATAAAGGAACTTTAACCAATCTAACTCATGGTGGTGATGGAAGATTAGCATCGCCACATACTGAAGAAACTAAAATAAAAATATCCGAAACTAAGAAATCTCAACATTTACATTCTATTATTACAGATTCGCAAAAAGAATATCTTAGAGAAATTAATTTAGGTGAAAAAAATCCTATGTATGGTAAAACACACACTGATGAAGTAAAAGAAAAGCAGTCTTTGTTAGTTTCTGGCTCAAATCATCCTATGTATGGTAAAAAACATAATGAAGAAACTATACAAAAGATAAAAGATAAAAGAAATAACGCTGTAAATCAAGAAACTGCAAATTTAGATTCTAAATTACGAAACAATAAAGCAATTTTGCAATATGACTTAAATAATAATTTTATAGCAGAGTTTGAATCAATTAAGTTTGCCTCTATTGAATTGAAAATATCCGAATCTTTAATTGGTAAAACTTGTAGAGGAATTGTTAAAAATCCAAGAAAATTTATTTTCAAATTTAAGGAAGAAAGTGATAAGATATTAACTAATTCTTATGAATTAAAAGAAGGTGATATAGATTAATTAAGAGATGTAAAATGACAGTAATTGTTGAGGAAAGTGGTATTGAAAAAATTTTAAGAAAAAAAGAATATCCTATTTTTTGGAATAAAAAGAAATTAATTTAATGGATAATATGATAAAGAAAAACACAATACATCATGGTGATTGTCTTGAAATAATGAAGAATATAGAAGATGAAAGCATATCAATGATTTTGGCAGATCTCCCTTATGGATCGACAAAAGCAGCTTTTGATTCTTGTATAGATTTGGAAAAATTATGGGAGCAATATAAGAGAATAATTAAACCAAATGGAGCTATTCTTTTATTCGCACAAACTCCTTTTGATAAAGTATTAGGCGCTTCTAATTTAAAAATGCTTAAATATGAATGGATATGGGAGAAGACACAGGCAACTGGATTCTTAAATGCTAAGAAGATGCCTATGAAAGCACATGAAAACATATTAGTCTTCTATAAGAATGCACCAACATATAATCCACAAAAAACAACTGGGCATAAACCAACTAATTCTTATACAAAGCGAGCAAAAGTTCAGAATAAAACTGAATTATACGGTGCTGTTAAAGAAGATGTATCAGGTGGTGGTGATACAGATAGATATCCAAGATCAGTATTATTATTTCCATCTGATAAACAAATAATGAAAAATACACCATTTTTACATCCTATGCAAAAACCATTAGCTTTATGTGAATATCTAATTAAAACATATTCGAATGAAGGTGATGTAGTATTAGATAATGTATGTGGCTCAGGGACAACTGGTGTTGCAGCTAAAAACTTAAAAAGAAATTATATCTTAATTGAAAAGGAAGAAAGATTCTACGATATGAGTCGCAGAAGACTTCAATTACTAGACGAAGTTAAAGAAGAAAATGATATTAGTATTAAATAATTCAGAGACAGCTCCACAAGGAGCTTTAGATATAAATGTAACCTCTAGATCAACAACTTGGTCTAGAGGTTTATCTCCTTTTATAATAGAAGGTGGTAAAACTTGGACAGGCGATTTTGCCGAAAATGTAGAAAATATGTGGCAATTTTGTAAAGTATATGCTTGTCATGCCGATTCTAATGGCGAACCCACTGATGAGTATTTTATCTGGGCAAAAAGAGGATGGAAATCTAAAGTAGGTATAAGATATCCTATGAATAAAGGAGCTATACCTTTATATTCATATTGGAATGGCAAAAAATATGATTATTTAGATGCTAAAGAAAAATTATATGTTAAAATGTATTTTAGGGGAGTTAAAGATACAGAAGCATATAAAAAATTAGAAGAGTTATATAAAGAGTGCTTAAAAACAAAAACTACTTTGGTGTTAAGAGATTTCGATGCTTATAATCATGTTAATTTGAAATTAAGTCCTTATGAAGTTTTAAAACATCCTACTAAAAAGTTTGGACATGGATTTGTATTAATGTTTATGTTAATGGAATTACTAGATGAAAAAGGCAATTTTATAAGAGAAGTAAAGAATATAAATGATATAAAGTTTTTCTAAATAATTTGCAATTGTCGATTTTTATTCATATCTTTGCTCTATGCATTATATAATACAAGAAAATATATTCAAAGAATCTCACTATAATCTTCTCATAGATACTATGCAGAAGTTAAACTTACCACATCAAGTAGTTAGAATTTTTCCTTTTGTTGATAAAATTATTGATATAAACGATATACCAGAAGATAATGACTTTAATGTAGATGAACTACCTGATGTTACTCCACCTGAAAATACACCGATATTTGTATTTGGTGCCGTTAAAATGGCACGTATTTGCGCACAAAAGAATTGGACACCAGGTTCTTTATTAAATACTAATCATGATTTTGAGGTTTATAGCAAATATTATAAAGAAAATCTTTTAAATTATGATTCCGAATTAGTTAAAGCTGGTAGTGACTTTAATTGGGACACTGAGCGCAAATTTATTCGCCCAACCAAAGATACAAAGGCATTTACTGGTAAAGTGTTTAAACAAGAAGATTGGATACAATTTATTACTGATAACATCGGTAATGAGAAAACATTATTAAATGAAAATACCACTATTCAAATTTCTTCTGTTAAAGAAATTTATAAAGAAATAAGATTCTGGGTAGTAAATGGTAAAATAATTACTGGTAGCCAATATGCTATAGGTGGTAAAGTATCCTATAATGAGTATTTCGAACCAGAAGCATTAGAATATGCACAAAAAATGGTAGATATATATCAGTTGGCAGATGCATTTGTAATAGATGTTTGTTTAACTGATGATGGATGGAAAATTGTTGAGTGTAATTGCATTAATTGTGCAGGATTTTACTTGTGTAATATGCAGAAAATGATAATGGAATTAGAATATTTTTTTGATCCTTCTTAATTAAATTAATATGATATATACAGATTTTGTAGAAAAATTATTTAACGATAGTAATATTTCGGAAGAAATAGTTAATTGTTTATTGTCTAAAATAGACATAGAAGATAAATTTAGAAATCCACAAATACTTTGGGCTAGTAATAGTGATTTAAGCACATTTGATGGTATAGTAGAGGCTACTATACAATTTGAGTATATTCCACCTATGGGAGAAGTATGGTCTGTTCCGCAAACATATGATGTAATATATTTTATTAAAGACGAAAATGGATTTAAATATATTCCAAATCCAAGAATTAAAAAACCAATAGATTCTGTTATTACGGCATACCTTCGTCAAATGAGAATAGACGAGATTTTACAAGACTAAACAAAGTAAATTATAAGAATATAAATAGTATGTCAATAAGAAAAGATCTAGTTAAATTTACCCCAAGAGTAGAACAAGAAAAAGCTCTGGAATATATTAAAAATGTTATAGAAAAGAAACCTGATAATAAGTTTTTTCTTTTAAATATGCCTGTTGGTATAGGAAAATCGCATTTAGCTGTTATGATTTCCGATTATATAACAACAAAAGTTATGCCTGGTGCACAGGTTGATATAATAACAGCTGGTAAGCTGTTACAGGATCAATATGAGCATACTTATGACGAGATTAAATCTTTAAGAGGTAAAGATAATTATGAATGCGCACAGTATTCTTGTTCTTGTGAGAAAGGCAAAGAATTCAACAAACTAAATAAGACAAAATGTGAATTTTGTCCTTATGATTCTGCTAAATTGGCATATATGACAAGTGAGGTTTCATTAACTAATTTTCATTTATATTTAATTAATGCAATTTATGGAACTACTATAATGAAAGATAGAGAATCTAGACTTTTGATAGTTGATGAAGCGCATGAATTTGATGATGTGATGTCGGACTTTATATCTATAAAAATAACTGAAACTATTATTAAAAAGTTTAAGTTCAGTAATGAACCCGAAATAGTAAGGCAGTTAAAAGGTGTAGTTAATATTGAAACATATGTGGATTTCTTAAAGTATTTTTTAGATGAGATATTACACACCATATCTGAAATAGAGTCAGCTTTAATGGTTGCAAGAGTTGGTGATAAAAATCCTGGTAAAAGAGATAGTAGAGATATGAAAATTAACTCTATTCTAGATTTAGAATCAGACGATGTTAAATTAATGCAATTGGTTAAAGATTTAGGACAATATTCTACTAAAATAGGTGTATTTATTAAAGAATATGAATTAACGCCGAATAACTGGGTTATTGAATCTCAATATAACGAAAAGTTAAAGATAAATGAATTATCACTAGAGCCTATTTGGGCAAAAGATTACTTACAAAAGTTTATTTGGTCTAGATATGATATGGTAGTCTTAATGTCAGGAACTATTTTAGATAAAACTTTATTTTCTACTATTAATGGTATAGATCCGGAGAAAGCTGTTTATTATTCAGTTTCATCTCCATTTGCCCAAGAGAATAGAAAGATATTTTATATGCCTTTAGGTAAAATGTCCTATACTAAAAAGACTGAAACATTTAAGAGTTATGTGCCATTTTTTAGTAAACTATTAAAAAAGTATCCAGATGTAAAAGGTATTATACATACTAACTCATTTGAGTTATCTAAATGGATAGAAGATTCTATCAGTGATAGTCGTTTAGTATTTCATGGTTCTGCTAATAAAGAAGAAATGTTAAGACATCACTTTACATCCGAAAAACCAACCGTAATAGTTAGTCCTTCTGTGTCAACTGGTGTTAGTTTTGATCATGAAAAGAGTAGATTTCAAGTAATCGCAAAAATACCATATCCTTCATTAGGCTCACAAAAAAATAAAATGAGACAAAAAACTTATCCAGAGTGGTATTCATGGAAAACCGTAGCTGAATTGATACAAGCTTGTGGTAGAAGTGTAAGAAGTCACACTGATTATGCGGATACAATAATAATTGACGGCTCTTTTTCTGATGTATTAAGATTTTCATCGCATTATATGCCATTATGGTTTCAAGAATCTATAAAAACAGTAAAACCTGCTAGTTAGCAGGTTTTTTATTTATTGGTAATATTCTTTATAGTCAATTATATATTTTGGGCTAATTCTTTGGTCTATAAATACTCCATTTGGATAATTTACATCTTTATAAAAATGTAGATTATTTTTAATTTTACTAATATCAATTGTTAGTATTACTGGTTGTTCAATATTAAAATTTACATTTTGAACTAGCATATCAATATCTTTTTTATCTTTGAGTAAATAAATTCTTTTTGGATGGTAAGAAATCTTATTTGTATTTCTTGGTAGTAATCCTTTTGATTTTATATCAGATATATTATATTCATCTGTAATGTGGTATAATATATCTGGTATATCTGTTATTTTTTCACCATAATAAGGTTCAAAATGTAGTGTTATTAACATTTCATCATCTAATCCTTCTAAATCTGTATCCTTAATCATTTTAGTTATTAGACTATTTATATCCTTTCTAAATTCGTTAAAATCTACTTCTTCATCTTCGCCATAAAAATCGGTATGGTAACCAGCTAAAAAATACTTATAAGTTCTTTCTATAGGTTTAAGTAAAGTTAAAACTTTTTCCCAATTAAACTGGTTTATTTCTATAAAAAGCGTTCCTTGATTAAAATAATATTCATCAGTATTTAGGTTCTTTAATAAGAAATCTTTAAGATGAGATAAAGATTCGGTTATAAATTCAACAAAAGTTTTCATTTATTATATATTAAATTAATATATAATAAATGAAAGTTTTAAATTATAGACAATTGGAATTAGCAGAAGAATTATTTAATTATTCTAATAATTCTATGTTAGAAACCAAATATAGTCTTCCTAAAAATACCTTTTTAGATAAATTAAAAATACATAAATTATTAATAGACCAGAATCAAGATAAATTAGGTTTATTAGATAAAATTACCGAGCAATTAGTTAAAAACTCTAATCTAAATATTAGTGATGATGAAAAAACTATTACTTTGCTTTGCGTAGCTGCATTTTCAGCTAGCCAATTAGATAGCAAATTTATATTAGATAATAAGATAAATAAAGGAGAGTTTGAAAAAGAAATAAAATCTGTCTTAGAAGAATTAAAAATGATTGGAGTAGGCAATAATATAGTTAAAAACTTATCAAATTGCTTCAAATCTATACTCAAATTATCCAAATCAATAGAATCCATTTTATCATTTGTCGAAAAACATAAAGTAGCATTGACGGATTTAGAAGCTATTACTGACTATATAAAAGATAGAGATTTCATAGCAAGTAAAGATAAGTCGCAGCCAGCAAAGGTTATGACGATAAATGAATTCAATTTATAAACTTAAGATTTCATATTAGTATAATAATAAATTAAAATTATTATTAATTATGACTATCGGCATTGAAAAAATCTTTTTTGGCTATATACTGCAAAATAAAAAATACTTCTACATTATTGAACCTTATTTTTTCAAAAACAATGAAATACAATTTGTTTTTGATATAATAAGAAAATACATGCTGCAAGATGGTGACATTGAAATGCCATCTCCAAAACAAATTTTAGAAATGGTTAATCTTGAAGATAGAGAAGGACTCATTACTAAAGAAATCTTAAAAGCTATGCTTACGGTTACTCTTGAAGAGTATGATGAAGACAATTTCATTTTACCTAGATTTAATGCATGGATACTATCAAATCGCTTAAAAGCTGGAACGGTAGATATAGTTGAAGAAACTAGAAACCTTGATACTATAAATGATTTTGAATCTACATTAGTAACAGTTCAAAAAATTAAGGACATTGTTGAAAATATGTCTTCTCTTAACTTTGTTAATGATGATGAAGATATGGGTTCAGATTTTGATGATGTTGAAGCACACGTTCAGGATTCATCTAAGTTTAAGATTAAGTCTGGATTTCCTACACTTGACCATATGCTAGGTGGTGGCTGGGATATAGGTACATTGAATATGCTAATGGGTGAAACTAATTCAGGTAAATCTTTATGGATGCAAAATTTAGCAGTTAGTTCGGCTAACTGTGGATATAATGTTCTTTATGTAACATTAGAAATGTCTGAAAGAAAGGTTATGAAAAGATTAGGTGCTATGCGATTAAAAATACCTATTAATGATTATGATGATGTTTCTAAAGATGTTGATTTCATAAAAAAGAGAATTGATCATTTGAAAAAGTCAGCGGGTAGTGGAAGTGATTTATTTGAGAAAAAAATAGGTAAAATTTACACTAAATTCTGGGCAGCTGGAACAACAAATGTAAATGACATAGATAAGTATTTACAAAAATTATGGGAGAGAAAGGGAATTAAAATTGATTTAGTAATTGTTGATTACTTAACATTAATGGTCCCACCTGGTAAAACAGCTGGTGGTGATACACTTTATACCAAAGGTAAAGCTTTAGCTGAAGGTTTAAGAGCGTTAGGAGCTAAATATAAATGTCCTGTAATAAGTGCATTACAAGTAGCTAAAGACGCATGGAATTCATCTAATATATCATTAGAATCTGTTCCTGAATCAAAGGCGATTCCTGAGACTAGTGACACCTTCTTCGCCATTATCCGCACCGAGGAAATGAGAAGACAAAATCTATACAAACTAAAAATGCTAAAACAGCGGGATGGTGACTTCTTGAAATCACAGATACGTATTAATTTAAATCCAACTTTTCTAACATTAGAGAATGATACTTTTATAGATGCATAATTACAAAAAAAGTATCAAAGGTATCATACTAATTTTTATATATAAAATATGAAAAGCGCAGAAAATATAAAAAAAGATTGGATACAAAAAATAGAAAAGAATGGTTTACAAGTAATTGAGTATATATCTATTAATGAGGTTAAATGTGTATGTAATGCTTGTGGTTATGTAAAAATAGATAATTGTAGAAATTTAGGTTATTTTAAATTTAAATGTAAATACTGTAATCTTTTATCAAAATCAATTCTTTTAAAGGAAAAACTAGTAGAGATACTTGAAATAAATGGTAATAAATTAAAATTGAAATGCAAGTTGAATCATATATATGAGCAGACCAGAGGTAATTTCTTGTGTAATAAAAAATGTAATAAATGTTATTTAGAAGATAAGATTTTTACAGAACAAGATATAAAAGAAAAAATAAAAGAAATACATGGAGATATGTATAAATATGATTTTAAAAATTTTAAAAATGTGCATTCTAAAATAGAAATAATTTGTAGAAAAAATCATATTTTCAAACAGAAAATTTCTAATCATTTACAAGGAAAGGGATGTCCTATTTGTAGAGAATCATTAGGTGAAAGGACAATAGAAAATTATTTAATCTCAAAAAACATAAATTTTAAAAGGCAAAAGCAATTTGAAGATTGTAGAAATATTAATAAATTGAAATTTGATTTTTATTTAAAAGATTATAATTATATTATAGAATTTGACGGTATTCAACATTTTGAGCCAATAAAAATATTTGGAGGTGAAAAAAAGTTTGTTGAAACGGTTGTAAATGATAAAATTAAAAATGATTATTGTATAAAAAATAATATTAATTTATGTAGGATATCATATAAGGAAAATATAATTGATAAATTAAGAAGGATACCAATTTTAACATAGTGACTCATTCTTTGCAATCATTAGAAATGAGGATATGAAAAGACAAAATTTATATAGATTAAAAATGTTAAAACAAAGAGATGGGGATTTTTTGAAATCACAAATTAGAATAAATCTAAATCCAGTATTCCTCACATTGGAAAATAATCAATTTATTGATGCATAAACACATTAAAAATGGATAATATATATAGATAGAAACTTATGGTTTTTTCTTAATATAATCCTATATAAAAAATATTTTACACATGATAAATTTACACAATGATGAACCAATCGACCCGATTGATCCAAATGATATAGAGGATAAAGAAATAGAATTAGACGAAAATATGCTAGATGATAGTATAGAATTAATTCTTGAAATAGAAGACGAGGATATTACTGATATAATTGATGAGGAAGACTTTATTGTTGAAGATAAATCTGATTCTGATATAATCGATCTTATTGATGACGAGGATCCTGTTATGTCTAAGCATAAGATACAAGGTAAACATAGTTTGAAATATGATTCTATTTTTAAGGGTAAAAAAGAAGACCCTTTATCAGAGGACGAATTTGAAACTACGTCAACTTATTTTAATGAAAACTTTGAAGTAGATAAAGGTTCGTTATATTGGTTTGAATCAATAGATAATGAAAATTATATTAAAGAAAAAAGAATCAAAGAAAAAGTTTATGAGGTATTAATTAATAATACTGAATTAAATTTTCTAAATAATAGAAGAAAACCATCAAAATCTGATTTTAATAATTATTATTTTTTATTAAAGACACATTTAAAAGATGAATCTTTTACAAATGTTGAACTTTTTAATGAATTAGCAGTATATTTTTCAGACAATCTATTTAATATGTTTAAGTTATTAGACAATAAGTGGAGAAATCTTATAATTAGTGAATTACAGGAACATATTGGTAAATATAAATCAAATCCAGAAGTTTCATATAGAAATATTGCAATTGGAACTGAAGTTGAATTTGAATGGTTCGATGACTCTATAAGAGAGTTACAAATTATAACTGGTGTAGTTGAAGAAGTAGATGAAGATATATTTATAGTAGATTCCTATGAAAAAATATATCATTTGGAATTAAACCAAATTACTAAGATACTTAATAATACTAAATTTAAGTATAATTTAAATAAATTAAATAATATAGATTTCCTATAATTTGTTTTTTGAAAAATTTTCAACATTTGAAAATTTTAACATAAAAATTACTCAATATATAATTAACAATTTTTAAAAAATTGTTGTTATTGGAATTTTATTCTAAAAAAAAATTAAAAATTATTATGACAAAACAAATTTATGTCGTTAAAAGAGACGACAGGCGAGAGCTTTTGGATTACGAAAAGATAAATAAAGTTTTACTTTGGGCAACCGAGGATATTACCAATGTATCTGCTTCTGATGTTGCTATGAATGCTAAATTACAAATTTTTGATGGTATCGCTAGTTCGGAAATACACAAAGTTCTTATTCAATCTGCGGTTGATATGATAAGTGAAGAAACACCAAACTATCAATACGTTGCTTCTAAATTAACTAATTTCTTATTGAGAAAAGAAGTATTTAATACATACAATATTTTCCCAAGACTTAAAACTTTTATTAAAGAAAACGCTGATAGAGAAGTTTATGATAGTGTGGTATTAACAAAATATACCGAAAGAGAAATAGATAAAATTGAACAATTTATTAAACATAAGAGAGATGAAGACTTGACATATTCAGGTATTCAACAATTGATGGATAAATACTTAGTTCAAGACAGAAAAACTGGTAAACATTATGAAACACCACAATTTATGTATATCTTAATAGCCATGACTTTATTTGCTTCTTATGCTGGTGAAGACAGATTGGAAAAAGTTAAGAAGTGTTATGAAATGCTATCTTTGCAAAAGATATCTCTTCCAACTCCTATATTAGCTGGTGTTAGAACTCCTAACCGTCAGTTTGCATCATGTGTATTAGTTGATGTTGCGGATGATTTAGATTCAATCGCTGCTTCTAATCATGCAGTGTTGAGATATATCTCTAATAGAGCTGGTATTGGCTTAAACTTCCGTTTAAGAGCAATTGGTTCTTCTGTGAATAATGGTGAAAAGATACATACTGGTATTATACCTTTCCTAAAAATGTTTGAATCTTCTGTTAAATCTTGTTCACAAGGTGGTATCAGAGGTGGTGCCGCAACAGCTCACTATCCTTTTTGGCATAAAGAAATAATGGATATATTAGTATTAAAAAATAATGCTGGTAATGAATTATCTCGTGTTAGAAGAATGGATCACTCTATTCAATTATGTAGATTATTTTATACAAGATTTGTTAAGAAGGAAAATATTAGCCTATTTTCAGCAAATGATGTTCCAGAATTATACGAAGCATTTGGTTATGATAATGATAAGTTTGAAGCTTTATATGTTAAATACGAAAATGATCCTACAATTAATAAAACAACTATTGCAGCTGGTGAAGTAATGAACTTACTTTTACAAGAAAGATTAGAAAACGGTAGAATTTATATACAAAATATAGACAATGCAAATATACACTCGGCATTTTTAGATAAGATAAATATGTCTAATCTTTGCCAAGAAATAACATTACCATCTAGTCCTATTTATGATATAAACGATGGTAAAATTATTAAAAGAAAAATCAAAATCAAAAAAGAAGATTTTAATAATTTTAAAGAATTATTAGGTAATAATAAAGAAATAAAAATTAAAGGCGAATAATACACATAGAGATATATTTTAATTTAATATATATTATATGAAAAATAATTATATAGGATTTATATACAAATGGACTAACAAAAATAATAATATGTTTTATATAGGTTCGCATAAAGGTAATATAAATGATGGGTATGTTGGTTCTGGAACTTTATTTAAAGAAGAATATAAGCTAAATAAAATTGATTTTGAAAGGAAAATATTAGAATATGTTAATAATGAAGAAAATATTTTAGTCAGAGAACAATTTTATTTAGATTTATATGATGTAAAAAATAATAAATTATCTTATAATTTAAACCCAAAGACTTCTGGTGGATGGAAATTTTGTCACGAATCATCTTATCTAATAAACAAAAGAAATGATTCTATAAAAGATACATTTAAAAATGGAAGAATTATTTATAATAAAGATAAGAAAATAGAAGAATTATATTCGGAGGATGTTGTTACTCGTTTGAAACAAAAGGCTTCTGAAAATATTGGCGATAAATTTAATAGAAATAAAGGAAATAAAGGTGCTGGTATAAAAAATTCTAACTCAAAGATAGTACTAATTGAGTATTTACATGGTAATCTTAAATTAATATGTAAAGGAACATTTAGAAAATGGTGTCATTCTGGATCTTATAAGAAAGATAATAAATCAATATGGAAGATATACTATTTAAATAATAGTTCTGATTTGATCTTATATAATGATTATATAGAATATAATGGCGAAAAATATACAAAAGAATACCTTATTGGTATAACAAAAAATAAATTATTATTAGAAGTTCATAACAGAAATTATTATTTAATAGAGCATATTGAAACAAACATACAATTTAAATCTGATATTCCTTTGGGTGTAATTAGAAAAAAATTAAAAGGTGGATTTGGTAAATTAATATGGAATTTTAATGAAATTTCTTACGAAGAATTCCTAAAAAAAGAAATAAAATATTATGATGGAAAAAGTAAAATTTGTGGAAACACAATACGAGAATATTGTTCAATTTTGTAATAATGACGAAATTGAAAATGATGAATATGTTTATATAGAGCAAGATTTTGAATATGTTTATGGTGATAAACCTGGGGAAATTCCACTTTGCGTATTAGCCGCATTTAATTTAGGTGCTATTAAGTCTCTAGATGAATTAGAAGAAATGGCAGAATATGCTGTAAGAATTTTAGATTTTGTAATTGAAATGCAGGACTATCCAGTAGCAGCTGCTAGAAAAATGTTGAAAAGACGATCAATAGGTGTTGGTGTAACAAATTTCGCTTATTGGTTAGCAAAAAATAATTTAACTTATACTGATGACAAGTCATTAGTAGAAATTGATAGATTATTTGAACATGTTCAATATTATTTACTAAAGGCTTCTAATCAATTAGCAAAAGAATTTGGGCCTTGTGAATACTTCGATAGAACTAAGTATTCTAAAGGATTACTTCCAATAGATCACTATAATAAAAATGTAGATTCTTTGGTTAAGAGAGAATATGATTTAGATTGGGAAGCTTTAAGAGCTGATATACTAGAATACGGTATAAGAAACTCTACTTTGACAGCACAAATGCCTACTGAATCATCAGCGGTTGTATCAAATGCAACTAATGGTATTGAAGCACCGAGAAAGCTAATAACTACTAAAAAATCTAAATCCGGTGGACCATTACCATGTGTTGTTCCCGAAATGAATAAGTTAAAAAATAAATACCAATTCTCGTATGAATTTGATAATACAGCAATGAATAAAGTAGTATCTATTATACAAAAATGGTTTGACCAAGGTATATCAGTAAACCACTATTATGATAAGCGTCAATATACAGATGGTAATATTCCATTATCAGAAGTAGCAAAAGATTTATTAAACTTCTACAAATGGGGTGGTAAGCAAATCTACTACGCAAATAGTAAGGATTACAAATCAGATAAATTAGAAGATATGATTACATCGGAATCTACAATATCAGTTAAAGAGGCAGAAATGGAATTAGAAGATCCTAATATAGTTGGTTGTGAAGGAGGAGCATGTCATTTATAATATATACTTTATGATATATATAAATGAGGAACAAATAAATAATAAAACTAGATTATCATCTTTGATTAAAACAATTGAGAAAATTGAATTAATCAAAGATGATAATTCTTTAATTGAAGAATACTATGGTATTAAATATAAGTTTAGTGCTAAAACTAAAATACAATTTCTTTTTCTTCTGAAGAAATATTTTAACGATAGAGCATGTTTAATTAATTTTATTAACCATAACGAACTTAATATATCTTTTGATGAAGATAGATTAATAAAATTCATTAAATATACCAAAGAAAATAATAAAGATAGATGTTCTAAGGAATATCTCTTACTTAAATATGGATATATTGACGAAGATTATTACAAAAATGTTTATGGTATAGGCAAAGAAAAGTTTATTAAAAAATATGGTGAAATTGAAGGAAATATAAAGTATGAAGAATTCAAAAATAAACATAAAAAAACTTCTAAAAGAAGTATAGGATATTGGCAAAATATGTTTGACAAAAGTGAAGCAAAGGAAAAACTAAAAGAATATCAGACATCACATACAAAAAAACATTTTCAAGATAAAACTGAAGATTATATAAACAACTTTAATAGAGAAAATAGTAGATGGTGTAAAGAATATTATATTAAAAGAGGATATTCTTTAAAAGAAGCCAAACTTATTATAAGCGAAATTAAAAGAAAAGAATCAAAACTATCATTAGATTATTATATAGATAAGGGGTATTCTATTGAAGAAGGTAGAAAAATGAAAAATGATTATTGGATAGACAATTGTAATAATTTTCTAAATACAAGGCAAACCTCAAAAGAATCTCTTAAAGTTTTTGATAGATTATATGAGTGGCTTATAGAAACATATAAAAAAATATCTTTATATTATGGTAATAATGGTAAGCAAGAATACTTTTTGTATGATAAAGAGAATAAAAAATATAATTTTTATGATTTTACTATTTTATATAAAGGAATCAAAATTATAATAGAATATAATGGAGAAAAGTTTCATCCTAATTATAATTTAACTAATGAAGATTTAAGTAAATGGAGACAACTTTACACCAATAGAACTGCTGATGAAGTTATTAAAATGGATGAAGATAAAAAACAAATGGCTATTAATAATAATTTTGAATATCTTGTTATTTGGTCGTTTGAAAAAAATAATCTAAATAAATGTAAAGATTTTTTATTTAAAAAATTAACTTAATCGTTATTTAATAATATAATAATATAAAAAAAAATATAAAATATGAAAAATTCAGAATTGATAGAAAACCAAATTATTGGTACTAAATTAGTAGATCAAAAATTTATTGATGATGTTAATACATCTACACACTTTACAAGTGGCAGAAAAATAGAGATTGGTGATAAATTGATACATGCTTTCTGCGAAAGTAAAGAAGGAGTTAATTGTAACTTGAGAATGATAAAGCTTCATCCAGAAGAATATGATATGATATATGAGGACGCTTTCGAAGACGCAAGAAGCGATAAATTTCCAACATTAAAACTGAAAAATGGATGGAGTCTTACTGATGACGGCTTAAAGTATGCTTATGAAGCAACCTACGATACTAATGGTAATTTCATAAAATAAAAAATTACAAATTAAATATTAAAATATTTTTTATTTCAGATAATTTTTCGTATTTTTGTAATAATTAAAATTAACAATAAATAAAAATATGCAACAAATAATTAATACAGATAACACAATTGACTATACCAAAATACCAGTATTTTTTGGTAATGATGGTATGGCACTTCAAAGATATGATAAGTTTAAATATCCAGGATTCTTTGAATTATTTAAAAATCAAATTAACTCTTTCTGGCTTCCAGAAGAAGTTGATTTATCAAAAGATCGTTTAGATTATAAAACATTAGGCGATAATGAGAAGTTTATATTTACTTCTAATTTAAAGTATCAAATACTTTTAGATTCAATTCAAAGTAGAGGTATTCCTAATTTAACAGAGAATTTATCTAACCTAGAAGTAGAAGCTTTTTGTGCGGCTTGGCAATTTTTTGAAACTATACACTCTTACGCATATACATTTATTATTAAAAATGTATATCACAGCCCAGGTGAGGTATTTGATAATATTTTAAATGATGAAGAAATACTTAAAAGGACTTCTTCTGTCACTAAATATTATAATTCCTTAATTAACTCTATTGGCGATTCGGAACATGAAAAGAAAAAGAAGTTATATCTAACTTTAATGTCGGTTAATATACTTGAAGGTATCCGCTTTTATGTTAGTTTTGCTTGTTCTTATGCTTTTGCACAAAATGGTAAAATGGAAGGTAATGCTAAGATTATATCTTTAATTAATAAAGATGAAAACTTACACCTTGGTTTTACTCAAAAAATGCTTAAAGATCTAAGAAATAGACAAGATGAAGGTTTTGCAGATGTAGTTAAAGAACTTGAACCAGTTGTAATACAAATGTTTAAAGATGCTGCACAAGAAGAAATGGAGTGGGCTGATTATCTTTTCAAAGATGGCTCAATGCTTGGATTAAATGCTGATATCTTGAAAAAGTATATGATGTTTTTGACAAACATGCGTATGAAGTCTATTGATTTAGAACCTATTTTTGAGAAAACAGTTAATCCGATTAACTGGATAAATGCATGGACTAATTCTGGTGGTGTTCAGGTGGCTCCGCAAGAAACAGAAAATGAGCAGTACAACAAGGCAGCAGTTAAAGCGGATCTAAACGAAACTGACTTTAGTGATTTTGATTTCTAATAAAGACAAATTAAATAAAAAAGACTTACAATTGTAAGTCTTTTTTATTTTAATATATAGTTTATGTTAAATTATAATGAGTATTTATTAGAGTCCCAATTTAAAAAATGGGAAACTGAAATTTTAAATGAAAGTTTTGATAGTGTATATGATTCTATTCAACGTTTCTTGGATAAAGAATATGAGGTCGACACAACTAAGTTTGAGACAGTTGTAGCTAATTTATTTAAGCGATTTAAGAGTAAACTAAAAGTTATATCAATTATTGTTGGTTTACTAATATCTTCTTATATGGGTGTTGAGAAAGTTAAAGTATTTATTATTGAATAATGCTGGCTTTAATGAACAACAGCAAGAACAAATAATATCCGAAGCTGAAAGTGAAAAAGAATCTAAAATAAAACAATCTTCATTTATATCTAGTATAGATAATAAACTTAAACAAGGTAAAGACGCTGTGAAGCAAAATCTTTTTAAGGGCAAAAATGAAATTGGTAGATTTTTAAAAGCTTTAGCTAGTAAAGAATCAAGTTCTAATCCAAAATCAATAAACAACTTGGGTTATATTGGTAAATATCAAATGGGTAAAATGGCTTTACAAGATTTAGATTTAGATGATACTATAAATGCACATAAATTTAAGAAAAATCCTAGTATATTTCCAGAAAAAGCACAAGATAAAGCAATGGTTAAATTATTAAAGCTAAATATTCTTTATTTAGGTGATTATTTTAACGATTTTGATGGTAAAATTATTGGTGGGGTTAAAATAACTAAATCGGGTTTGTTAGCTGGTTCGCATTTAGTGGGTGCCGGTGCAGTTAAGAAATTTTTAGATTCTAATGGACGAATAGTGCCAAGAGATGGAAATGATGTTCCTGTTACAGAATATATACAAAAATTTGGTGGATATCAATTAACTTTTTAAATTATTAACATATAAGGTATATGAGTAAGAAAAAATTTCCAAATAATCTTTATTATTCTACTGATTCTGGGTTAGAAATAACGACAGAAGATATTAAAGCGATAGACTACTCGAAAAAAGTTTTCATCGCTTTAAATAAGTCTAAAAATAGCAAATTAATTACTTCTGTGAGCAATATTGATACAACAGAAGAAGAATTAAATAGAATTGCTAAAATTATAAAGACTAAATGTGGAACTGGTGGAAGTGTAAAAGAGGGTGAAATCCTTATTCAAGGAGACTTTAAAGAAAAAGTCTTTAATATTATCAAAGAATTAGGTTTTGATAATATCAAGAAATAAGATGTAATAATGGATTCAAATGTAGCTGATATAATTGGCAGTCTAGTTTTAAAAACAAAAAGAATTGATATAAAAGACTTACCAACACAAGGATTTTTTTATCAAGAAGATTTTACCTTATCTATAAGGAGAGCAAGTTTCGATGATATACTTTTATATAACTTTAATTATATAAAGGATGATATATCAAGTATTTTACAAGAAACAAAAAGGATTATAAAAAATAATATTATCTTAGGTGAAAACTATGAATATAATGATATAAAATCAAATGATTTACTTTATATTTTTTTTGAAATAGTAAAATTTACTATGAACCGTGATATATTAGTTCCATATAAAGATATATTTGATAATATATCTTATGTTCCATTTGAATCTAAATATTTTAACTATTTTAATTATGATAGTTTAGGCTGTGAATATGATAGAGAAACTCGTGAGTTTACAAAAGATGGATATAAATTTTCATTACCATCAGTTGGTGTAGAAAATTGTGTATTAGATTACATTTTTAGTGTAGATGAGGATATAGATAGAAATTATGATTTCTTATTCTTTTTAGGAAATAAAAAATATTTATCAAATGATGAAGTTGATAATTTGGTTACTATTTTTACTGACGATTTAGATGATAATGAAAAAGGTAAAATAAAACAAATAATTAAATTAATTTATCCAGCAATTAGTTATACATTAAAATGGAATAATAAAATTATAAATCTAGATTTGAAAATAGATTTTGAAACTTTGTTTATTTAATTTTGAAACATTTCCCAGAATTTGAAAAAATTTCTTCAAATTTAGTATAATTTTTACCAAAATAAACTATACAACAAGACATTGGTGCGCCTTTTTTATCTTCTACACCTTCGCTCCAAAATTTTAATCTTGTATCATTTAAAAAACATATACCACAACTTGCTTCAAAGATTAAATCTTTGAAGTGTTTTGTGTTTGTTGCAACTGGTATTAAATACAAAATTTCTGAGCCATATTCTTTATTTGTTTTAGTTCCTTTTTGAATCCAATTATAAATTGAGGTTTTTGTTTCTGGACTTTTACCATATGGTGGATTTACAAATATAGTTCTATAATTCCATGATTCTTTTAATCCATCTATTGGTAAACAATATTTAGTAGATGAATTGATTAAACTATATTCATTTGAGCATGGATCTAATTCAATTTTTCCAAAAAATTCCTCTATTAATTTAACATATTTTGGTGGTGTATTCCATGATTTATTTTTCGATACACTAATTCTACCTGCCGACATTATTTTTATTTTTATATATTTATAAACAAAGTCTATATTTAACAATATATAAAATAAAAATAATTTATACAATGATTAAAATAAAAAATGCGCAATTAAATAATGACGCTATTACCGCATTAAATAATTTAATTGAAATGGATATTAAAGCAGGTGCTGCTTTTAAATTAATGAGAATTATTAAAGAAATATCTTCTTTAGTTGAAGATAAATTAAAAATGGAACAAAAAATTCTCGAAAAATGGATTGAAACTGGAGTTGATGGTAAGCCTATCCCAGCTCTTGATGAAAAAGGCGAAATAGTTGAAGGTGCTGTTAAGATTAAAGATATGAAAATGTTTCAAGTAGAGATGCAATCTTTATTAGAATCTGATTCTTCTATTAATTCAGAGCCAATTAACTTTGAAGATTTAGGATTAGAAACTATTAAAATTAAAGATTTATTAAAAATAGATTTTATATTTTCATAATGGCTAAGCTTATATTAGATAAATATTATACTGATATAAATATAGCTAAACAATGTATAGAAAAAACTTACCAAATAATTGGTAAAGAAAATATTACAGAAATAGTAGAACCATCCGCAGGGAATGGTTCTTTTAGTTTACAATTAGAGTGTTTAGCATATGATATAGCTCCAGAAGGGGAAGATATAATAGAACAAGATTATTTAGAATTAAATCTACCTTATAAAAAAGGTAGATTAATTATTGGTAACCCACCATTTGGGTCACGTATGAATTTAGCTCAAAAATTCTTCAAAAAATCAGTTGAAATAGCTGATTTTATTGCATTTATATTACCTATAAGCCAACTAAATAATTCATCTACTATGTTTGAGTTTGATTTGGTATATAGTGAAGATTTAGGTAGAATAAATTATTCGGATAGGATGTTACATTGTTGTTTTAACATATATAAAAGACCAGAATTAGGTTTAAATAAGAAATTAGAAGCTAAATTAAAAGATATAGTAATAACAAGACAAGATAGTAAAGGGTATAATGAATTAACCTTTGATATAAGGATGTGTTATTGGGGCAATGGTTCAGCTGGTAAAATATTAAAAGAAGGCGAAAAATATTCAGGTGAATATAAGATTAATATATTAAATAAAAATTTAAAAGAAGATATAATAAAAGTTTTATCAACAGTTGATTGGAAATTAGAGCTAAATTGTATTGCGATGTTAAGGATAAAACAATATAATATTGTGGAAATATTAAAGAAATATATTCCTCAAATTAAGTAATAGTATTTTAATATATAAATAAATAATTTTAATATAACAATGCCATCAACATATTCAATTAATCCTGGTACACCGACAGAAGCATTTAAATTGGCTGATATATATAGCGTTTTAAATGAATTACCAGATAATACGACTAAGTTAATTAATCCACATGATTTAAGAGACGGTATTTATACTGCGTGGGAAAACATTGTAATAAAACCAACTCTTGTTAATAGTATTGAATATATTGGTATAGATAGGACTGACTTATATGAGAAAATACTTCTTGGTAAAAAACAAATAAGTGGAACTAATATATTAACAACTAGTTTATTAAATTCCGATGTTGATTTATTTTTCTATAATACAAAAACTGATGCTAATTTAAGTAATCAAAATACTAGAATAGGGTTTCTAGCAGGCACAGATAATACTTTGTTTTTTGGTTCTACATTATCTATTCCTTTAATTGAAACTAAACCTGTTGTTAAAACATATGGTGATGTTTTGGATTTCGATATTAAAAACTTCTCTTATGCACAAGTTGGTTCTTCAATTAGTGGCGGCGATATTAATATTTATAGTAGATATGGTAATGTATTTATTAATGGTCTAATGTTTCCGACAATAGCGCAAAATAGCACAACTACAAATGGATATGTATTATCTTATGGTAGTGGAGGTAATTTACAATGGGCTCCTAATACTGTATCAGTAACTACAATAAGTCAATCTGGCACATTTTCTATTACAGCTAATCCACTATATATAAATGGTTACAATGCTATGTTTAGTAGTGCTATACCAGTGCCATCTACGATTGGTGCAATATCAGCGGGTAGCACATTTAGTAATATAGCAGTTACTGAAATGATTAGATTGATGTTATATCCATATATAGCTCCTACATTATCTTTAAGTTGTTATACACCTACCGTAGAAGCATTTACTTCGTTAAGTGTAACATTTAGTTATACAATAACTAAATATATTTCTACATCAACGGTTAGTGTTGCAACAACACCTATATTTATAACTGATACAAATGCTGTGACATATTTAAATGCAGCGCCAACTATTAATAGAACATATACTGGAACCGGTTCATATAATACATCATTTACAACACCATTAACATTTACTTTATCTGTTAGTGATGGTATTGGCACATATTCAAGTAATACAACAGTTAATATAGTTTATCCTATATTTTATGGAACAACGACAGTTGCGACTAGTTCTCAAACTGGTATACAAACAATATTAGGCACGTTTAGTAAATTATTAAACAGTAATCCAAATCAAACAATAGTATTAAATGGTAATGGAGTTTGTTTCTATTATTTAGTTCCTAGTATTTATAATACTAGTGGTAGTATGTCAGCTTTATATACAGGAACTTCTTCATCATTTAATCAAAATAGTGTATTTAGAGGAAATGGAACACCATTTACTATGTCTTTAAATTCACCTTCGGTGGCTACTTGGACTGGAATACAATATAATTGTTATATCTATTCACCATCAGGCTCACCGACAACAACAACATTGGGTTCATATCCATCATATTCAGCAAGTTATCAATTTGTTTTTTAAAAAATAATAATTAAAAATGTCAATATCATTACTAACAAATTTTACATTAAATACTTTTGCACCAATAGACGACAGGATTATATCAACTAATTCTGCCGCAAGAGATGCTATTCAATATAAGTATGACGGATTAACTGTATTTAAAACAGATGATAGAACATCATGGACTTGGAACGCAACAGCAGCAACATGGAGCTATAATTTAACTGGTAATGGTATTTATGCCGGTAATGGTAGTTTAGTTGGTGATACTTATATAAATATAGGTCCAATAAGTAATCCTCTATCTTCTATAACAAAAAAGTTTGTTTTATCAGCATCTTCTTCTACATCAAATATTTATTATTCAACTTATTTTAATAGAACTATATCAGGCCTTGATTGGAGTAATGTTGAGGTAAAAACACAATGGGAACATGATTTAGATACTAGTAATATAGCTTATATATCATATAATCCATTAGATCCTATTTCAAATATATCTGGTGGTATAGATTTTGGGACAAATAATACAAGAAGATTAACAATTACTAAAAATGGTGTAGTAAGATTGTGGAGTCCAACATATTCTATGGATTTAAATGCAGGTTTGTTATCTGCTAATAGAACTTTAACATTACCTAATAAAACTGATACAATTGCAACTTTAGGTGATATTTCTGCATTAGCTGCAACTGTTTCTGCTATTTCTTTACAAACTGTAACCAATGTTGGTGCAACTTCTTCTTATCCTATAACTTTAAACGCTACTTTTAGTTTAACTCAAAATGCAAAAGAAGTTGTATTTTTTGACACTAGTAATTATATTTTAAGTGGAGTCATTTCAGCAACAGCTGGATATAGAAATAATACTATTGGTAGCAACTATACTGAAACTTTTACCATATTTAATACATCTGGAATTACTGGTGTAATTAGCTTAGAAGTTACTTGTAATGCTTCTGGATTATTCTCATATGTGCCGTCAGGTAGTAGCCCTGGTGCCTATAGTAGATACAGCAGAGTTACTAAAGCATCCGCTTCTTTTTACTGGAATGGCACAGCTTATGTACAATTAGGATCCACTACCATTGTTTATACACAACCAGGTGGTCCTGGTACCTCATATGCACTACCTATTATTAATTTTCAAGTTTCTGGTGCAAATTTAAGATTTATTCAAGCAGCATATACATCTCCACCAGGAGATGACGATATATTTTTTAATTCGTTAAATACTAGAATTTATTATAAAATAAACATTTCAAAATATTAAACGTTAATAAACCAATAATTAAAATAGACAAACGAATTATTGCGAAGAATGTAAGAATCGTTATTATACTTAATAACGATTTTATTTTCGTTAGTAATAGTATCAATTACTTCAATAGTATCATCTTTTCTTATTGTTAATTCCGAACCAGTTTTAGTATTAAAAGCAATTACTTTATCTTGTATTGCTTTATATTTACCTGGTTCTACATTTAAAAATTGCTTAAATGAATTAATTAATAAGCCTTTTAATCTAATTTGCCACTCTGGCATTTGAGTTAAAGTTTGATCTTTAAATACATCTGGTGAATCAAATATAGGCATTCTACTTAACACATTTTTAATTACGCCATTATATTCTTTATCCTTTATCACAAAAGATAAGTAAACATAATAATCCGCATTTGTGGGAACAATTCTTATTATGTTAAGTTTTGTGGGATTTTGTTCTTGTAAAGATAATTTAGATTTTAAATTAGAATAAGCCGTTGTATTAGACAATGACTTCATTATATTATTAATTCTAGACATACCAGTTCTAACCGTATCTTCGTGCCTATCAAATGCATTAACACTTAATGTATTATCTGGTGCAAGACCAATTGAAACATCAGTATTGTCACTATTGAAACGATTAAAATTAAATTCCGAAGTTTCACGGATTATATTAAATTCACTATATTTATTTAAATACTTCATTTTATTATATATTATTTTTATTAAAATATGATTATGTGAAATTAATAACCAACATTTTTAATATATAAGTTATATGGAAAATTTGAACAAAGAAAATTATAAAGAAAAATTTAAAAAAATACATGGCGAAAAATTTATTTATAACATGGTTGAGTATAAAAACAATTCAACAAAAGTAAAAATAATATGTCCTGTGCATGGAGAATTCACACAAGCACCGAAAGATCATTATAAGGGACAAGGTTGTGCTAAATGTTTTAAAGATACTTTAAAATCTAGTAGAGAAGAATTTATAAAAAAAGCCATGAAAAAACATGATATTAAATATAATTATGATAATGTTAATTACATTAATAGCAGAACAAAAGTTAAAATAATTTGTTATATACATGGGGAATTTGAAATACAGGCTAATAATCATTTAAACGGACAAGGATGTAGAAAATGTGCTGGCAAATCCGTGACAAATACAGATGAATTTATATTAAAAGCCGAGAAAATATATGCTGGTAAATATAAATATAATAACGTTATTTATTTAAATAGTAATTCTAAAATAAATATAATATGTTCTAAACATGGAGAATTCACACAAAGAGCTAGTAGTCATTTAAACGGAAATGGATGTCCAAAATGCCATAGTAATTCATTGTGTGATAATGATAAATTCATAGAAAAGGCTAAATTGAAACATAATAATATTTATGATTATTCTCTGACTGAATATAAAGGATCTTTACAGAAAATTGAGATAATTTGCAAAAAACATGGCCAATTTTTGCAATTAGCACAAGGTCATTTATGTGGAAACGGATGTCCAAGATGTAAGAGGTCAAAAGGTGAAAATTTAATTGAAATTTTTCTAATTGAAAATAATATAAATTATAAACAACAATATACTTTTAGTGATTTGAAATATAAAAAAATGCTTCAGTATGATTTTGGTATAATAGATAATTTTGGCAATTTGAAATCATTAATCGAATATAATGGCGAACAGCATTATAAATATAATGAATTTATGTTTAAAACACAAGAAGATTTTAAAATCTCACAAGCAAAATTTCAGATGAAATTTGACTATTGTAAAAAAAATAATATACCGCTTTTCATTATAAAATATAATGAAAATATAAATTTAAAATTAAATGAAATTTTTAATATATAATCTTATGAAGTATCTAGTAAAATTTAACGAAGTAAATTCCGAACAAAAAATTCTATCTAATGATAGAATTGAAGAAATAATAAAGGATATAGCAAGTACCTCTTCTGAACTTGATAAGATTTATGAAAAGTACGAAACTATCGCAAATGAATTAGAGGAATATACTTCTCAAAATAAATCGGCTAATAATCAAATAGATGATTCATTTGTAAATATTAACTCATTTACTGATAAATTACAGGAATGTAAAAACTTAATTTTACTTGTTTCCGGTAAATTAGAAGATTATACCAAAGACGGAGAAAAATATTTATCTTAATATGAAATGGGTTAAAACTTTTGAATCTTATGTTGACACAGATAAGTTCAAGTTATGGTTTGAAGGTAGTAAAATTATCAATACTGATGGGACACCAAGAATAGTCTATCATGGTACAGACAAAAATTTTATAAATTTCAATTTGAATTATTCAACTGAGGGTATAATTTGGTTTACTACTGATAAAACTGCTGTTGAAAAGGGTGAAATAGGTGCAGCTGGTAGTGGTTATATAAAAGAACTATATATTAGTATGAAAAATCCTGCTGGTTGGGATGAGTATGAAAAATATTCACTAGTTCAATTAGAGGATTTGGGATATGATGGTGCTATATTACCTGATAATGAAGATAAATATGATGGATTCGTATTTAATGTAAATCAAATAAAGATTGTTAGATGAGGTACTTAAAATCTATAAATGAATATAATGAACAAGATATAACTTCTTTAGACACGTTTAAAAATTGGTTTAAAGATAGTAGAGTCATTGATAAAAGAGGTAATCCATTAGTTGTGTATCATGGTAGCGAAGATATAAGAGGTATAAAAACTGATTATATTTTTAAAACTAATCAAGAGAGAATTCTTGGTATCGATGTAAATAAAGCTTATTATTTCACTGATAGCTATTCAAAAGCTAATTCATATACTAAAAGATGGCCTTGGGATTATCAAGAAGCAATACCAGGTATATTAAATGTATATTTAAGTATTCAAAATCCATTAATAATAGATGCTGGTGGTAATATGTGGCGAAAATTTGAAACTGAAATAGAAGGTAAAAAATTAAAAGGCACAAAAGATATAGTTGAATTTGCAAGGCTGAAAAATTATGATGGAGTAATAATTAAAAATGTATTAGATTATTATAATAATAATGATTTAAAAGTAAAAGTAGGTAATGTATATGTTACATTTAGCCAAGAACAAATAAAATTAGCCGATGGAACTAATACTACATTTGATTCAAACAATCCAGATATTCGAAAATAAAAATTAATATATAACCTATGAATAAATTTACATTAGTTGTTGAGAGCGAAGAAAATAAGCCTACTCCTGAACAAGAAGTTACTGCTGCTTGGAACGAATATAAGGAAAAAAATAAAAACAACACAAATATTAATATTAATTATGAATTTTACCACGAAATGAGAGTTAAAAAATATGAAGGTACATTAATAATTAGTGTTATGGATAAAAATAAATAAAAATATGAAAAAATTTAGTGATTTTAAAATAGAAAGAACAAAGCTAATAAAAGAAGATGTATTTGTTCCAAATCAAGCAGAACTAAAAGGAATTGGTTCAGCTAATATGTCTATATCTGCCGGAGCAGAAATGGCAAAAACTGAACAATCTGAGCCAGCTAAATTTGTTTCAAAATTATTTGAATCAAGAGAAATGGCACATGTTTATCATCTACAAATAACAGGCGAAGGTTCTTATGCAGGGCATAAAGCTTTAGATGAATATTATTCAGGGATATTAGATATAATAGATGAATTTATTGAGACATATTCTGGTCAATATGATATTATTGAACATTATGATATAATAGACACTTCAACAACATTAACTAAGATTCCAATTGATTATTTTATTGAATTAGCTGAGTTTATTAAATCAACAAGGAAAGTTGCATTCTTAGAAGATGATACACATTTACAAAATATTATTGATGAAATGGTAGGTCTTATATATAGAACTCTATATAAATTAAAAAATTTAAAATAATATATGAAATACTTAAAAATATTTGAAGATTTTTCAACAAATGAGGCTAAAACACATCCTTATGAACATTATTTGGAATCACTTTCTGTTTGGAAAAATTTTATTCATAAATTTCAAAAAATTCGTGATGATATAAGAAGAAAGAAAAATATAAATTTATATAAGCAAGAAGATAGAGTGGCGGAACAACTTCCTTCTGCTAAATTTTTAGATGAATGGGATTTAGAATCAATTCATTATGATTGGAAATCCGGTTATATGAAACCTATACCTTGGGGAAGTGAGCGTGATAAAGCAGAAACTTTAAGATTTGATGGATTGAAAAATCCCGAAATTGGTGATATTTTAATTCATTTTAGAGGTGCTTGTTGGTTATTTAAACCAGACGCTAGTTTTAGATATAACTATTCTTCTTCGGCTGTATGGGGTCATGATTCTAACCCTAATATGTGGGATGATATTTCATATTTAGATATGATGCTAAAATCATATACTTTTGAATTTAAAAAGGATGAAATACCAGTAATTTTTAGAGAAAAATTAGCAAGAAAAATTAGACGTACTGTGTATGATAAAGATGTAGAATATAAAAGAAGAAAGCCGATTGAGCAACCTTACACCATAGGTGGTAGAATGCCAGGATATACATTTAAATAAAAAGTCAGCTAAACAAAATGTATAAAAAGATTAATGATTTTATAGGAGATAAATTTTCATTTGCTTTATCAACTATGGAAATGTTTTGGATAGTACTAATACTAGTTCTATTTCCATTATTATTTCAAAAACCAGACACATTAATTGCGTGGATTCAGTATCTTAGCACCGCAGTTTTGCAAGCAGTAGCTTTACCCTTATTAGGTTATACTACTAAAAAAAGTGGTGAAACTCAAGAGAAGATAATCAAAGATACACATGAAATATTGATGAAAGAAATTAAAGAAACTAAACATATACATAAAGAGATTATGATAATGATGGAAGAAATTAAAGAAATTCATGAACATTACCACGAAGAATTAAAAAAGAAATAAAAAAGCCGCTCAATTGAGCGGCTTTTTTATTATATTACATATTCTTTTGCGTAGTATTCTTCAAATCCTTCAAGAGCTTTCGTCATACTATCTCTCTTATCAAGACCTATAATTTCATCAACTAAGCCAAATTTAAGAGCTTCATCTGAATTATACCATCTGTCTCTACGTGAGAACTCTAATACTTCTTCGAATGATTTACCACAATTAGCAGCAATCATTTTGAAAAGAATATAATTATACTTTTCAGCTTCCATTTGATTAATACGTGTATCTTGTATATTACCACTTGTGCCATGAGATACATTTTTTAATATTATAAATTAATATATAATAAAAATAAAATTTAATATGGAATGCAAAGTGAGTTATATTTATGGATTATACCAAATCGGTAAAGAGGAAGAAATACGATATATTGGCAAAAGTGATAATCCAAAGAAAAGATTAAGAGATCATAGAAATAGCAAAGATAATAGTTATAAATCTTGTTGGATAAAAAGCGTATTAAAAAGTGGTGGTGATATAGGAATTAAAATTATAAAAGTTGTAGATAAAAACAAATGGAAAGAATGTGAAATAGAAACCATTAAAGAATACAATCAAATATATAAATTAACAAATCTAACAAATGGAGGTGATGGTGAAATTACTATTTATAACAAATCTTTTGAAGAATGTAGAGAATTTATTATAACTAATAAACCAAATTGGGTTAATGATATTAAATCATATAAGATATGGTCTAAGCAAGAGGATTTTCCCATATTTTTACCAAAAGCACCTAACAGAGTTTTTGTTAACTGGACTAATTGGTATGATTTTTTGGGCAAAGATAAAAAAATATTCTTATCTTTTGATGAGTGTAAGAAATATTTAAGAGAAAATTATGATATAAAAAACTCTAACCATTTTAGAAAAATACAAACATTGTTGCCCGAATTTATACCAAAAAAGCCATACATAACATATTCTGAATGGCGTGGATGGGAAGATTTTTTACAATATAAATTTAAAAAGCGAGACACATCTAAATTTTTAGCATATGAAGATGCTAAAAATTGGATATCAAAAAATTTACCAAAAATAACAGCTGCAGAGTATAGGAAAATGTCTAGCACCGATACTTTACCAATTTTTTTACCAAAAAAACCGGAAAAATTCTATAAAGAATTTAAATTTGGAGATTTTTTAGCGTTTAATAAAAAAAGTAAATCGAAAGATTTTTATTTAAAATATGAAGAAGCGATTAAGATAGTACATACATTAAATATAAAGACAAACATAGAATGGCGAAAATGGTGCAAAAATAAACCAGAAGAGTTTATTAGAATACCATCTTCGCCAAACAATGTTTATATTAATGAGTGGGTAAATTGGTTTTTATGGTTAGGTAAGTGATTGTTTGAATACTTCTTTTTTGTAATATTCTTCAAAGCCTTCGAGTTTTTTGTCTATACTTCGATTTTTATCAGTACCTATTATTTCATCAATTAGTCCAAATTTAAGTGATTCGTCTGAGTTAAACCATTTGTCTCTTCTGGAAGATTCCAACATCTCATCAAATGTTTTGCCACAATTTTCAGCAAGTATTTTGAAAAGTATATAATTGTATTTTTCCGCCTCAAGTTGATTGATTCGTGTATCCTGAAGATTACCTTGAGTTGCGTGAGACACCATGTGAGTCATAACTTTAGCATGTATTAAAGAAGCTCTTTTACCCTTTGTGCCGGAAGAAAGTAATACAGATCCCATAGAAGCAGCCATACCAGTATTAACTGTTGCTATATCACAAGGTACATAATTCATAACATCTACAATAGTTAAACCACTTTTAACAGAACCACCTGGTGAGTCAACATAAAGTGTAATGTCATTTTTATCGGTTGTTGTTAAGAAAAGTAATTGTGCGGTTACTATTGAACTCATACGGTCATCTACACCACCGTTAAGAAAGATTATTCTATCTTTCATTAATCTGGAAAATACATCCATTTGTGTAACATTCATTTGTCTTTCTTCTAGAATATAAGGAGTCATAGAAGCGTCTATTTGATGTGCGACAACAGCATCAATTGTTGTACCATTGATACCGAGGTGCTTGACACCATAATCACGAAATTCTTTTGATAAATTCATTTGTTAAAGTTTAGTTAATTTTTAATTTATACAAATATACAACATTTTTTAAGAAAAACAAAAGATTTTTGTAGTTAATTTTTTAATATATATAGTTATGAAATATGTTAAGACTTTTGAACAATTAGATTATAGCACTCCTTTTGGTAAAGCGCAGGCATTAAAGATTACTAAAAAGAATAATATAGCTAATTCTAATTTTAAAAATGAATTTTTTAATGAGTTTCCAAAAGGAACTAAACTTACTTTTAAAGACAGGGAAGCAACCTATGATTTAGTATTATTTGATATTAAATTTGACGAAACAGGATACAAATTAATATTTAAAGCAGAAAATGGTAAAAAGATTGTAATATCAAATCCATTTCAAATAAGCGAACAAGATTTAGAAGAAATATCATTATTACCTGTCGAAATAACACCTGAGTCTAAAGAAATAGTAAATAAAATGTTAAATAAATAAAAAAGAGCCAATTGGCTCTTTTTTATTTTACCTTTATATTACAGAATAACCAAAATTGTTTATCTGTTGTTATTGACATTTCTAATTGTTCCGAACCTTTTATTTTTGATAAATGTTGTCTAAAAGCTTCGGTTATAGTTGCTAAATCTTGTAATTTACCTTCACTCCATGTTCCAAGACCTTGATAACCAAATTGTAATACCCCATCAACTATTTTAAATGAGCGATTATCGGTATTTCCTGGATGATAAGATTTCATATGTTTAGATATGTTAGAAATAAATTTTAATTTATCCGGATTAATATAAGCTAACTCTCTTTTTAAATGTGCCGCTGATGGAGAATCTAATAATTGTAAATAATTTAAAGCCGCTTTATTAATTGCAAATGAACCAATTGGTATTAATTTTTCACCAACAAACCCAAAATTAAATGTCATGTCATTTTTTATACCAAAATATAATTTAGGATTATCTGGTATTCTATTTGCGAAATAACTTAAAGACGGAAATCTTAATATTCTAGTTGATAAGTCGTTATAATTCGTATTATATTCAAAAAATAAAAGAAAACTATCCGGTATACTATCCCACTTTGGAGTAATATCTTTTAAACCAAGTGATGTAACTACTTTTAAAAATGTTGTAAATACATTTTTACCAGCTTTTAAATCTTCTGTAATTGACTCGTTTGTTAAATTAACAAATGTTCTAACATCGGTTTTTCTACCAGAATCATTTAAATGATCAGTAATTATTTTATAAACAGAACTTTTATCTGACTCATCTAACACATTTATAGTATTTGCTATTCTAACCGAAGGATTAGTTTCTTTTATATAAGGATTTATTAAATCTAAAATATCTTTATCTGTTTTACATAAATCCTCAACCCATTCACCTAATGAATGATGCTCTGCTTCAATATTTTTGATATTTTCGGTAATAAATTGTAGATATTTCTTTATCATACTCTATATATTAATTTCCTTATTTTAATATATATTAAAACAATATTAATTATGATAACATATACTATTTTCAACCAATCTACTGTTGTTAACTCAACTAATTTAACAAATATGGTTAAAGCAATAAATATGCTATTAACTAGTTTATCCACTGATTGGGGATTAGCTGCTACTCAACTTGTAGTTGGAACTGGTAATCGTTATCCAAATAATACTATTCTATTACAAGATTTAACTGACGATCCAGGTGCATTAGGATATCACTATGAAGATAATGGAAAAGTAATAGGAAAAGTATTTGCAAAAACTATAATAAATTATGGTGGCGTAGTTTTATATAGAGATAATTATACTTTTACCGTTGCACAATGTGTAAGTCATGAATTGTTTGAAATGATTGGTAATCAACAAATTAATAAATGGTATTTAGATAATTATGGTATATTTTGGGCTGGCGAACTATGTGATCCAGTTGAAAGTAATTTAGTTGTTTATACATTACCAGGGAATATTAAAGTTGGATTATCTGATTATGTTTTACCATCATGGTTTAGTCCTGATATAATAACAAGACCTTTTAATAAACTGAATACTTTAACTGCTCCATTTAGATTATCACCAGGTGGTTATGCTATAATAATAGATAATTATACTGTTGAAGCAATATATGGTATGTCAAATACTGCTACTTATAGTATAGGTACTTATTCATCTTCTTATGCATTACTTAATATAAAAGCAGCGGATAGAGCAAAAGAAGTTGCTGAATTACAATTTAAATTTAAGAAATAAACTTTTATGATATTTATCATATAGTAAATATGGTAGATAAATCACATTGGTCTAAAATATGGCCACATCCTTACTCACCCTCCGAAGAAGATGTCCAATTATATAAAAATTATATGGTCGAAGGGACATCTCTTTTATTAGGATGTACAAGACAACTAGTTAATTTGAGTAATAAACAAATGGATATTGATCCATTTTTAGATGCACCTACAGTTATTGTAGGTGATTGGACAAAAAATACTACTTACTATGATAATATCATAGGTGATGGTGTTGTTAACTTTACAAAAGAATTAGAAGAAAAATTATTAAAAATGTCTTCTAAATATTGTAAAAGATTTATAGTTAGAGCATTTAATTATAAATTAGATAAAATGCGAATAGCTGCTAATTTTCCAAAAGCAGAAGATTTTTCAATTAAGCCAACAGAGATAAAAAAATTTAAAGAATATACATTTTTTGTATGGCATTTTTAAGTCAAGAAAAATTAGAAACTGATGTAAAAAGGATATTAGAATCATTTGATAGAACACAATGGACTCATAGAGTAAATTTTAATTTAATTAAAAATTTACCTATCTTAACTAGAGAAGATTTGCGAAAAATAAATATGCGACCTGATTTTTATGCTTCTAAAACATCAGGTTCTACTGGCGAACCTGTTAGTATAGAAAAAACTTATGCTGATTATATTTGGTATTTAGCTACTAATATTAGAGAAATGTTATGGCGAAAATGGGATTTTACTAAAAAATTAGCAATTATTAAACCTGGTTCTAAGACAGAAGATAAAAATGATTGGGGTATACCAAAAAATATAGTTCAAAATCAAGGTAAATCTTTTAAAATTGGATACGAACCTATTTCTATTTTGCAAAAATGGTTAGAAGAAAAACAACCAGATTATTTAAATTGTCCTCCAACAATAGTTGAGCAATTAGATTTAACTAAATTAAATATAATTGATATAAAAGGCACTGGTGAAATGGGTGGTAGTATGTATTCTTCTGAAGAGTGTGGAACAATTGCTATTAATTGCCCTGATAATCCTTCTGTTAAACATGTAATGGAAAATATAATATGTGAAGTTGATACAGATGGTGGTATTATAATAACAAGTTTAAGTAATCCTTATATTAAGCGATATAAACATGGCGACCATATTGAACTTGGTCAATGCACTTGTGGTAGAAAATTACAAACCATAACAGACATAAAAGGTAGAGTGAGAAATATGTTTATTATGGAAAATGGTGATAAAAAATGGCCTTTATTTGGTAGTAGAGATTTTTATCATAAATATGGAATAACAAAATTAAAAGCAATACAAACAGCTATTGGTGAAATTGAGTTACAGATAATATCTAATAAACTAAGTGATTTTCAAGAAGAAGATATAAAAACTACAATAAATACTTATATAGGATGTGTTGTAAATGTAACTATAAAATATGTAGAAAGTTTCCCAAATTATAAATTTGAAGAATTTGTATCATCAATAAATCCTAATGCAAAATTTATATATCCAGGATTAGAGTTGTCAAAAATATTTGTTATAATTTGTGGATTAGTCTTATTAGGTAAAGATTTTAAATTAAACCATGTATCAATTGTGAATTTATTTAAATCACCTAAATCTTTTCCAGTAGCATATTGTCCATTTGAACTGTTGAAATATATAGAACCATTTTCATAAATTGGTGATTTTTGTAATTCAAAATTATTGCCATTACCAGATATATCATTCCAATATGTATTAATAGTATCTTTTGCACCAAATTCAATATTAGTTAAACTTGCACCAGAATCTAAAAAAGTCATATATAAATATAAAGGATTGGTAGGTAAAGGACTATATATTGAAGTATATACTAAAACATCATCAATATAATACTTAACAGATGTTCCATCATAAATAACGCTATAAAAAGAAGATGGTAAATATGGTCCAGGTATTTGATATATTTCCCATATTGCAGGATTGCCTGGAACACCAGATGCTTTATTTTCGGCTATTGTCACATAGTCCTGTTGGAAATAAAATCCATAATTTATATTAGTATAAGTTCCACCATCACTCATATCTGAAAATCCACACATTGAACGGTTTGTCTTTTTAAATTTTAATTTAATTTTACCACTATATGATTCAACAGATCTAATATATGTAACCCATCCGCCACTTCCTATAGAAGTTGCTGAATTAGAGCTATATGTCACCCCATAACTATTTAAATCATCAAATGTAAATGTTGTAGAATAAATATAAGGATCATAAAAATATGAATCTAATGATAGCAATAATTTAGTCGGAGTGCCATGACTAAATGCTGAAAATGGACCAGAAAAATTTGAAAATTTACTAAACATAAATTATATATTAAATAGGCCAATAACTAAATCAATTTTATCTCTTAATTTACCAGCATTATTTATCCAATATCCATCTATTTGAATATGTCTATTTGAACCAATATAATCTCCTATCACTAAATCATCAATAGCAATCCAATTTTGTATTTTGTTTCCATCTACATATAATAATATTTCTTGACTTCTTAATTTAGTTCTATGCTCTACTGTTACGTTACCTAATAGACCAAATTTTAATGTAGTAAAATCTATTAAATACTCTGGATTTATACCATAATTTTCAAATATTTTCCTCATTTGTAAAAATGAATATTTGAATCTCCAATCAGATGATAATACCAATTTACTATTTGTTTTTTCAACAATTGTATTTAAAGCTTTGCAATCCTCTATATCCCATGAGTATGGAATATTAAATTGATTTGGACCTTTATCTATTAATACTTCATTTCTTGGTTTAATAGAAGATAAAGGTCCATCAATATCTATAAAAATTATATTCATTTATAATAAGTTTTCATATGTTGGATTAATTCTTCCAATGTAGGTGTAGTATTTGTTACAACAAAATTTTCGGATACTTCAACCAATGGTTGTTCACCTAATCTAAATCCATCATAGTATTCTTTTGTTAAACCTTCAAATTTGTCAAAAGGAATTATTTGTCTATCATCTTTAACAAACTTCATATCTTTAATTGGATAAATATTATTCAATCTAACCGAAGTTAATAGAGTATTAGTAAACATATTTAAGTGTCCAAATGTTACTATATTATAGATTTCAACTAATCCTTCATTTTCTTCTCTACTAATTAATGTAACAATCTCACCTTTATCATTAAATGTATGTGTTCCAATTGGAGTATCTTCTTCGGATATTAAATAAGTAAACTCACCTTTTTCTAAATTGAATATACGATGGCTTGTATTTTTAACACCTATTTTACGTGCTATTAATTCTGTTCCATCACTAAATTTAGATATAAAAGTATTAGATGTAGTAATTGGTTTCATCATCCAAATTGGTTTTGCTGAATCAAATTTAGATTCGTCAAAATTCCAAACTAATAATAAGTCATCATAAGTTATATCCTCTATTTTCTTTTTAGAACCATCACTTAATGTAACTAATGTTCCTTTAGCAAAACAATAAAGACCATGGAATGTAATTGGATCACCATATGCTATACCAGTACTATTTTTCGCATATGCTCTACCATAATGATTATTTGCACCAATATTGTAGATATTGACTGAAAATGCTCCTGCTCCAGAAGAAGTAGCTGACACAACAGTATCCAATATTGTTGGTGATGAATTAGTATCGCTATATACAAATCCTCTTTCTGTAACAGAAGAACTACCTTCATCTGTTACATTACCATCTGCAACACAAGTTGAGTTACCTGAACTTATATTGTCAGATGTAACGGTTGGTAATGTACCATTAGATAAAAATGTACTCAATTGACCTAATACTTTAAAACTATTTCCAAAATTTATGAAACTAAGTCCTATTACATCAGTTTGATTTATATTACCAGTTGGTATATCACCATTAGACCAATATATATCATATATATAATCATTTATACGCAGTACTCCCGGTGTATAAGCAGTAGCACCTTGATTTATTATTATTGTAGTAGTAATTACTCTATTATCTGTTGTTGGTATATTTATAAAATTTGCATAATAATTATCTATTAAGTCATCATGTATCCAAATACTACCTAATGTATAATCATATGTTATAGTTGATGGCGAAGTTCCTAAATTAATACTAGTAGTATTTAATATCTCAATTGTTTGTTGAAATTGAGTTGTCCCTTCTAATAAAGTATCTCCAATAACAGAAAATGTATTACCTGTAAATGTTAAATTAGTTTCGATATTTACACCATTTGAATTACCATTAGATGTTAATAACCCATATTGATATGCACTACTAAAAGATAAACCAATACCATCAACACCTGGAATACCTGATATATTTATATACCACTCACTACTTGTAGCTCCTATTGTATTAGATTTTTGGCATACTGTAATCAATTCCCCTGTTACAGAATCATAACTATCAATAACAGCATAAAAATTAATACCAGCAACATCATCTACATCATAATCACCAACAGTATAATAAGAATCTTTACTATTTGATATAAATAACCATTGACCAGAAGTGTAGGCTAATTCAGGTTGTGTTTCAAAAACTACAACACCATCAACAATTGGTATTGTATTATATGTATATGATACACTATAATATCTATCACCAGATATACCTCTTTTACCAGTTGGGTAGTAAAGTACATCAGTAAATGTTATATCATTTGCTAAAGTTATTATAGGATAGCTATAAAAATAATAAGTATCTGCTGAATATGTAGTTGAAATTATTGTATTTCCATCTATTTCATAATAAACTTCTCTACCATCTGAATATAATGAAAATCTAAATGCATCACTATATGTGCCTGAATAAAGAGTGTTATTATTATTATAATATAATTCATATGCACCTATATCACTTATATCATTGCTGATTTTTATACCATAAGAATTATCTAATCCATCTAATTTTAAATTAACATAGTAACTATTTGCTGGATATTCTGGTATACCAACTTGCATAAAAAACCCTTGTGAGTTGTCATAAGATTCTAAAGAATGCACATTTGTAGTATCACTTGCACCACTAAAAAATGTAAAAGAAGAAGGTGAACTTATCGTTGCTGATAGAGTAGGAATTAAAGTTACTAATGATGAACCATTTATACCATTTATTCCGCTTGACCCCGTAGCACCTCTTGGGCCAGTTGACCCCGTAGCACCTCTTGGGCCAGTTGACCCCGTAGCACCTTGAGAACCAGTAGCACCTCTTGTAGCTTCTGTTATTTTACTATCTATGTAAAGCATGATGTCTTTATCAATTTCAAAAGGCGTTACATCATTTAGTGTAGTAATTGCATCTTTTAATTTTGATAAAGCTATTTTAGATTCATAAACATTATTAAAATCTATTAAAATAAAATCACCATTGGTGAAATTAATTTTAATATTATTATTTTGTATAATATAGGATTTTATTTTAAATGGTGAAATAGACCATACAACCTCATTATTTATATTTTTAATAAATAATTTTGTATCATTAGCCGCCGGTGTTTTAAAGAAATCTAAATAATTAAAGTTAGCCATTTATTTTAATATTTTTTATGTTGTTACACTCATTAATACATAAGTGTCTTTGTTAATAACATTACCAGCTAAATCACTTACATTAAAGTATAAGCTATAAGTACCAGTAGCCGCAATAGAAGCTATATTATTAGAATCATAATCTTTTAATAGCATATCGGCGTCATCTAATGTAATAGCACCATCTCTATTATCAGCCGCACCACTTATCATTATATCATATAATCTAGATTTAGTTATTGTATATGAAGAGTAATATATATCACCATATTCCGATAATGAGAATGTAGTTGAGAATGTAATACCTGATGTTGTTAATCCAGTATTATACGGAACACCTGATGTTGCTCCACCCATAGTAATATAACTGCCAGAAGAGGTATTTCCAATATTAGGATAGAAATAAACTATTGGTGCTATAGTATCAACATTTGGACCATTTACAACTACATCATGTGTTTGTAAAATCCAATTTATTAAAGAATATGCTTGTTTAGCATCCGCAACTGATATAAATTGTAAGAATATTTTACCTAATGTTTGAGAATCAATTATAACCAAATCATTATTCCTATTAACAGAAGAAATATCCACATTTGTTATGTATGCTAATGCATTTCTTGATGTATTTGTATCGTAAATAACAATTGATTCATTTGTTACAAAGGTATTTATACAATTAACCGTAGCATTACATTGTAAATCGAAGAAAGATAAGCCAGTTTGATTTGTGTTGTCGTTAAAGTATGTGTAAGTATCATCGATAACAGCAACCATTATATCTAATTGAACGTTATATGTGGTATTTGGATTGTTGAAATATAATTGTGGTATTCTATGAGTTGAATTGCCAGTTAATATCATAACTTGATCCATTGCTCTAATTATACCTGGATCATCATAATAATAGTATTCTACATAATTATCTTCCTCATTAACTGATTTAGGATCATATCTAGCAATTATAGCGACAAATGTGGCATTATCGCCTAAACCAAGGTGATTCATTAAATAATTAGTTTGACCAGCTTTTAATTGTAATCTACCTTTTAATACTTGTTTATAAGGTATTTTTAAATCACCAGCTATTAATCTCTCCAATGTATTAGGACCTTCAATGGCAACAATATCACTATTAAGAAACTTAATGTAATTATTCGCACCAAAGATTGAATTAATTCCTATTTGACAACTCATAATATGTTTTATTTTTATATATTAAAAATAAGGAACATATTAATACACTTCTTTCAAAATTAAATACCTATCACTAAATGCTGAAGTATTTGTAGAATCTACTCTTGTTATACTAAACTTATAACCTCTATTAAAACTAAAATATGGTAAGTTATTTAATAAATAATTTGCATTATCATTAAATATTAACGGTAATGAACTTGATGCACCATAACTTATTAATGTAGTATTTTGACTTACATCTAAATAAATATAAGAATTAGTAGCGCCAATTGATTTAATAGTATATTGTCCTGAGAAATCTATTGTGCTAGCAGTTCCAATGCTAAAATCATTTAATTTTAACACATCACCAGCTTTAAATGAATTAGATACTAAATATGGATTTGAATCAATTGGTATTTCCAAAATAGAACCTAAATTAAGTCTTAATGGACTATTCATATCTATATTATATTTAAAATCACTCCAATTATAAGCGGAATTTGTATTTTTAGTGAGTTTATTATAATAAACAGGTAAATCTAAATTATCAATCATTTTTGTTAAAACCGGAGTTCCGCCATTTTGACTATAATTTATAAATACATTTAACTTTTTATTTTCCGAACTTATTGTATTAGCTTCTATAACCAAATCCATTGTTTGATTAGCATCTAAATCTCTATTTAAACTTAATGTTAAAACACCATTATTTGATAAAGTTAAAACAGTTTGATCGTTATTAATTAATGTAATAAGAAAATCTTTATTAGTAGGTACTGTATAATTAACTGGAACAGCTCCACTAACATTATACATATTTGTAGCTAACAAATTAGTAGTAGATGAATATTTAGCATCTATACTATTTAACTGAATCATTGGCATACCACCAATAGTTAAATTATTAACCGCTATTGTATCCGAACTTATTAATTGATTAGATTTATATAATGTTAATAAATTATTTAAATTACTAATTTGTTGATTAATAGCATTAATACTTGGTTGATTATATACTTGTTGTGTTAAATTACTTAATGCTGTCTTAATTTGTGCATTTTCGGCTATTATATCGGAAAATGAATCATTTAATGTAGCCAAATTTTGCATAGCTTGGTTAAATAAATTAAATGAATATAAAGAATTTATAGCTTCTGGATTAAATGTGTCTTGTGGATTTTCATTTACTATATTGAAATTTAAATCTAAAGAAAAATCATATGCGGTACCATCTTGTGTATCCGTAGCTACTAATTTTTGAGCTAATGGAAACTCATATCCAGTTTTAACTTCGCTGTTAATTGGATTATCTAAAAATGATATACCATATAAATCTTTACTTGTGTTACCATTTACATCTTCATAAGTATAATACCATAAAATAGCATTAAATTGGAAATTAGACGGTGGTAGATTATTAATCATTAACGCATTAAATTGTTCAAAGTTAGTTACTTCTCTACCATAGATGTTCATCTTAGAGTAATGCGAAGGATTGAAATCAATAGAAAGTCCATCTATATCATTTGAATTAACAACTGGTGTATCTGTTGTGCCACTTATACCAAAATAGTCACCACTTCTTCTTAAAGAATCACCATTTGATGTTAAATAAGTAAAATCAGTTGTATCAAATTGTCCATAATAACTACCTGGATAATCTTGTGGATTAACTACAATTGGACTTGTATATATTTCAGCACCAACTATTTCTGGTTGATATTGAGAAGGTAAAATTGGAAAAACTAAATTAGGTTTGTAATTAGTATCAGTCATAGTTCTAAAAAGAACGTCTGGTGTAGCACCATTTTGACCAGAAACTTGTGCATAAACCTCTGTATAAGACATGTTAGCTTCTTGAACATTATTTATACCATTAACTTCTCCAATATATTGAACTAATTTATTATAAACTATTGTCACATCACCTGTTAAATAATTAGCATATGTGCCAGCTGATGTTGGTAATCCAGATATAGCTGGTATACTTGTGCTATTTAAATTTAAAATAATTTTTTGTCCAAGTAAAGCAGTTGGTGCTATTATATTTAATACTTTTCCTTTTACTCCATTTAAAAATGATATAGAAGTATTTGTTTCATTATTTATTTGAACAATATCACCTATTTTAAAATTAGTAGTTGTTTGAAAAATAATTTGAATATAACCATTATATGTACCACCAGAAACTTTAAATATATCAAACATAGGATATGAATCCATACTTCTTTCAGTCCACAAAACTTCATTAAAATAAGAATTATCTAGTGGACTATTTGATGCAAACTCAGATAAACTACCGATATATTGATCTCCATTATTAGCTGGCTCTAAATCTATTAAGTTTAAATGTTTAGCCCATTTGAAAAATATTTTTTCAGCGGGAGTATCTATTGAATTATTATTATAATAATAATCAGTGGTATTTAATTTAGAAGACATCATGGTTTCTTCATAATTAGCTACATAATTTCTTAAAGATTCTATAACCTGATCGCCAAATGAAGCTGGTGGTGTAGCTCCTGGAGCTTGTTGAAATCCATAACCTTGTCCAGCAGCGTTAGTAAAGTCCCAATAAATAGGAGTATTACTATTAGTTCCAGAACCAGCATAAAGATTTTGTGCTGGGAAATTTAATAAAACATAGTTAGAAAAAAACATTTTATTATTTTGATTCTGGTATGCAGCTGACATCTTTTCAGCAGCAGAAGGAAACGCATAGAAGGAAGTTCCATTTTTTTTTAATTGGCGAAATAAGGGCGTAGACATAATTTAATATAAGATTTAGAATATATATTAACTATTTACATTTACATATTTTTAACTTTTCTCTTTCAATTTTTATTTGTATCTTTGTAAAAATTATAAGATATGCGTTATAACAATTTTTCTTACATCTACCCACCACGTCCAAAAAATGCGGCACCAATTATTGATATACAAAAATATGATAATGGTATGATGCTTGGACAGCCAAAGTTTAATGGCTCTAATTGCACTATTTATACAAATGGGCATGAATTTAAAATATTTAACCGCCATAAAGATAAATTAACTAATTTTAATCTTACCACCGAAGAAATGTCCGCTAATCTTTTCAAATGCGAAAAGGGTAAATGGATGGCTATAAATGGTGAATATCTTAATAAGAATAAAAATGATGAAACTGGTGTTCCATTTAATCATAAGCTAATTATATTTGATATATTAGTTTTTGATTCAGATTATCTTTTAAGCAAATCTTTTGAAAATAGAGTTAATCTTTTAGATGATATTTACGGCACTAATGAGACGAAAAAAAATTATTTATATCAAATATCGGATAATATCTATAGAACAAAAACTTACAATACAGGATTTGTTAATCTATATACAGATTTATCTAAAATTGATTTAGTTGAAGGATTAGTTTTAAAACGTGCAAATGCAAAATTAGAACTCGGTCTTACAGAGGACAACAACTCTAAGAGTCAAATAAAATTTAGGAAACCCACAAAAAATTACCAATTTTAATATGAAAGAATTACTTAGAATATATACCGATTCAATTACAAAGATATTTGAAAATTTCGGTTTAAAAAATGGATATGGTGAAATCAGCATACACACCAATGTTAAATGGTGCCTAAACACTGATGAAGAAGTTAGATGGATAGAAGGTGGTTGTTTATATGCAAATGAAATTATAGGTAAGCCACATTATTATCAAAATTATATGATGGCTTATGTAAATGATGGTTGTGGTAATAGTTATTACCAAATATTTGATATTAATTTAATGGATAACGAAATAGAAGAATGAAAGTTGAGTTTGTAAAATTACAGGGAAAAACTATAACTAATATAGAGATATCTAATTATAGATATTCTATGAAAATCACATGTGATGACGGATATGTATATGATATCCGTCATGATCAAAATTGTTGTGAAGATGTTCATTTGGAAGATATATGCGGTGATTTAGAAGATTTAATCGGAACGCCAATCTTATTAGCTCAGGAATCTACTTCGGATAAAGATCCTTTGCCTGACGCTGATTATTTTAAATGGACATTCTATACTTTAAGGACAATTAAAGGAACAGTCTCTTTAAGATGGTGGGGTAATTCAAATGGTTATTATTCTGTTGATGTCGAGGTGCATGAAATTGTCTCTCAAGAATTGAGAGGACATACCTTTGGTGATGCACTTGTTAAAATACAAGAGACGATAGATAAAGGCGAAGGAATTGTATTTTTTGATTATAAAGACTATCTTTTAGAAGACTTTATGAGAAATCATTATGATAATATCTATAAAATAGATTACTCTATTGAAGATAATTGGATTTCTATAACTTTTAATAAATAAATTATGTTTAGCGATTTTACTTCATTTATATATACGCTTAATCCAGAGCAAAGATTAAGATTTGCTAATTTCCTACAAACTCTCATAGACGATGGTATAGAAGTTGCCTATAAACATAGGCATAGAGATATTAAGATATCTTCTGTAATTGAAGAGATGCATGAAATCACCGAGTGGGAAAAGATTAAAGAAGCCCAGGAATTAGCTGCTTCAAAAGGTGAAACAACTATACCAGAAGATGATTGGGGTGTTCATAGAACACACTGTTGTAATAAACATGGTTGTAAATATGGTGATCCAGATTGTCCTGTTGCGATAAATCTATTAAAACAGGATTATCCATGTGAAACATGTCACTATGATAATGATTATTTTCTAAATTTACCCGGATAAATAGAACGTAAAGGATGCCCTTGTGGTATATCTTTGGCTCTCATTCCAAATATTTTTGGCTCTGGACACATATCTTTACCATCCATTAGATAGTTATTATTACAACACCAAGTTTCTATTCCTCTATTATACGGTTGTCCTTCTTCGTATGTGAATCTGATACCATCAGGTTTTACTATATTTTGTATTCTACCACCAATTACATCAAATGTAATTATTAGTGTATTATTGCGTTTGTTTTTAAGTTCAACGCTTCTTTTATAGGCTTCGTTAATAAAGTCATCTAAATTTTTCCATATAGTATATATTAATATATAGTTTATGAAAAAATTTAGTAGATTAAAACCTGAGGATAAAAAAGTTGACAATTCAAATAAAGTAGCTTATAAGGATAAAAACTTAACAATTACAAAGTATGAAGATTGGAGTATTGTGACTGATAGAGATGTAGTTGTTTGTATTCCATATTTAATTGAATTAAATAAATTTATAATACGCCAAGAATATATTCCTTCATATAAATATTCTGACGGACAAGAATTACACATTTGTTTAGTTGGCGGTGGTATTGAAAAAGGTGAAACACCAGAAGCAGCATTATTAAGAGAACTTCAAGAAGAAGCTGGTATAGTAGTAAGACCTAATTTTAAAGTTGAGATAGATAAACCTTTATTTATGTTTAAAGGTGGTTCAAATAAATATTATATGTCTATTTTAACTTTAACTGAAAATGACTACCATGAAATTGCGGTTGATAAAACACAAGAACATAGATTAGATATGGCTGCTAAGGTTGATATAAAGTATATAAATTCTTTAAATGTAAGTGATGTTATCACGGAATTAATGTTGGAAAGATTTAAAAAATATGCTAATCTATGATATATTTAAAATATTTTGAAGATACTTCCAATTTCGAATTCAAAAAAACTCAAAAAGATGAAAATACCGAAATAGTTGCCTATTTTAAAGGCAGAGAAAAGGTAAAATCTGGTTCAATAATATATCAAACCTTGTTTGATGATAGTGGTTGGTATTGGTTTGATGGATTAATATCCGAAGAGCAATATGTAGATTTATTTGAGGATAAAAATTTTGTTATAATTGAGAATATAAAAGTTGATCCAAATTTCCAAAAATCCAAAAATCTGGATTAGGCACTTTTTTAATGAATAAAGCATTGGAATTAATCCAAAAAAATGGAATTAAATTAATTGTATTAAATGCTAGTCCATTAGGACAAGATATATCTTTAGATAATTTAGTAGTATTTTACAAAAAATTTGGATTTAAAATATTTAAAAATCAAGGTAATAATGTTATAATGATTAAAAGATTTTAATCTATAGGATCACTAAATCTATCGAGATTTCTTATATTTTGTTTTATATTTGGTGATGTATATTCAATTGGTGCAAATTTATAATTAACACGCTTTTCTTTTTGAATTATATCCATAATTTGTTCTCTACATTTTTCTGGAATTGTATCAAATTTATCAATAAATTCTTGTATTTTATATGCTTTACTTCCATTATTGAAAATTTCCCTTTCGATTTCTTCTTTTGTTATAAAAAACGGATCATCTGATATTTTTTCAAAAAAATGCACACTTGACTTATCAGACCAATCCATATTTTTAGATACCAAATCATAACTTAATCTCATTTTATAACCATCTTTAAATAAAAATCTAAATAAAACTTTATCACCATCTTCGGCTATTTCATCAAAAGTATTTATTTTAGTTGAGCACCACCAAGTTTTATGACCATAAATATGTGAAGCTCTTTGAGTTTTTGGTATTAGACAAATTAAATTAGAATCTCGGTAGATTATATCTACTTCTTCTTTAATATCGCATTTATTTAGTTCCTCAAATAGTTTTAAATATTTCATATACTATATATAAAAAAAGCCACCAAATTTGGTGGCTTTTTGGCTGTTCGCTGTTAAATTTTAGATTCTTGTTCCACAAGAAGGACAGAATTTTTCTGTTCCCTTTAATTTGTTTCCACAATCAGAACAAAAGTTCTTCTTTAATTCCGATGTTTCTACTGGTTTCTTGCTATTTGGAAGTAATTGATAAGAAACTTTACTGACACAGTATGCTTCAAAATCCATTTCAATTGCTTCAAATTTTTGTTGTGATTTATCACCTTTTTCTATTCTACCAGTCTCAGTTGTATCAGAAAGTGTTTTATTCTTAGATTTAGACCTAAGAATATCTGAACTTTTTGATTGCTCCGAAGTATTAGAATAAGATCTAATAGTGTTTGATGTATTTGATATGTTTGATGTATAAAAACAATTACTACTTCCTAATGACATATTATTAATACTTACTTGAGAAGTAGTAATTAATGGATTTGTCCCAAATGTTATATTTCCACCATTCGTAGGTATAATAGTGTTATCAACTGTCCAAGTAATATTTGGATTACTATTTAGATTAACATAAGTATAACTGTTGGCGATAAATTTTGGTGTAGTTCTTTCTTTAAAGAAAGAAACTTCTACAAATCCATTATTAGCAACGGCATTTAATGCTTCTGTTGAGTTTTCTACGTCATAGGTTTTAAATAAAAATTTCTTTTTATCATCTAAAAAGCAATCTAAATAAAATCTTTGTCCTGGTCTTAAAATTAAACCATTTTCTGAAACTTTTTTACCATTGATTTTAATTTCAGCTAATACTGAATCTTGAAGTGGATTAAAGAGTTCGATTATAAACTCTTGGTTATTGTCTAAATAGACTTTATTATTAAGATATATTTTTTTACGTCCTCTATCTTTTGAGTTGACGATCCATGCGGAAGGATTTCCGTTGTTTGATGTGTAATACATACTATTCTTTTTGTTTTATATCCTGTATCTTTATCCTCCTTGTAAAGGACTCAAAGCAACCTAAAATTACTCGACACAAGTTAAGCGAACAGCTCAATCATATATATCGAAAATATATTCTTCTCTTTTCTTGTTTTTTGAAATTTTTTTCGTATCTTTGTAAAGAAATGAAAAGAAACAAGATTAATAAATATCAATTAGAAAATCTAATGTTCTATATATTAGGATGTTTAATGATTGCAGCATTATTAGCTTGTATATATACAATAACTTATCAACCATGAAAATATCAATTTCAGCAACAACATTAACAATAATACTAGCAATCCTTAAACTAACTGGTGTATTTGCATTATCTTGGTTATGGGTGTTTTGTCCAATTTGGATACCAATAGCCTTATTTGCTGTATATTTATTATTAATGGTATTATTTGTTTTTATTGCAATTTTGTTTTCATAAATATTGAGGGTATAGCTCAGTTGGAAGAGCATCTGACTCTAAATCAGAGAGTCGTGGGTTCGAGCCCCACTATCCTCTCTTAAATGCGGTCTGAGTTTTAAATCTATCCTGGCGGAAGAGCATGGCACTAAACTATGTAACATTGGGTTCGAATCCTACAGATCGCGCTAAAAATTAAAATATGATATCAATAATATTATTAGCACTTACTATATGGTGTGGTTATAAGCTTGTTACAAGCGAGAATAAATTACTTTATTCAACATTAGTATTACTTATTGATGGCGCTTGGATTGCATATAACTTATATACACATAGTTATATATATGCTGCATTTTGGGTAGTATTACTATTGTTTGATACAAGAACATACCAAAGATATAAAAATGAGCAAGAAGAAGATTAGAGAAATTTTTAGAAATGATGTCTTAAAAAGAGATAAGAATAAATGCCGCATATGTGGTGATTCTAAATCTAATCTAGATGCTCACCATATTACTGATAGGCATGAAATGCCTAGTGGTGGCTATGTTAAAGAAAATGGTATAACCCTCTGTGATAAAGAGGGTGGATGTCATATGAAAGCAGAACAATATCATATAGGTAATAAAGTTGAAGAAGGATTTATGCCAGATGATTTATATAAATTAATTAATTCAAGCTACGAAATAGCTTATTACGAATCTTTAAATCTTTAATATGGAGTATTTAGAAAAAACTAGACAAGAATTTTATAAATTAATACAAAGGCAAAACTTTAAATGGGAATTAATTGATAATATGCTTCTTGAAGAAGACGAACCAGCTAAACCTCTTAAAATAAGAGAAAAGAAAATTAAGGCAAAAATTGAATTAACAACAAATTAAAAAATAAATATATAAAAATAAAAACAATTACTTATGTTGTAGAACAAATTTAACGAAACAAAATTAGTGATAATATCTAGACAAGATATGTCATCAGGCTACCAAGTGGTCCAATCAGCACATGCTATTGCGGATTTCGCAAGCGAACATCCCGAAACTTTTGAACAATGGAAAAAAGAATCTAATTCCATTATTTGCCTCTCAATCAAAGATGAGGAAACTTTATTAAAACTTCACGAAAAATTATCAAAGAAAACAGCAAGTTCATCATTTTATGAACCTGATGTTAATGCTTTTACGGCAATTTGTGTCTATGGCACACCTGAAATCCGTAAAAGTCTTTCGCATTTGCCATTAGTTTTAAATAAAAAATCAAAAGATGGCGAAACGTGGTCGTGATAAGTTAATATATACTTTATGTATATACGAAATTGTCCATCTTGTGGAAAAGAATTGACCTACACTACTAATTATAGTAAAAATAGGCAAGAAAAACTAAATAAATCTTGTAGAAGCTGTACTACCAAAAAGGAATATGTTATAAATCCGGATAAAAATAAAGGAGAAGAAAATGGTAGATTTGGAAAATCATTATTAGAAGTAATGAACAACAAATATGGTGAAAAAAAAGCAGAAATTAATTATAATAATTGGAAAAATAACAAAAATTCTTTTGGGATTAAAGAAAAAAATCCACAATATGGTATTTCCCCATTTAAGAATAATGGAATGTCATATAAGGGATGGTATAAAGGAATGTTTTTTAGAAGTAGTTTTGAATTGATGTTTATATTTGAAAATTATGATAAAAAAATAATTTCCGCAGAAACAAAAGAATATAGAGTTAGTTATAATTATTTAGGTAATGAAACACATTATTATCCGGATTTTTATAGCGAAACAAATAATACCATTTACGAAATAAAATCTAAAAAATGGTTATTAGATAGTAAAAATCTTCTAAAAATAGAAGCAGGTAAGGAAGAATTTAAAAAAAGAGGAATTAAATATGAGGTATTATGTGAATATGATATGGATATATTTAAAAAATATAATTCTGATTGGCAGAAAATTATTTATGATTTTCTTTATGAATTAGTCATTTATAATGAAGTTAATTTAACAGACTTGTCTTTTAAAAAATTAAAATTAAAATTGTTAAAAACAAAAAGGATTACAAAACTAAAAACAATAGAAAATACTATGAAGTAGATAACATTATCAGCATTAAGAGAAGCGATGGAAAGTTGCGAACAAACAAAGGGGGTCTCTACCTTACAACATGGTCTATCCGTTAAAAATTATTTATTTGATTTACTAACTCATTTAAGAAATGAAACGCCATTAAAATATGAATGGTCATTACCAAAATGGGTAATTGAGAACAAAGAATTTTTATTAGATAATTTATCTGATGATAAAACGCTATCATTATATACCGAGTATCATGATTGTGGAAAATGGTCATGTCTTGAAGTTGATGATGACGGCAAAAGACACTTTCCAAATCATGCTGAGAAATCCTATGATATTTTTAAACAAACATTTAAAAACCAAATAGCAGCTATATTAGTTAAACATGATATGGATATACATACTTTAAAAGCAGATGGTGTTGAAAACTTCTGTAAAAATCCATTAGCAATAACATTGTTATTAACTGGACTTGCAGAGATACACTCAAATGCTAGTATATTTGGTGGTATTGATAGCACAAGTTTTAAGATTAAATTAAAAAGTATAACACAAAGAGGAAAACAAATTTTAAATATTCTAAAATGATAGAAGTAATACAAGATACTACATCAAAATATGGACCATGGTTAGCCGAATTTGGAACTTATGAATTAGTAGACGACGGTATACTAACCGCAGATGAATCACAAATACTAGATGATTCTTCTGGTGAATATGAAGTATTGAAATGTAAATTGAAAAACATTGATTTCACAAAACTTCAATATGGTAGCAAATTTTTGAAAGTCAAAAGAAGTAATGGTAATATTGAAACTTGGTCATATGGTGGTCAAAGTAGAATTATTCCAGAAGAAAATTTTAGTTTTTTTACAAGACCGATATGAATATAAAAGAAACATTTTTAAAACTAACTAGTAGAACTTATCCATATGGTAATGAGCATCGTTTACGATCCTCATTGCCTAAAGATACTAAACGTGATAAACACGGTAATTTCTACTATAAAATAGGTTCATCAAGAACTATTTTTGCCTGTCATCTAGACACTGTTTCAAAAAAATATGAAGAAGTTGCTCATGTTTTTGACGGCAACATCATTAGAACAGACGGTAAAACAATACTAGGTGCTGATGATAAAGCTGGTATGTGTGTGTTATTATATATGATTGACCAAAAAGTTCCTGGAACATATTTCTTCTTTGTGGGAGAAGAAGTTGGTTGTATTGGCAGTAAAGCAGCAGCATCAAAAGATAAGGATTTCTTTTTTGAATATGATAAGATAATATCTTTTGATAGGAAAGATACTTGTTCTATTATAACCCACCAAAGTTGGGAAAGATGCTGTTCAAATGATTTTGCAAAAGCTTTATCAAAAGAATATACCGATTTAGGTTTAGAACTAATACCTGATGATACAGGTGTTGGAACTGATTCCGCCCAATTTACCGATATAATTCCTGAATGTACAAATATATCAGTAGGATATTATAAGGAGCATACACATGAAGAGCATCAAGATATAGATTTCTTGGAAAGACTTTGTATGGCTTCCGCTATTATTGACTGGGAAAGTTTACCGACTGCAAGAGATCCAAAAATAAAAGAATACAAAGAATATGATTATGATAATCATTATTCAAAATGGATTAATAAGGAGCGTGAACGTGAAAAAGTATGTAAATGGAATTATGCCGATAATAGAAGAAAAGATAGAGTTGATTTAAGAAAAACATACGGCTATAATGAAGATTTACCTATTGATGAAGAACTAAGAAGTAGATTGAATGATGCATCTTTATATGGAACTACGGATAGAAAAGATATATTTTTCGTATTCAGAGAATCTATGTTAGATAGAGGATTTTCAGCAGCAGAATATGGTATAATCGAGGAACAATATATTGATAACTATTTAGTTTAAATCTTACTAATAATTTGTGATGGTTTGATTAATTCATCAGGTGCATTTTGAATTTTCGACTTTTCATTATTATGAGAAACGAGGAATTTTTTCCCTTGTTTCTCTTTTATTTTTACGGGAGTTATCATTTTTTTATACCAATATTCGATATAAACAATATCTCCTTCATCATAAGCAGATTTCTTTTCTAAAAGTGTCTCAAAATTTGAATATTTAACTAAATAGTTCATACACTATATATAAAAAAAGAACCGATAATTATCGGTTCTTTTTTTTTAATATTTCTTTTTCCAAGGTTGTTCTTGTTGAACAACTTTATCGTTTTCTGTTTTCCATTTCTCGTATTTATTTACGATATTAATTAAGAACTTATTTCTTACTATATCTTCCGCCGCAAATGCAAAATTAAAAATGTCTTCATCTTGATTATAAAGATTTATAAAATCCAAAAATCTTGAATCTGATTTCCTAATATCATATTGAGATATATCACCCATCATAATAGCTTTTGAATTATTACCAAGCCTTGTTACCCATAACATCAATTGTGTCATTGTTGAGTTTTGCGCTTCATCCATTAACATAATACAATTATCATAAGTAGTCCCTCTCATATACGCAAGTGGTTCAACTACTATTTCTCCGGTTGCTCTCATCCACTCTAAAGAACCTCTTCCGATTATTTTTTCAAAATTAGAAAAATAAGATTTCATATAAGGATCAGTTTTTTCCTGAATTGTTCCAGGTAAAAATCCTAAATTTTCACCTGATTCTTGAATTGGTTTAGTTAAAACAATTCTTTCTATTTTTTGGTCAGCTAAAAGTGCTAATGCTGTGTAGCAGGCTGTGAAGGTTTTTGAGGTACCTGCTGGACCTTGGCATATAGTTAAGGTATTATTTCTAATTCCCTTATATAATTCTAATTGTCTTGGATTGAGAACTATACCTGATCTTTCTAAATCAGCTCTACTGAATCTACTTTTTTTAGAAGAATTGGCTTCTCTTTGTGTGAGAAGTTCTTCGGCTTCAATGTAGGCTTCTTTTTTAGATCTTTGTTTAATTTTGGGATTTGCCATTAGTTTTTTTTATTTTTATATATTATTTTAACATTTGTTTAAGCGTATAACAGATATAAAATAATATATAAAATAATGAAACAAACTGATGATTTAATATACGAGTTAATATTTTCGGAAGGCAAAGAATTTAACATTATCGTCTCTGATTATATTACTGATATATATGCTTATGATAAATTTATCAGGCAAATAAAAGCAATTTTGAAAAAATCAAAAGTTTTAATTATAAAAGAATCTGTTGAAGTCTCAATGGATTATGTTAAATGGAATTTAAAAGTAAAGAAATAATATGTATATATACAACACTGATACCAGAATGTGGGTTAAACAAACCGATACTTTAAGTAAGGATAATTATGATAATCTTAAACAAGATTTATCTAAAATGCAACTTTATTCAAGAGCTTTAAGCGGCGCTACTTATTTACACATAAGTAATACTGATGACGTTTATGACTCTTTAAAATATAAAGATAATACTACATGGTTTTATAGTCCGGCTTCTTCTGTTTATAACACTATGACTGGTCTTCCGACTAGTGGTAATTCTATTGATCCTTCAACTTTAAATACTTTTGAAGATTATTCTTATGAATATGGATTTACTTTAAATAATTTCTTTACTCCTACCAAAGCAATTGATAACACAAATTCTATTATTGTAAATGTCGCAACTACAACAGCTATTGATTTAAATTCAACAACATTTAGTGTAATTGATGGAATCAAATTATTAGAAGGTAATTTAGTTTTAGTTAAAGATCAAATATCAACTGTTGATTTAGGTTTCTCTGTTGACCCGGATACATATTTTTCTGGTAATTATTATCTAATTAATAATAACATAGCTGATATGACATATCAGTATTATAATAAAGATAATGGTGTTTATATATTTACTGACAGAACATTAGTAAAAATGACAATGGCTACATATAGCTTAACTAGTGATTTAAATGTTTATGTAAATATAGGTAATGTAAATCAAGATAAACAATTTTCTTTATCAAGATTATTAAATAATTATTATCCAGTAGAAGGACAACCATTTGAGTTTAAAGAAAGTCATAATTATTTATTAAGAAATCAAGTTGATTATCATAATTTATATGAAAATAATTATTTAGATGTATTAAAACACGGTATTCAATACTTAACTATTGAAGGATATACATATACTATTCCAGAAAGATTGTTATATATAGGTGATTTTGGTGTCATTTTAAATCTACAATCTTTAACATATTCACAATATGTATTTAACCAATACAAAGAAAATTTAAAATCTATAACACAAACATCTGCTTATTATTGGTTATGTGGTAATAATGGAACAATTCTAAAAATGTCAAAATTAGATTTCACTATTACTAAAATAGATTTAGGTGAAGAATACCATAATTTAACATCTATTTCATTTTTAGATGATATTAATGGTATAGTAGTTGGTAAATATAATACAATCTATCATACTTTTGATGGTGGTTATACATGGAAAAAAGTATCAATTGGTGAACAAAATTACTCTTATAATAAAGTTATATTTTATAATTATAATTTAATTTATATTGGAGGCGAAAATGGTATATTCTGTGAATTAACTTATTCATATTTAACTGGATATTCGCCTAATTTTATTAATTTGGTTAAAAATTTAACCTTAACAGATACATATGATTTAATTGAGGATATTAATGATATGTATTATACACATTTTGATACTTACGAAACAGGATGGGGTTTAACATACTCTACTCAAGTGGATTTAATGGCTGGAAATGGTATAACATATTCTATGGATTGTCTATTTATAGTAACAAATAATAGTAACATACTATGTTATGAGATTAATCATTTTGTAACTGAGCATGGTGTTTTGTATTTATCATTTAGTCAATCAATAGGTGATTTAACTTGTATAACTAGACAACGTGGTACTAATAATATGATTGTGTCTGGTGATAACATAATTGAGTTTGATATAAATACGTTTAAATATTTATCAACAACTTCTAATTTAATATCAGGTACTTCTTATTCAATAATATCATCTGATTATAGTAATCGTTTATTTGATTATAATGGACAAGATTTATATAATGTTGGTAACTTTGCTTTAATAAATGATTATAATTATGCTTCAGCTAGTTATACACCTATTATAACTGAAACAATAGTTCCAAAAATGTTATTTATGGAATATGATATAGCTGATAAGTTAAACTTTTTTGATTCTAATTATGATTATAGGTTACCAAATTCTGTAACATTTAGTTCAGGTTTATCTAATTTAAATATCAATAGCATTAGCTCAACATGGTTAGATTACTTAATAGATTCATATAAAACATATGGTGTAAATAGTGATACTTCTACTGGTAATCCAATTTTATTAAATACTAATTTTATAAACGGAACATCATCACTCACATTTAGTAGTTCTCAAATTACTACTACTCTAAGTAGTATTACTGGATTATATCCAAATGTTGCTAGTTCAACAGCTTCGAGATATAAGAATTTTACACCAGTAGTGACTTCTAGTTCTTATAGTATATTCATGTATGGGTATATTAGTATATTTAAGTTACCATCTACTTTTTGTAATGTAGGTGATATATTACAAATTTCTTGTCAGAGTGTTAAAGCAAATGTTATGATTAACTACGTCTTTTCGGGTTATTATTATGCGTTTAATGACTTCAATCAGTCGATTCTAAACGCTATAAAGAGCAGTAGCACACTTACTATTACTAACTTAAATAAGTTCGAAAATTCGTCTGTATTGCTGTCTAATTTTGAAGCACATCCTATATCTAATGGCTATAATTTAACTTATGATAGCAATATTTACACTATTGCGCCAAGATTTAATAATTATACTGCTTATAAGTCATTAGAAACCGATATAAATAGCGTATATGGTTCTATTGCTTATACATCAAGTATGATATATGCTAATACATATAATCTATTTGGATATACTCCAAAGTATAGTTTATTAAATTATTTATCATCTATAAATAGTGGATTTACTGCAAGTAAAAAATTCTTTACTATGCCAGAATATAGCAATCTTCCTTGTAATCATGCGGGTAGTTTTACTTCAAGTAATATCTACTACGATTCAAATCAACCTATGGTTGGAACTGCAAGTTATCCTAAAAATAAATTATTATTTGGTAATGATTTAAAATTTGAATATGAATCATTATGGATTAATACATTTGTTGATTTAACTTTACATACTGATATGGGTATTTTCACTAAAACAAGAGCTTTAATAACTGATAAGTATTATGATTCTAGTTTTAATGGATGGGCATTAATTTTTAGCGATAATATAATTAAAACTGATGATGGTATAACACATTATGGTATTTCATTAAATACCATAGATATAATTTCAAGAAATACATTAGATAAAATTTCCGAAGATTTAGAAATATTTAATAATTTAAATAAACCATTAGTATCTAAAAAATACAATTCGGGTTTATATTATATGAATATTTATGATAATCCAATTAAAACTAAATTAAACACAGATTCTTATACTAAAATATTATTATCCGATGGTGATATTAAGAAATATATAAGTTCAATTATTTATACTAATTCAGGTAATATACTTACATTAAATGTATTAAACATTGCTAAAACCGAAGTTTTAAATATAAATAATACATTTAATGTAAGTAGTAAATTAGCATTAAATACAGTCGGATTGGACTCAATAAATGGAACACTATTAGGATATATTAATTTTACTGGTGGAACTGGTTCATCACAACAATTAAATCCAAGTTATAATGGTATAAATTCTATTACTAAATTAGATAATTATGATGTATTAGTTAATACATCTTATTTGAATATACCTTCTGCATTAGATACTGGAACATTAACAGTTAATATATTTGATCCATTTTTTAACTATCAGCCAGTTAATCTTTTAGATGTGGGAGATGACGCAATGTATAAAATACCTACTATATTAAATAATTCTAATTTATATTCGTTAGGATTAACAAATAGTTTAGTTAATTTGAATACAGATAAACCCGCTTTTAGATTAGTTGATGGTTTAGATATAGATACATTAGCAGCTAATTATCACTGGATTTTAGAAGCTGAAATATCAGATGCGATAATTGGATTAGATACAAATGGAATAGTTTGGTATAAAGGTATATGGCATTATGGTCGTTGGTTTGGCGGAACTTGGTATTCAGGAACTTGGATTACCGGAGATTGGTATAAAGGTAATTGGCATTCAATGGAAATAACTGATAATGTTACTAGTGTTAGCGTAGGCAATTCATCTTACGATAATTACAATTCCATATGGTATAATGGACGTTGGTATGATGGTAAATGGGAATCTGGTACATGGCTTAACGGTCGTTGGTATGGTGGAACTTGGACTACTGGTTTATGGTATAATGGCGTTTGGAATGACGGAACATGGATGTCTGGTTTATTCTCTGGTGGTGTCTGGGTAAGAGGTAATTGGAAATCAGGAACTTTTAATTCATTTAACAAACCTGCTTATTGGTTAAATGGTTCATTTTATAATGGAGATTTTCAAAATGGTATGTGGTATAATGGTATTTTTGGTTTAGACTATAATATTGTAAATAAATTTGGCTCATTGGCTTCAAATAGTCGTAATGCTATATGGCAAGGAGGTGTTTGGGCTTCGGGTAATTTCTATTCTTATGAAAATATAATTGGAGGAACGGTAAGTCCTTCAACAATTCATAAATATTCAACTTGGAAAACAGGCAATTGGAATACAGGTAATTTCTATGGTGGTATAGTATATAATACTAATTTTAATAGCGGAAATTGGTATTCAGGCATAAATAAAGACATAGAAGTAATTGGTGTAGATTTATCTACAAATCAATTAACATTAAACGGTATATTTAGATTTAATATAGGGGATTATGTTAATGTATTAAGTGATGGAACAACAACTCCTTATTACAATATAGGAAATTATAATAATCCAGGTAGATATAGTGTTGCTTTAACTGAATATGATTATACAAAAAAATGGACTTATTTAACTTTGAATTATAACTTAGGTAGTCTTAGTATAACTGGAACATATTCAGCAACTGCAAGCACAAATATAGATACTGGTTTAAGATTAGTAAGTAAATTTACAGCTATACCTTGGTATGGTGGTATATGGGAAAATGGTATTTATGAAAGTGGAACTTTTTATGGTGGTATGTGGTATAGGGGAGTTTTTGATGGTGTATGGGGAGTTTAATTTTAAATAATAATATATAGTATATGAGAAAGTTTACAATCTATTTAAAAGAGGCTGAAGAAGCAAAAATTGATTCAAATCTTAAAGATGAATTAACAGAAATGATTAAAAAGTCATTAAATACTTCCGATAACAAAACCATTGAAGATTTTATTTCTGCTTACAAAAAAGATTCAGAAAGAAACCAAATAGAAGGATTGATAAATGATGCTGATGTATATGATTTTTACCTTAAATATATGGACGAAATAGATAATATCTTATCTGATAATAATTATTATGATGAATCACCAAGAGAATTAAATGTATTTAGTTTATACAAATATGTGGTTATAGGCACAAAAAAAGCTGTTGATTATATAATCAACAGCTTTGGAGGTGCAGAATAATTTCTAACAGATTTTAAAACCTATTGTTGATCTTTTATTTATAACCTCTGCATTTTTGATAATATCAGCATTATAAATATCACCCAAAGTAGTTTCACCTTTCTTATACTCTTTACCAAGTTTCTCAGCTAATTTAGTTGCTTTTTCTTCTTCTAAAGCTTTAAACTCATAAGAAGATAGTAATCTACCTTTTCTTAGTAAGGCAACATCAACATTGTCTAATTTTGTATTAAACGTGCATACTATTTGGCATTTTGCTGATTGACCTATTAATCCATCACTTAAATTAAGTAAAGACGCAATTGGTGAGTTGGTATTTAATTCACGACTAGTGATAATTTTTTCAGCATCTTCTATAATAAATATAGAATTAGTATTATCAAGAATTAATTTTAAGAATTGTGGAGAATCCATCATTGGTGCTATTGAATTAGGCACATATATTATATTTTTACTTACTAAGTTTGTTAGTGTAGAAATATAAGAAGTTTTACCTGTTCCTGGTATACCATAAAATAGATGTATACCAGATTTTTTAGCATTTAATTCTTTAACAATTTTTTCATGATTTTCAGCCAGATCGTCATTGTAATTTTCTTCAGAAAATTCGTATCTTTCTAATGGAATATAAGTGATACCTAACCCGTTTTGTGTTTGAACAATAACACCAATGCATTTAGCATTCGGCTCTTTTTTGAGTTTAAACGTTTTAATTTTTTCCAATAATTCCGCTGGATATACATTACCATAATTTAGCGAAAGTCCAGTAGAATCAGCATAACCATTTTCTATCCAAGTTCTTATCATTAAGTCTTCAAAAAAGAAATATTTAGATAATACATTACCCTCATGCGTAAATACTTTAGCATCTGGGTATGTATCTATCAAATATTGGTTTATTGATTTTAAATCAAAATAGTCGGTAAATATATGTTTACCTTCTTCGTTTTTTAGTTTAATTACTTCGACATTACACATATTGCCATAATAATGATAATACATCTCATAGAGATTTTGTGTTGAGTTTTGTGAGCCCTCTAAAGTTATTGAGCCATTTATGTTTGCGTTTGCAGGGTTTCTTCTATCTATCATAATTATTATTTAAATGTTATTTTTGTACTTCCAAATCCATATAATGGATTATATTCGTTAATGCAACTGCCAACGTGTGGATGTTGTTTTGCTATTTTATGAATAGCAGCTTTTAATACACCCGAACCTATTCCGTGTATTACGGTTATTTCAATTTCTCCTAATGCAAGCGCCTTATCTAGTTCATATTCAAACATATCTAATTGTATTTGAAGTGAAAAGCGTGGATCATATCCGGGAGAATTAGTAATCTCAGGAGATAAATGCAAATCTACTACCATTTCTTTTTTACGCTGTAGCCAGCTTTATTAAGCTTAGTTCGCATTTCTTCTTTTTCTTCTGGTGTAAAATTAACTTTTACCGGAAATTCCTTACTATTAGAATCAAAGAAAGTTATTTCATAATCTTCAAATGAACACTCTATACCATAGTCATCTGGTTGATATGGATGCTCCGCACCAATACCTTTGCCTTTTTGTACATAAAAATTGGCATCTTCATCGTCTTCTTTTGAATCGTCGGTATTCATAACTTCGTATTCATCTTCGTCCTCATCCTCATCTTCTTCGTAATCTTCGTTGTCCTCATCGTCTTTTGAATCATCGTCCTCATCTTCTTCGTCATAGTTATCATCGTCCTCATCTTCTTCGTCATAGTTATCATCGTCCTCATCTTCTTCGTCCTCATCTTCTTCGTCATCGTCCCAACTATCTCCGAAAAAATCTTTATAACCGGGAACATTTTTAAATGTATCCATACCACCCATTCCACCAACATCAAATGCTCTACAACACATCTCTAAACATTTAATGAAGTCCTCAAATGACTCATTATTTTTATCAATATATACGATATCTTCGTCATCACCGTCAGCATCACCAATCATATAGTTTATATGAACTTTATAGCAGTTCTTATATACTGGTTGTTCTATTTCTTTTTTACCAATTTTTATTTCCATAATTTTAGTTATTTACTTCTTCGTTATTTACTTTATATTGTTTAATTAAATCGCTATACGTTTTTACAATACCATCATTTGTTCTTACACAAATCATAGAAGCACCTATTTTCTTTACATCATCTACACCCATAGCACCCATTAATTCTCTTACCTCATGAACTATGTTTTCATGGAAATTAAATACTCTTACACGTTTTTCTTCTGGGTCAAGTCCTCTTACTAACTTTTTATCTTGTGTAGCTATACCTACTGGGCAAGTATTGTTATTACATTCTCTCGCTTGAATACAACCAAGTGACATCATAAATGCTCTTGCGGCATTTACGCCATCTGCACCAAGTGCTAATAGCTTTATTATATCAAAGGAAGTTGTTGCTTTACCAGAAGCGATTACTCTTATATCCTTTCTTAGGTTGTATTTAATTAAAACCCGATTAACTTGAATAAGTGCGTCTATAAGTGGAGTTCCAACATAGTTGGTAAATACTAACGGTGCAGCACCAGTTCCACCTTCACCACCATCTAATGTTATAAAATCAGGGTAGCAGTCTATCTCTTTCATTTTAGAAACTAATTCATCAAATTGTTCTATATCACCCAAGCATAATTTTATACCAATAGGTTTACCGCCTGACATGCATCTTAATTTATAGATGAATTGTATCATTTCAACATTATTGCTAAAAGCTGTATGATAAGGTGGACTCATTACATCGGTTCCAGGAGTTGTATTTCTTATTTTAGATATTTCAGCCGTATTTTTAGCTGCTGGTAATATACCACCGTGTCCAGGTTTGGCACCTTGTGATAGCTTTATTTCTATCATCTTAACTTGTGGACGAATAGCATTCTTTTCAAAAATAGCATCATTAAAATAACGCTTACCGTCTTTATCAATTCCAGAGCCAAAGTATCCTGTTCCTATTTGGAAGCATATATCACCACCATATTCTAAATGGTAGGGAGATAAGCCACCTTCACCGGTATTATGATAGAAATTACCCAATTTAGCACCACCATTTAGAGCTTTTACAGCAGCTTCGGATAGTGCACCAAATGACATTGCTGATATATTGTATATTGAGGCGCAATAAGGTTTAGAGCAGAATTTTGAACCAATTAGAAATCTTGGTTCTTTAATTGAATTGTAATCAATTGGATAGAGATTATGTTTGAGAAACTCATAACCTTTTTCATAGACGTTTAATTGTGTACCAAATGGTACGGTGTTTGGATCTTTTTTAGATTTTTGATAAATATCGGAACGTCTTTCCCTATTAATTGGTGTTCCATTTATATTATCTTCAATAGCGTATTGTTGTATTTTTGACCTTTCATTTTCAAAAACCCATCTGAGCCTACCAATAATTGGATAATTTCTTAAAATAGAGTGATGAGTTTGAAATACATCATGTATATAAACTATTAATCCTATACTTAGTATAGCAGTTGTTATATAAGACAGCTCTGTATGTTTAAAATAAAGGTATGTAATTGAAGAAGCTAATAATACTAATAAATAGATGAGTATTCTTTGTCTCGTTAAGTGGCTCATGATTTTCTTTTTAAAAGGTAAAAAAGATGAATTGTAATAATAGCAACATTTGTAAATACAATAGGCATGTCATTTTTTAATGCAGCGTATGTAATCCATAATGCACATGCTATACAACTTGTTATCCTTAACTTAAAGATACTCTTAAAAGTAAAGGATAACAAGGTTATTATAGTGGCGACATATCCTAATATATCAATCATTTAAATAATTTCATTTTGTAAAAACTATCAATATAGGCTTCTTCGGTTTCTATATTTAGAAGATTTGGATTTATGACTGAGTCACGTTTGTTATAAAAATCATAATAACCAGATTTTGTTCTTTTAGTCATTTTATTAACAGTATTTTCATCCACTTCTTCATCTAAGATAGATAAGTAGTTGTCATAATCCAAAAGTTCATAAAACTTAGTTATTCCCAACTTTAACTTTTCGATGAACTTTTCATTTCCTTCCTTTACAAGGAAAGTTGTCCAAGTTTCACCTTCATTACCGCAGTATTCTTCTATCTCGATATATGTTTTCATTATGCCAACATTTTTTTAGCGATATCTGAAATTGTTTTACCATCTGCTTTACCGATAAGCTTCTTTGAAACTAAGCCTATTACTTTACCCATTTCACGGATAGAAGTTGCACCAGTTTCGTTAATAGCTGATTTAACTTCAGCTTCGATTTCGGCTTCAGACATTTGTTTAGGTAAAAACTTTTCGATAACAGAAATCTCGAATATTTCTTTATCAGCCAATTCTTTTCTATTATTTTCATTAAAGATAGTTGCAGATTCTTGACGTTGTTTAACCATCCTCTGCAATTCTTTCATTCTAACATCTTCGGTAATTTCTTTACCAGAAGTATTTAATGTTAAAAATGCTGCTTTAATACCTCTTAAAGCACCTAATGTTTCTGCGTCTTTTGACTTCATGGCTTCCTTCATGGATTCCATTACTTGTGTTTCTAAACTCATATAATTTGTTTTATTTACCAATTAATAATTGCTACTCTAGTAGAGGTGCCAGTTCTTGAACCTTCACGAAGTTCAGTTTTAACTGATAATCCTTTGTTTTTTAACTCTTGAACTAATTCTTTACTTACATTATGTTCCGACCGAGAAGTAAATCCATCTTCTTTATCAATTTCAATTACTTCTAATATCCTTTCTACTTCAGAATCAATTCTAGCTTTTTCTTTTACAAGACCCTCTTCCGATAGAGAAAGTGTTATATATTCATCCATTCTTATTCTACCTAGTCTATCACCTTTTTCTCCGTCATTAATTACTTCTTGACGACCTTTTACTTCTAAAATGTTTTCATCATCATTTACATGAAGCTTGTAGGTAATTACATACTCTGGATGCCAACCATCACTTAAGTTCCTAGTAGCGCCGCCATTTGCAGCAATAGCCGCTATAATAGATTCGAATGGAACTTCGGCTCCTCTTGTGCAGCCTTCATACCAACCAACATACTCTTCTTTAAATAAATCGAATAAACCAGCTTTTTTAAGCTCTGTTATATTTTGAATTTTCATTGATTTAATTTTAGTAAAGATACAAAATTATTTTTAGATAGCAAAATTTGTTTCTAAAAGTTGTGTTAAAGTTAAAAATCTATGAAATGATTTTTCTTTTATTTGTTCTATGTTTAGAAAACCAGCCCAATCTACTTCTTCTATTTGAAGTTGTTCTATTGGAACAATTTCGGATGCTAAGCCAATTTCAGATAAATCATTTATTTTAACTAAATAAAGATAAACTATTTTATGTATATCTTTTTTCTTATTATAATAAATAACCTCGATTGGAGTTTCTGTATTTAAAATCATTTTTTCGGTGATAGTAATACCTACTTCTTCTTTGGTTTCACGAATAGCAGCTTCTATAAGCTTTTCACCTTCATCAACCCCGCCTTTTGCTGGACTATATGTTCCAACCCAAGAGCCGTTAGTTGGGTGGCAGAAAAGTATTTTATTTTTATAAATTATACAAGTTCCAGCGGATATTTTCATTTTCTTTTTCTTTTTATATGACAAAGATACTAATTTTATATTGATTTTCAAAATAAATAATTATTTTTAATTTTATTATATATCTTTATTTTTCCTCTTTTCTAGTATTTTTTCTCTAGAAATTACGAATTTTAACTTTTCATTTGGATTAGTATTGCCGTAAGCTACGGTGTTATTAATTCTTTGCTCTGATAATTTTACATATTCTTCATTAATATCTATACCAATGAAGTTTCTGTTATTCATTTTAGCCATTTTTAATGTTGTTCCAGAACCACACATTGGATCAAAAACTATATCACCTTCATTACTCCAACTTAAAATATGATCCTCAGCTAATGATTCTGGAAAGGAAGCTGGATGATTATATGATAATTTATCACCACCAAATCCTTTGCCATTATTTACATACCAAACATTATATCTAGTTCCATATTCTCCAACAGTAAATCCTTCTTTCATTTGTTTAATTGAACCATCTTTTTGCCTACTAGATGGTGTGCCAAATGTTTTTGTACCAGCCCATTTATTCGGTTTATCTTTAATAAGATTAACTGTATTTGGGCGTTTCCCTTTTAAAAAAACAAACATATACTCAAATACTTGATCATATCTACCTGTTTCATGATATGCGGCTCCATTTTTATGGTAAATCATAGTATCATATAATTTAAATCCAATTTCGATAAACTTCAATGCTTGGCGAAATGAATCACCAGATTCCCCACCATCGACAACTTGGTCGTTAATAACCCAAACAACTATGCCACCATCTTTAGTAATTCTAAATAATTGTTTAACTATATCAATAAAGGGGAAAGAAAAATGTTCATCATATTTAGTTTCGTCAATGACTCCTTTATATGAGCGAAGTGTGCCGTATGGTGGTGAGGTGACTGTTAAGTCAATTGAGTTGTCGGGTAGTGTTTTCATTACATCGACATTATTTCCGTGTATTATATTATTTAATTCATTCATTAAAATTATATTAATGAATATATTAAAGTTTTTTATACCAGAAATGAATATGTCTTACAAAAGGGAAAGAACCTTTAACTAATTTTGTTTTAATCCCAAAAGGTCTTTCAAATAAAATCAAATCAAAATCTCCATTTCTTTTTTCAAAAAAATCAACGAATAAATCATCAATATATCGAATAACTTCTTTTTGGTTTGTTCCTTCTTTAATCCAAATTATATTTTGTGCTACATCGGTTGGTAGCATATATGGAAATTGATTTTCTAAAAATAAAAAATTAGAATTACCAAATTGAATTGTATTCATTAAAGTATCTTTATCTATTGAATGATACTTTTTCTGCATCTCATCTGTTTTAATAGGAACTAATTTTAAATCACGAATATCCATCTTTGCTTTAAGCAAGTCATCAAATGACTTAAAATCTTCTAGGAAAATAATAAATGGTTGTTCGTGTGTTTCTTTTTCTAAGATATATTGTGGTGTGAGTAAGTGTAATGCTATTGAATTTAACATTTTAATTTAATTTAATGACAATAAAGTGAAAATTTTTCCAATCTCCTTTTGTTTTTCTAACATGGTAAAAAGGATCTTTGTAAGTATTATAGTAAGTATTAGCTCTTTCCATTAAGTAATCTAAAAATGATTGTGCTTCTTCTTTTGTATTCCATATTTTAACATAATCAAGATTGTCATACCAATTAATAAACTTAATTTTTTCAGTAAATCCAATAAAATTGGACTTACTATTTATTTTTAAATCGTATTCTTCATCTAGAATTTCCGATATTCTAAAATCTCTTATTTCAGCTAATCTCTCGGCTACATAAATTGCATATTTATCCATAAAATAAAAACTCTATTTTTATCTTATATTCATAAGTAAAAATAGAGTTTTGTATATTAATCATTTAATATGTCGTCTATGCGTTGTTCCCGCTGTTTAGATAGTAAATGCTTTCTAAAAATAGTATCCTTAGTTATTACTATTTCATATATTTTTTGAAACAATTCATCATATGTTTCAAAATATTCAGGCCATAAATCATCAGGTGAATTGCCAGTTTTGTCATAGATGTTAATTTCATCATACCAAATAAGACAAAATTTTTCATAATGGAAAGTTTTACCAAACCCTTTATCAGCTATAGTGATATAATTACCAGGGTAATTCTCTTTTAAATGCTGATAAACTATTTCTACATCAAATTTTTCCATTATTTTTAAAAAGTATTTGTGACATAACAATTGTTATTATAATTAAACCTAGCATCCATGCTGGGACTATGTATATTACTATTGCGAGTTGCATTAGTAATAAAATATAAAATACACTAATTAAAATATATTTTCGCATTTTAATGTATAAACTTTTCTCTTGTTCTCGGTATTAAAGAAGCTTCATCAGCAACCTGTAAGTTAAGCATTTGTTTTAAAAGTCTTTCGACTCCTAATCCCATACCACCATGAGGTGGCATACCAAACTTAAATGGCATCAAATAACTTTCAAAGCTTTCTGGATTTAAACCTTTGCTTTTAATACTTTCGACTAATTGTTCGTAATTGTGAATACGTTGTCCACCTGAGGTTATTTCCATACCTTTATAAAGTAATTCAAATGTTTCTGAGTCAACACCATTTTCAGATGGCATAGCGTAAAAAGGTCTTTCGGATAATGGATATTTAGTTATAAATACAAAATCTGATTCATGTTTTGCTTTAACATATTCACAAATTAACTTTTCAGCTTCGGTATTTAACCCGATACCTGGTAATTCGTACCCAAATTCAGTTTTAATTATTTCAACTGCTTCATTATAGGTAATTCTTGGAAAAGGTTTAAAGAATTTTAAATTTAACCAAGGTTTAAAGTCTATGTTTAAGTATGTTAATTCTTTAGCACATGTTTCATGCACTTTTCTAAAGATGAAGTTTAAAACTCCTTCTTCTATATCCATAACTTCTTCAACTGAATTAATAAATCCCATTTCAAAGTCAACCCCAATAAATTCGGTAAGATGTTTATTAGTATTTGAACCTTCCGCACGATAAACTTTACCTACTTCAAAAACTCGTTCAAATACACCAACCATCATTTGTTTATAAAACTGAGGACTCTGTGTTAAAAACATTGGTTGTCCAAAGTAATCAATTTCAAACATATCAGAGCCACCTTCTAATCCGGCTGCTGAAAGTTTTGTAGAATTAATTTCAGTGAACCCATTTCCTTTTAAATACATTCTATAAGCATTAATAACTTCAGATTGTATTTTAAATATACACCTTTCTTTTTCTTTACGCAAAGTTAAAGGTCTAAAAATATTTAGAGTATTAAAAGGTGGTAAACCTTCTTCCCTAGATATAGGGAAAGGCAAAACTTCGGCATTTGAAATTACATTAAGCGATTCCGCCATAATTTCTACTGTAAAGTCTTTAGATTGATTCGCTTCTTTAACTATACCAACAAGTTCAACAACAGATTCTGATAACAAAGACCCAGAAACTTCTTTTGGAACAACAACTTGGCAATATCCAGTTCTATCTCTTAGTATAAGAAATGACATCTTCTTTAATTCTCTCCAATTAGAGACCCATCCTTTAATAAGGACTTTTTTGCCTATTTTATTAGGTAATTCGCTAACTAAAGTTCTTTCTAAGATTGGTTCTTCCCAAGCTTTGATTTCAACATGATCAGGCATAATATTATCTGAGCCATCAATAGCCCAAATCAAAGTAATTTTCTCATTATTTACTTTATATACTTCTCCTGTTATATGTAGTGTATCGAATAATTCGATAGGTTTTAAGTTTCTTGTTAGTTCATACCAATAATGTATGTCAATTACCATGCTCATATTTTTATCAATTTAATTATAATGATATATTAAGTATTTCTAATTCTAGTTCGCCATTGGGTGTTGTTACTTTAACAACATCGCCAATTTCTTTACCGATTAAAGCTTGTGCTACTGGGCTATTAACTGAAATTCTACCTTCTTTTATATTTGTTTCTAGGTGTGGAACTATTGTGTAGTTCAATTCTTTGTTTAGTTTCTTATTTTTTAAAGCAACTGTAGTGAGAATTTGCACACTATCGGTATTAACTAATTCTTGATTAATAACAACCGAATTAGTCAATATTTCTGTTAATTTTTGAATTCTATTATTTACTGTTTCGTATTTTTCTTTAGCTGCATCATATTCAGCATTTTCGGATAAATCACCTTTATCACGAGCTTCAGCAATAGCTTCAATACATTCCTTAACTTCAACATATTTAAGGTGATGTATTTCAGCTTGTAGTTTTTCTATTCCGTCCTTTGTTAAGAGTGTTTTAGACATAATTTATGGTTATAGTTTTATTATTAGCGTGTTCTTGGCACCAAGATTGTGCTAATTCAATTGTTTGAAAAAACATTGGTGTTGTTCTTATTTTATTACTTAGATGCAAGGCATATTTTTCATCTCCTTTCATTTTGGTAATAAAATATTTATCAGTTTGTGATATTTCGCCTATCATTTGGAAGAATGCTGCATATTCAGTGGCATTACTTCTCCAGTTAATTTTATTTTTCATAGCATGTATATAAGAATAAAATTAAAAGTTGAGTAATTAACTCAACTTTTAATTTTATTCTTTAGTGATACTCATCTTCTAAAAGATCGTCAACATCATGATATATATAATACTACTTATTACTCATATACTATAACTGTCTTTGGGACAGCATGAACTTCGCATAAGTTGCCTTGTATTTCTAACCCGTCGTAGGACGAGTAATAACCAGCTAGTTTAATATAAACATTATGATCAACAAAATGTCTAACGATATGCCATTCCATGCCATAGGCACCATCTTGTAGTTCGGCATAACCACCTTCTTGTTCTACAATTACAATTTTACCAAGACCTTCAATTGTAATTTCCTTATTATCTTCTGATAATTTTTTAATAAGGGTTTCGTCAATTTGCTCGGCACTTTCACCATCTGCATCATCATCGTCATGATCACCTTCATATTCATCAAATTCTACGCCGGAAAACATTTGTTTGCTAATGCCGAGACGTTTCATTTCGTCTAAAATTTCTTTAAAATTCATACGTTTTTTTATTATAGATTAAAAATTACTTTTTTGGTAAATATTCAGTTTTAGTCACCTGAGTTGGGAAAACTTCTTCATATTCGGAATTATAAAAATCCGGTCCTCCGTATGAAGAATAATATGCATCAACACGTATATATACATCATGTTCTTTGAAATATCTTACACTATACCATGTAGAGCCTTGATCTTCACCACCATAACTATCAATTTCTTCTGATTCGCCTAAGCCAAGTTCTTCGGTAGTGATGTCATCACAAGCGAATTCACTAATTTCTACGTTTGCTTCGTTGAGTTTATCAACAATTTCTTTAAATGTTAATTTTGCCATTTTTTTTGTTTTTATTTTTTGTTTTCAAATAACCTTTTTCGTCTATTTTTGACTCGATAAGTTCAACATAATTAATTTTACACCTTTGCATTATCCGATAATTTTGAATTATAAATAATGCTTCCCACATTGGAGCATGATTGATTATAAATTTTCTTAGCATCCAATTATAAGCTACACGATAATCACGATTGTATAGTCTTTCAAAAGCCATTACATATATTTCTTCTCTAGCTAAGTCTAATTTTTCATCAAACGTGAGTTTGTTAAACTTTTCCTCGCTTACATCAACATCAGCTCCGTCTTTCAATACTTTAAGATAAAGTGGTGTTGTATTTATATATGTGTGTAAAACGTCATGATCATATGTTGTTAAGGCATTATTGAAAAAATCTTTTGATGCCATATCTAAAACAGACCTTTTATTTTCGCCATGAAAATCATTCCAGTAAGCGTATAATTCGTCAAATAAAGGACGAATTAGTTTTGCGCCATGTTCTTGTAAAAACACGATGTCATACATATGTTTTGACCAGAAAATATCCCAGAAAATATGACTTACTTTTAAGGTATATAAAACATCAGCACTTACGCCTTGTTTAATGTTTTCTGTTATATACTTGAATAATACAGGATTTTCGTGATATTCATAAATTGTATTATCTATGTGTTCTGTTGGTAGTTTTTTCTCAACAAGAAAATCAAAATCTTTTGGTTCTCTTGTGAAGTCTGGAAATATACTTTTTATAGCACGACTACCAATTAGAAATTTTGCGCTCATTACTTATGATTTAGATTACAAAGATACAATAATTTTTGATAAACACAAAACTTTTTTAGATATTATTTTTAACAACTTGTGTGTCTAAAATATCATTAAATGTTTTAATAAATACATCTTCAATAGCTTTTTCACCGGCTGGATTTATTTCCCTTGTGCCTATTCCAGCAAAATTTGCGGCTTGAATTTTTGGTGTATCTTTTAATTTGATAAAATCATCAATTATATAAGACCATTTAAACCAAACTTCTTTCTTTTGGTCAAAAACATAGACAGTTTTACCAGCCTGTATTCCCATTTGAACAGCATAACCTGTGCCACCATCAACAGATGGTGATTTACAACTAACAACATAACCACTTTTAGAAGTATCGCCTTCTTTAACAATTCTACCGATAGCAAAAATTTCCTCGGAGTATTTTACTTGAGCCCAGTTCCTAGCTAATAAACTCATATGTTTATCTATACTTTTTCTACCGAGAACTTTATTAGCTTTTTTTATTTTTTCAATACCTTCTTTATAGTCTTCTTCGGATATTTCTATTTTAGAAATAGTTTTATGACTTTTAGTTTTGTGAGACCAAGCCTTAACTTGTATTCCATACAAGATACAAAATGATTCCCATAGTGTATCTGAACCACTAGCACCGCCGCTATGGCATATTATTTCTTCTGGTTTAAAGTTAAAAATGTCCATTATTGTGGATTTTTAACTACATGATGGTCTAACTCAGAAATTTCTTTCTTAGCCATTATATCATTAATTTCTGTTATTGAAAATGGACGATATTTCTTATACAATCTATAGGCAGTATCTATACCGACATCCATAGATTTTCCAAAATCAGGAATAGAATCATGGCTATGTCCATAAAGATGGATTGTTCCGTGATGTGACGCAGGCCAAACTCTATGAGAGTAGTGTGATATAAAATAATTTTGACCGTTTATAGTAAAAAAATCAACATCTTTACAACTACTAAATAAATTTTGGTATTCTTCGTTTAATCTTATTTCATCATCATGGTTGCCGTATAAAAAATTTATATTTTGGCAATTAATTCGCCATCTCAATTCTGGTATTTTCTTTGGATCCCCAAAGGCAAAATCACCTAAAAAATAGAGTGTATCATCAAATTTTACATATTCATTAATCGTATTAATGATAGTATCATTCATTTCAGGTATAGAGTTAAAATCTCTATAACCTGATTTCCAACGGGATATTTTTGGACCGGCAATATTCTTATGATTGAAATGCGTGTCTGATGTAAAGTATATCATTTTCTTTTTTCTTTATTTATAATGTTCTTAACAAAAATACAAAGTTTTTCACAGACAGACAAATATATTTTTAATATATAAAATAAAAATAAATATTATGAAATGGACTGAACAAGAAATATGTATTTGTTTTCTAAACATAATTTTATTATTTGTGTAAAAATACACTAAATTTATTAGTTGACAAAATTATTTCGAAGATTATTATTTAATATATAACTTATGAAATATTTAATAAATTTTAAGACTTTTGAAACAGTTGGTTTTGGTGATTCGGTGACTGGTATTGGTGCTGATGAAGGCACATTTGATCATACTAATAGTCCTGTCACAAGGCAACATGCTGAGGCTTTTGTTGATGATTTAATCAAATCACAAGAAAAGTTCCTGTTCAAAGAACTTGGAATTAAAAAACCAAAATTAGATGGTGCCGAATTAGATAGTTTTTATGATCAAATTAGAGATAAGGCAATTAAATATTTTACAAAACATCCTCATAGAATGATTAATACTAATGAAATGGATGTAAAGGGTATACCTGTCACTAATGGTGCTATAAATGATGTAAATGTTATTCCGAAAGTCACACACGGACATTAATTTAAAAAAGGAGTGAGAATTTTATCAATATCATTAATTTCATTGTATTTTATTCTAATTAAATTAATATAATTATCCTCGCAATAATCATTTTTTATTTCATCATTTGTTTTTAACTTCTCGAAAGCTTCTTGTCCACCGAAAAAATCTAATGGTTCATGATGTTGAATTCCATCAAATTCTATACACATTCTTTTACTAGGTATATAGAAATCAAAAGGTAACTCATATACATTTTTACACCCGCTAAATTTTTTTTGTCTATCAAAATTAATTTTTAATTTATTTAATAATTTAGCGATAGCTTTTTCACCCTTTGATTCTTTGCAGTAGGGACAACCTCTTCCTCTTAGATGGCTATTAGGTAGTTGCTCAAATTCTCCATGTATTTGACATTCTATAATGACTTTTTCTCTATCCGTTTTATATATGGTTTTTGCATAATCAAATATAAAATCATGTATTTGATTGGATTCAATTATGAATTGATCTGTGTTCTTCTTTTTATTTAATCTTTCTGGGGCATATTTTAAATGATTATGTGCAGTTTGTTCATAAATAATTTCATTTAAAATAATTTTTATTTTAGTATTGGCTGTTTTAAAATTAACTAATGAATAATCATATTTATTGCCCCATCTTTTATGTGCTTTTTGTAAAAAAACATCTTGATCTAAATATCCTTCAACTGGATATTTTAAGTGGCTACCAGGTAATTGTTCATAAATAATTCCGTCGTGTATTATTTTTATTTTAGTTCTAGCATCAATATATTTTGTTAGCGAATAGTTATATTTATCGCCCCATATTTCCTTACTATCTTCTATGAATGAATTATTTTCTTTAATACTTGTTTTCTTTTCTGGACAATTTCCTTTAAGATGTTTAACAACTCTCTGTCTATATATTTGGGTTTTATATTCAAGTTCTATATAATCCATTTGCATAATTATATTGGGTAGATTAGTATAATTATATTTATAACCATGTTTTTTTCTTGCCTTTTCTAAAAATACTGTTTTTGTCATAAGGTATATATAAAAAAACAAATCTCTTGTTGGATATATATGATATGATTTTTTAATTTGATGTAAATATTTTAAACCACGGAACTTTTTTATAATATATATAATATAAAAAATGATTAATTAAGATGGCAAAAGCAGTAAAAGAAGTTAAGAAATTTGAATTTTCAAAAGTTGGAACTATATTGGATAATATAGCAAAATCGTTACCTATTGTGATAGAAAAAGAAGTTAAAGAAAAAAAGTTTATATCAACTGGATGTTATATATTGGATGCGGCACTATCAGCAAGGTTACTAGGCGGAGGAATCGCTACAAATAGAATTACAGCGTTTGCTGGTGAATCAGGTGCCGGTAAATCTTTCTTAGCGTATTCCGTTTCTAAATCCGCTCAAAAAGAAGGATATTGTGTTATATATATTGATACAGAACAAGCAATTGATTTGGAAGATTTACCTAAATTTGGCATTGATAATTCTTTGGATAAGTTTAGACTTATCCGTTCTAATAAGGTTGAAGATGTTAATATGTTATTAACACAACTATTGGATGAATTAAAAATCCAAAAATTGGAAGGAATTGAGTTGCCTAAAATACTTATAGTGTTAGATTCATTGGGTCAGATGGCTTCTAATAAAGAAAAAAATGACTTATTGAAAGGCGATCTTAAACAAGATATGACTAAAGCAAAAGCATTAGGTTCTATGTTTAGGTCTATAAATACAGACTTAGGCTTTTTAGACATACCGATGATAGTGGCAAATCATACATACTTAACATTAGATTTATTTCCCGCTGAAAAGTTAAAGGGCGGTAATGGTTTATTATATTCTGCGTCTGTAATTGGATTTATGAGTAAGTCTAAATTAAAAACAGGAGAAGAAGATGATATGGACTTGGGTGCTTCTGGTATTAATGTTCTATTTAAGACTTCTAAAAATCGTATGGCTAAACCAAAGAAGATTCGTTTTGATATATCTTTTGCAAATGGTTTAAATCCTTATACTGGATTAGATGCATTTTGTAGAGCAGAATATTTTGATAAAATTGGTATAGCTCAAGGTAAAATGGAAGTAGATAAGAAGACAGGTGAAATGAGATTTATACCAGGTGCCGGTAAATGGTATGTTAGACATTTGGATAAGTCTTTCTTTACAAAGAATTTGTTTAATTCTAGTATATTTACTCCAGAGGTTTTAAAAGCTATGGAGCCAATTGTAAATGATTACTTTAAGTTTAAATCATTAGAAGAAATGGAACAAGTTGCAAAAGAATTTGAAGAAGTAGTAGGTGAAGATGAATTTACTGATTCGGATAATATGGATGCGGGTGATTTCTTTGAAAATTAATATAAAATATGAAACAGCCTATATTAAAAACAAAAAAATTAGAAGTAATAAATAGCAAAACAGATATACCAGCATTATCTATACAAACAAATGTAGTATGGTATAGAAGAATATGGTATTCAATTACAAATCCTTTTACTTATATCTTTTTTGGATATAGAAGATATTAAAAAAAGCGGCTCAATTGAGCCGCTTTTTTATATTAATTACCTTTGATAATGCTTGCAATAACTTTAGCTCTTTCGATACCAGTTAAAGTGACATCGTCTAATTTCTTTAGGACTTCATGCACTTTGAATAAATCTTCATCATATTCATTAATGTTATTTTCCTTCATAAATGCGATTTGGCTATCAATTATAGCCTTTTCTTTTTGAAGTTCTGTTATCTTCTCGTCTATTGAGTTTTTTGAACTTAACATTTCATCAATGGTTAGTTCTAACATTTCAATATCAGTTAAAAGGAAATTATATGGAAAATCTGATTTTAGTCTATAGTAGCTACCTAGATGATCAGTGCCACCAGCTTGTGCCATATCTATTTTAAATATAGTTCCTATTGCCATATTATGACCTGCTCTATCTCTATTGCTAATTACTTTAGCTTTTTTACCCATTAATGCTTTAGCAACTTCAGCTTGTGAATTTGGTTCAATGCCTCTTTTCTTTAAAAATTCTTGTAAATTCATTTTTGTTTGTTTTTTATTGTTTAATAATGAATTACAAAAGTAAGTTAATTTTTTGAAAAAACGAAATAATAACATATATTTTTTTTATAGTAATTTTAGATTAGCTGTAATAGCATCAATTTTTTCAGAATAATGTGGTCCAATAGCAAGACAAGTTTTAGTTGGCACATTATTAAATTCAGTTCTGCCTGAATCAACTATCATATGAACGGTCAAATCCGCTTCTTTTGCTTTATTATAGATTTCGTCTAATTCTTCTTCTGAATTGACACCAACACAGATTTTGGTAAAAGAATTTTGCATCCATTCTTTTGCTTCTTTAAGATTGCTCATACTTGTGTTAATAAATGCTTCGTTATATAGGCAATCTAACGAATCAAAAGTTCCCTTTTTTGTTAAGAATGCCATAGATGCGTGACTCGCCTGAGCCATTTCTTTTCCCCGCCTCATTTTGAGGTCTTTCCTCATTACTATTACTTGTTTAGTTGCCATATTAAATTGTATATAAAATTGTTGGTGAATCTTTTTTTATCTCAACATCATTGAAGATAGGTACTTTTTTTATTATCTGCCTTTCTTTTTTATTACCATATTTATCATGTTCTATTATAGTTTCAGTAATAGTTTTGGTTAATAAATCTGGATTAAAACCAGTTGTTATAAAATGAAAACCATTTTTAGTGGGTAAAGTTAGTAATATAGTTGTAATACTTGCTAAATGATTTTTTACATCATTAAAGATAGTTTTATCATCTACATCAATAACCCACTTTTTCACAGGATCAGAAGCAAATTGACCACATGCTGATAGATGTGAATAACGACATAAACTATAATCATTATTAGATATGGCATCAGTTATTACTTTAATTGCTTCTAATGATTTTGCTGGTTCATCAGTTGCTTGTATTTCAAACTTAGGACGATAGCTACCAGATAAAATCTCTTCGATAGCAATACGAATAGTTTGTAAAGCTATTTTAGTTTCATTCCTTTTATTGATTCTAATGTAGGCTCTGGCGTTATTTTCGTGGCAAAGTGTAATTATTTCTGCTTTGAATGTATCAAAGTCGTTTATAGAATAAAAAAAGAAGTTTTTTATTACAGAAACATCTTTTTTTAAGTCGGGATTTTCCTTGCGTCTGCGAAGAATTTGTATGAAATAAAAATCACCTTTATTTAAGGTGTTTTTACTAACAAAATCTTTGATTATATCAAAATTATCAGTCATATTTCTTAGTTTAAGCAAAGATAAGAAATTATTTTGAAATTACAAATTTTTACTTAATAGTCATAACCCTTACTTATTGCTAATTCAATTACCTCTGGATATGGTCTACTAATACTATCAATCGCTTCTGGATTTTGATTCACCGCAGCTAATTGTATTTTTTTACTAGGTTCATAAATATAACTAATTAACTCACCGTCTTTACTAACAGCCGCTAATTCAACTTCTTCATCCGGCGTTACATCAAGTTTACTATTATAATCAGAACTGTAAAATAATTCAATTACTGATGGATCTTTATTAACAGCCGCTAATTGAACTTCTTTATCCGGACTTTTAATAAATTTAATAGAATTAGGAGTTTTATTAACCGCAGCTAATTGTAATCTCTTATCCGGATCTTCACCTCCTTTAAGAAAAAAACGAATATATCTACCATCTTGCTGAACAAAATTTAATTGTAAATAAAATGGCAAACTTAAATAATCCTTACTCTTTTTTAACTTATCATAAATATCCGCTATTTCTAATGCCTTCTCACAAGGATTTTTAATAAATTCTATCGGATTAAGAACATATTGAACAAGTTCATAAAAACTTACATTCTTCATAGCCATTATTTGCATATCTTCAGTAGGATTTTCAATATATTTTATGACATTACCATTTTGTTTTATAGCCGCTAATTGAATATCTTCTGTAGGATTATTAATATATTGAATAAGTTTCCCATCAGTATTAACAACAGATAAAAGTATATCCTTAGGTATATTATTCGTATCGCCAAAATAAGCCTGTATATAATACGGATCTCTTTTAATAGACATTAAAATTTTCCTTAAATAAGTAGTTTTCTCACTATCTAATAACTTATTAAAGTTATACTTAGTAATAGGAAGACCCGTATCCACATAATTCGTTATCACATCATTATTCAATTTACGATTTTCTAATAACCAATCAAATTGCTCATTTGTTAATCCATGTCCTCTACCTACATATCTAATCTTATAATCAATAGATAACTCCTTAAACCACTCTAAACTATCATTCTTCTTAGCTAATATTTTTTCATCCTCAATCTCCTGCTCCGTTTTTGGCTTATGCACTAATAAAGTATCAACAGGAACACCCTTAGACTTTAAATACTTTTTATATCCTTCTACATTCGTTCCATATTCCGCAACATATCCTGTATTATTCGTAACATCAGTTAATTCAACACCATTCTCAGTATTATCATACACAACCATATGCAAAGGATCTTCAAACGGACGATTCTTATCTACTATAAAATAAAATGTAGAAGTTTTTGTATCACGATATAATTGCCATCTATTTTTAGGTAAATAAAGTCCTATACAAAACGGATAAGATTTACCAGTTAATGTACCCGGTTGAATATCTGCACCAGTATAACGAATACACTTATCAATTGAATTACCATCATATATGGATATATTATTTCCTTCCCATATAGGCGATTCTTTTGTATTAAAATCAATAGTTCCTTTTTCACCTAACATTACTCTAGGCTTTTTTGAATCTAAATACTCATCCATTTTTAAATAATCACCATACTTAAATACCTTATCATCTATCTTAACAGAATCCTTAGAATATGATAAAGGTTTAATATATCCCTTCTTAACACACTCAATATATTTATTAAATAATTTGGCAATAGATATTTTAGGATTCTGTATTTTATCATTCCATAAAATAGCTATCGGTGCCATATTTTTTTCATTATTATCTAATATATTAATAACCTTTTCATCGTCATTAATCCATTTAGATAATGATTTAATCTCATCTAATATAGAAGCATCTAACTGACGAGCCGCTAATATAGCCTTAGCTTCTGTTTCTGTTTTAATAGATTCAAATATATTCCAATACGTTTTTATATACTGCATAATGTATATATAAATTATTTGTTTAATTTTTGAAATTCATCGGGATAATTTATTTGCATCCATTCATACAAGTCTTTACCATAAAGCAATTTTTCTACAGATTGTTCTTCAAACGAAAACCAATCACCGGTTTCTACTAACAAAATCTTTGATTATATCAAAATTATCAGTCATATTTCTTAGTTTAAGCAAAGATAAGAAATTATTTTGAATTTACAAAAATTATTTAACATTAACAACCCAAATCATAGGATTAATTTTAGAAACAATATAATAAGCCATTCTTCTATTTCCACCTAAAATTATATATTTACCATTAATTACTAAAATACTACTGGCTTGTATAGATTCTCCTTTTTCAATCTTTTCATCAAATTTATTCCAAGAATTTTTGTAGTAAAGATATAATTGTGCTTTTTGTAAAATATCTTTTAATTCAGGATATTTAGATATTAAACCTGTTTGGTAAATATTTGTTTCATTATTTTTCTTTAAAATTTGCATTACTTCGTCATACGCATTCTTTCTAGACTCTAAAAAATCTTTTTCTTTAAGAAATTCGTAAAAATCACCTCTTTCAACAGAATTAGAATCTGTTGCTATTTTTTGTATTTTTGATATATCAAATTTTTCTAACTTTCCACTATTAAGTAATTCTTGGCATTTTTCAATAAATGGAATATATTTTTTATCAACTTTTTTCATTAATTCTTTAGTTGATAATTTGTCATCAAAAACAGGATCTTCGTGTCTTTCAAATAATTCAGGTTCTTCTTTGAATAATTCTGAATCAAAACCTAATTGTTTTGCTACTTCTGGGAATTCTTTAAATATGCGCCAAAATTCTTTTATTTCAAAAGCAGGTTTTACAAAATTAACTTTTGTATCTGTTGGTACAAATTCTTCATATATTTTTAGGTATTTCATAAACTATATATTATTATGACATATAAATAATATGGAATTAAACTCAAAAATATATGTAGCTGGACATAATGGGCTTGTAGGCTCAGCAATTGTTAGAAAGCTTAAACAGTTAGGTTATACTAATTTGATTTTTAAATCTTCAAAAGAATGTGATTTGAGAAATCAAAATGATGTATTGGAATTGTTTGAATTTGAAAAACCTGAATATATCTTTTTAGCAGCCGCTAAAGTTGGTGGTATTAAATCAAACTCTTTATATAAAGCTGATTTTATTTATGATAATTTGTTAATACAGACTAATATAATTTCAGCTTCTAATGGTGTTGGTGTTAAAAAACTTTTATTTTTGGGTAGTAGCTGTTTCCCATCTGGGAATATAGTAGCGATGAATAATTGTGAATTTAAGGATATATCAGATGTAAATATAAATGATATTGTAATTGATAGTAGCGGTAATAAACAGTTAGTATCAGCAGTAAATAAGAAAAACATAGAAGAGGATATTCTTCTAATAAAACCATTAGGAATGACAGTAATATCTGTTACAAAAGAACATCCATTTTTATTAAAAAATGGTGAATTTATTAATGCTGAAAAACTTATTATAGGTAATAAGTTAGTTATACCTATTTCTAAATATAAAATAGAAAATTATGTTTCAATAATAAATGATGAATTAGAGATATCAAAAAGAGAAGCATTTAATTACATAAAAAATGGTGGAAAATTAACAGAAACTGTAAAAAAATTTAATTTATCCTATTCCACAATAAGTGGATACATTTATAATGATACAAAGCCTAAATCTATGCAAATACCAATTGGTTGTAATATACATGATGTAGCATGGCTTACAGGTGTGTTTTTAGCCGAGGGGTGGCTATCTGGTGTTAAAACAAATAAAAGGGGTGGGAAACACATTGTTGCCTTCTCACCTGGGTGTAGTGAAAATTTCAAAAATAAAATAGTTCATAAAATAATTAGTGTTTTCAATATCAAACCTATCGTAACAAAAGAGAGAACTTCTTATAAAATTACTATAAATAATAAATTTATTTATTCATTTTTCGAAAAATGTTATATTAATTCTGTACACATGTCCTATACAAAGAAAATACCAGATTTTATTTTTAATTCAAATAAAGATTCTGTTATAGAAGTTATAAAGGGGTATTTTGAAGGTGATGGATGTAAACATATCAGAAAAAATAGAAACAATCAATATACATGTGTTTCATCCAGTACCTCATATAATTTGACATATGGATTATTTCAGTTAATATCAAGATTAGGTATTTTTGCCAGTATTAACTTTGTGAAAAAGAAAAATGTAACAATTATTGAAGATAGAAAAGTAAATCAGAGAAATCAATATAGTTTAAGAATAAATGGTAATTGGGCTATAAAATTTTTAAATATTGTTTTTGGTGAAAATTTATCCTTAAATAAGGAGATAAATAATGGTGTAGAGTTTGTAGAAGATTGTTTTTATGTTCCCATTACTAAAATAAGCACTATAAATTATTCTGGTTATGTATATAATTTTACTGTCGAAGAAACAAATACATATTGTGTAAATAATATTGCAGTGCATAATTGTATTTACCCAAAAATGTGCCCTCAACCTATTAAAGAAGAATATTTACTTTCGGGATATTTAGAGGAGTCAAATGATGCCTACGCTATTGCAAAAATAGCTGGTATTAAAATGTGTCAAGCATTTAATCAACAATATAACACTAATTTTATTTCAGTTATGCCTACAAATATGTTTGGTATTGGTGACAATTACCATCCAGAGAATAGCCACGTAATTCCAGGTCTTATTAGAAGATTTCATGATGCAAAAGTTGCTAATCAAAAAGATGTTATTTGTTGGGGAGACGGAACACCAATGCGAGAGTTTTTATTTAATGAGGATTTAGCGGATGCATGTATATTTTTAATGAATAATTATAAATCATCTGATATAATAAATATAGGAACAGGTAAAGATATGACTATAAAAGAATTAACTGAAATAATAAAGTCAGTAGTTTATCCAGGAGCTAATATAGTATTTAATAATGATGTTAATTTAAATGGAACTCCTAGAAAAGTATTAGATACTACAAAAATAAACACCCTCGGATGGAGTCCGAAGGTGTCGTTTGAAGAAGGTGTGAAAATCGCTTATGAAGATTTTTTAAAATCCTTTATTTCTTAAATAAACTTGATACATATAATAGGGCCATAATACGGTAAGTAATACTACTACTATATTTATCAATTCTTTATCAGTGAAATCATCTAATTCTTCACCACTTATTACTCGCATTGAGTCTATCATCCGTGATATATCATTTGCCATTGATAAAGTGAACATAGAGCCTAATACCAGGTAGTAAAGTATAATTTGTATTAAAATCATATTAAGCTTTTGTTAAAATGGTCTGTCCTTATTTTAGTTATGAAATCGGTAATCATTTCTTGATGTTCAAATTTATTTGGTAAATCTGAATTAATGAATATATCATACATTACTTTTAAATCATCTTCAGATTTATCCATTAAAGTTTGTAAGTCATATTTACCACGCCTGATATCTATCAGGTATTCTCTATTTGATCTAAATATATTGATAGTCTTGTCAGTAGGTATTTCCATAGCAGTTTCAATAATTCTTATATTATGAAGAATATTTTTACCATCTATTTGCTGACCATGTCCTTCTATATCAACATATCTATCAGTATTTCTTTTTTCCAACCATTCCTGGTATTCTTTATAATACTTACAATGTTGAGAATAAGCATCTTTATGAAAGAATAATATGCCAATTGGTTTAGCATCTTTTTCTATTTCCGATAAACAAACATCATTAGCATCTTCACCAGAAGTTATACCACGATACATATAAGTAGTAGAATTAAACAATAAATAACAATCTCTGAAATGATCTATTTTAGATAGACCACAATTCTCTAATACTAGATTATTTTGTATTAGAAATTGATTTAACTTGATTGCATTAGTTTCAAACATTTTTTCATCCTGTGAAGGAAAAGAATAAACAGAACACATATCTTCAACAGACTTTCTTTCTGTCCTATCTTTCTCCCAATTCATTTTCTTTTCTAAACCAGATGCCTTTCTTATTTGGTCTTTAGCATAATTCGCAAAACTATGACGTAGGTTTTTAGTTAAAAACAAATGTTTAAATTTTAGAATTTGCTTAAAAGTATCGGTTATGTGAACTATGCAATGTTCTGGTGCGTAAAGTAATTCTAATAAAGTTGGATTACCAGTAGAACAAGATAGTAAAAACTTTTCTAATTCAAAGTATTTTTCATCTTTGTTTATTTCTAATTCATCTCTATAGCCATTCATATACTTATCATAAGGGTCTTGTATAAAGACACCTTTATAATCGACATCCGAACCAGCCTGGGACTCTGTTTTTTCAATGTTAGTGCCATATGATTGGCTACCAACAATAGTTTTAAATAATATTGTATGTCCGTTAATTTTCATTTCTTTTATATTGTTAGATTAACAAAATTTCTTGCGTTTGTAAACCGCTCATTCCAATTATATCCGGTAGCTGAATTAGTTTTCTTAACAGAAAAATCACCTATTTTTTGGCAAGCTTGTTCAAATGAATTAGCATTAACTAATAATGTGCCAATTCCATTATATCCCAAATGTCGTGAATCGTGTTCGAATTCAATTAAAAATTGCATAATAAAATTTTTTACAAAAATACGCATTTTTTATCAAAAAACAAAGAAAAGAAGCATAAATGTTTTTGATATATAAGTTATGAAATATAATATAATAGGTTTAGATCCTAGTTTAATCTCTACTGGTCTTGTAGTAAATGGAAAATTATTTAATTATTGTAGAGAAAAAGACGCTACAAATAAGAGTGGATTAAGTAAATGGTTTAAGTATGCAGAATCAGAATTAATATTAAGATATATTGATTATAGAGAATATGAAAATTACTCTGATGGTGAATTAATTAAATTAAAAGATTATGATGCAATTACTACTTTAATAATTAAAGATATAGAAGAAAATATAGATAAAACTTTACCAACTAAAATTGGTATTGAAGGATATAGTTTTGGTTCAAACGTTGGTCCATTGATAGATTTAGTGACTTTTTCTACATTATTGAGGAAAAAGTTATTTGATTACATTAGTCAAGATATAACCGTATTTTCCCCTTCATCATTAAAGGTAGAAGCTTGTAAATTAACTTATCCACCTATTAATGAGGGTAAGAAAAAAGAAAAGTGGGTTTATAAAAATAATGAGGGTGTATCTGCTGGTTCTTTTACAAAGCATGGTATGTTTTTAGCAATAGTGGAAAATAATGACTTAAATGATAATTGGAGTAAATTGTGTAAAAGTTTAAAAACTGATATAATGAGTGCTACTAAGGTTCCAAAGCCATTTGAAGACGTGGATGATGCCTGGCTTCTGTTTAATATCCTCAAAGGGAGTAGGGGATACTAAACTTTTAATATATAATTATATACAACAATAGTTTATGATTAAAAATGAATTTATAAAAATAAAAGTATCGTCTGGGCTAAAACAGAATTATTCTGGATTAGGATATGATTTTAAACAAAAAGAAGTTGATTTTAAGATAAGTGATTTAAAAGAAGTTTCAAATCAAAGAGTAGATGTTATATGCGATTTATGTTCGGAAGAATATAATATTCAATATTGTAAATATGTTAAAAATATTAAAAGAAATGGATTTTATTCATGTCAAGGATGTGCCTTAAAAAAGAGGACAGAAATGATGATTAATAATAATTTGTCTTTAAATCCTGATAGTCAAAAAAAGAAAAAGGAAACTTTCATCAAAAATTACGGTGTTGATAATCCGTCTAAAGCAGAAAAGATAAAAATTAAAAAGAAAGAAACTTGTTTAAAAAATTACGGTGCTGAGTCGGGATTGCAATTAAGACATAAAGTAAAACAGGGAATGTTGGATAAATATGGTGTAGAATATCCTCTTCAATCAGAAGTTATAAAGAGTAAAATGTATGAAGATTTGATTGTTAAGTATGGTGTTAGTAATGTTTCTAAACTTATAGATATAAAGAAGAAAAAAGAAGAAACATGTTTTAAAAATTATGGTGTGAATAGTCCAAGTCAAAATAAAGAAATATCGAAAAAACAAATTATTACATATAAAGAAAATTATTTAGAAAAATATGGCGTTGAACACCCAATGCAAAGAAAAGATATTTTTGAAAAAATGTTATTATCTGCTTATAAAATAGTTTATTATAATGAAGAATTATTTAGTCAAGGAACATATGAATTAGATTTTTTGAATTATTGTAAAGAAAAAAATATTATAGATTTAGTTTCAAATGGTCCTTCATTAGAATATGAATTAAATAGCAAAAAACATGTATACCATGCAGATTTTTATATAGAAAAATATAATTTAATCATAGAGGTCAAATCTAATTATACATATAATGTTGATTTAGAGAAAAATTTAGCAAAAGAAAAATATTCAAAATTAAATGGTTATAACTTTTTATTCATAATAGATAAAAATTATGATACATTAAAAAATTATAACTAATAATGAAAAAAGGTGATAAAGTAATTTGTATAAAAGATTATATTCGTATAACGAAAACGGGAATTATTTTAGACAATTTTAAGAAAAATTCTATATATGAAATAGCAGATATTCATGGTGATAGAATCTTTGTTTTTAAGGAAAATAATATAGATTTTAGGAGTTTTAAAAAAAGACCTAATTTTTCTAATTATTTTTCTAAAATATAATATATAATAAAAATAATAAAATTATGAAAGTAAAAAAATTTAATGAAAGTGTTTTTAATACTTTAGTTGACCAACGACTTGATGAGTGTATCTCTATGATAGGTAGTTCTTTTAATTTAGAAGTTAAAGATAAAGAAGCTGCTAAAAAAGATTTAGTAGAATTGCTTGAAAAGCATTATATTACAATAAACCAAGATGATAGTATGAATAGTGGTGAATTTAAATTCTAAAAACAATCCGTAAAACTTACGGATTGTTTTTTTATATAACACCTATGAAGAAAAAGAGAGACAACTTAAAAAAGTATATATCTAGAATAATACAGGAATCTCATAATAATAATATGATAAGACAAACTAAATATGTAGATAATTTCTACTATTGCGAATATAATGAGGAAATATCTAAAAAATTCTATAAGTTTTTAGAATTGGCTTTAAATTTAAAAGTTGATACTACTATCGGTGTGGATAATATATGTTTAAATATAAATTTGTCCGAGTATGATAAATCAAATCAAACAGCAAACATAGGTAAAACGGTTAATAGTATATATGATGATAGTTTTATTACTTTTTATATAACAAAAACAAATTTTAAAATTAACCGGAACCACATGGAAATATGTGGGTATAAAGATAATTTCATATATAACTTATTTAAAGACAAGATTATCCAATCACATGAGCAAAAATCATCTGATATATTTCATACAACTATTAATGATATTTTAGATAAGGTGCCGCATATTGGTAGAGAATATAAAATAGACGAAATCTTGAACGATTAAAACTTTTCGCTTAATTTTATATATCATCTTATATGATTATAAGCGAAATCACACTTAAAAACTTTAAATCTTTCGGCAATAACGAGCAAACATTAAAACTAAACACACAAAGCGGTGAACTAATACTTTTAGCAGGTTCAAATGGTAATGGTAAATCATCTTTGATTGAATCATTTGAATATGTGCTTTATAACTGCGTTAAAAGTGGTAAAAGTAAAAAATGGGCTACTTTGTCTTCTCTTCCGAATAGAATTAATGGAGAGTTATTAACTAAAATAAAGTTTAATTCTGGTGGAGTAGAAGTAGATGTTGAAAGAGGATATGCACCAGCCGTCCTTAAATTGACTGAAAATGGAATTACAAATGAAAGAGCTGGTAAATCTAATCTAAATGATACAATAGAAAAGTATATAGGTTTCGATGTAGAAACATTTAAGTCATTTATTTCTATGTCAGTTAATAATTTTAAAAACTTTATATCACTTTCTAATGAGGAGAAGCAAATACTTTTAGATAAATTATTTAATTTAGAGGTAATAAATATTTTAAATAGTATATTAAAAGATTTAAATAAATCAAATAAAGCTTTAATTTTAAAACATGAAACTGAAATTAATACCTTAGAAGGTTCAATTAATTCTATTCGTGTATCTATACAAAAATCTTTGGAAAAAGAACAAGAAGATATACAAGGTGAGATACAAAGTCTTAAAGATTTAATGGAAGCACAAAAAGGTAAATATGCTGAATTAAAGGAAAAAGTTGAAAAAATTAAATTAAAAGACCAAGAGTTAAAGCAACAAGTAGATAAAGAAAGAGAGCAGTATATGCTGGTGCAAAATGAGGTTAGAAACACTCAAAAAAGCATTGATTTATATAATTGTGGTAAATGTCCTACATGTGAAACGTCTTTTGATGGAGAACATTTTGTTAGTTTATTAGAAACTTTAATTGAAAAAAAGAAATCATCTGACGCAATTAAAGGCGAAATGGAAGCAAATATTGTTTCTCTTAAAGAGAAACAAAAGAAATTGCAAAGTATTTCGGATGAAACTACAAAAGCGTTTAATGATATAACTTATTTGTTGAAGAATTATAAGGCTCAAATTGATAAATTACAATTAAAAGCTAATAATGAAACAAAATCTTCTACTTCGGTTCAAGAATTTGAAAATACTATTTTAGAATTAGTTTCAAAAAAAGAACAAAGTCAAGGAAATTGTGATTTATTTAAAGAAAAAGAAACATATTATAAAGAATTAACGAAAGTATTTTCAGATGAAGGTGTTAAAAAATCTATTATAGCTGGTATAATTAAACCTATTAATCTGTTTATAACAGAGAATATAAAACATATGGGTTTACCTTTTACGGTTCAATTAGACGAAACATTTACTGCTGAAATTAAACAATTTGGAGTAGTAGTTGAGCATGATTCTCTTTCTACTGGTGAAACAAGAAGGTTAAATCTTGCAATTTTAATTGCTTATTTAAAATTGATTAGGACAAAGAGACATATTAATATATTATTTTTGGATGAAGTATTTTCTTCAATAGATTTAGAAGGTATAGAAAGCATTTTATTTTTATTAAAGCAATTTGCTACATCATATAATATAAATATATTTGTGGTGCATCATGCAATTATGAATAGAGAGTATTTTGATAGGATAATACAAATAGATAAAAATGTATTTTCGGAAATAAAAGAATTAGTAAATGAATAAATTAAAAGAAGGTGATACACTAATTTGTCGCAAAGATGTAGTTGATACCATAAGTGGTGATATACTATTTAATATAGGACTTAATTATGTGATAGACTATGTAGGTAGGTTAAATATTGAGGTTAAAGATAATAAAAATGATACTTGGGACTTTTTGACAGATGAAACTTATCCTTCTTATATTTATAAGACATTTATAACTCTTGCAGACTGGCGGGAAGTTCAAATTGATAATATATTAAATGATGAATAAGTTTTATAAAATAAAAAGAAGGTGGAAATCTATAAAAAAGTTTATTATAGTGTTTTTATTATCATTCCTATTAATGGAAATAATAGAGCATAGTATAACTTACTTTTTTAAGATAGATTTACATCAATTGAAATGGGGTTGGATTGGATTTATATTAATATATGGATTTAAATATCATATATTATGTTGTATAATTCCTGGTATATGGACTACTTATAAGTGTAGGCATAAAAATAAATGTGAGCATACTCACTGCGATATATAAAAATGGATAAATATAAAAATTATTACGGAATACTTGGTGTTAATAAGACAGCTACACCAAAAGAAATTAAAACATCTTATTATGCTATATCTATGGATTCACATCCGGATAAAGGTGGTGATGAAAATATATTTAAAGAAATAACAGAAGCTTATAAAGTGTTATCAAATAAAACTACAAAGGATGATTATGATTCTAAATCAAAATTTGGTGCAAATTATGATGAGTTATTAGAGATTTATGATTTTGAGTTTAGTAATGAAACTAAAAATTATGAAAGAGATAATGATATGTATCGTGAGTGGAAAGATAAAGAAGAATTAACTATAATTCTTCATATTGATGAAACTTTTAATGGTTCGATTGAATATGAAAGATATGTTTTGTGTAAGAAATGTGGTGGTTGTGGAAAAGATAATGACTCTAAAATTGCAATTAAAGACGAAACAGGTAAAATTATTAAATATTTTGATGCATCTGAAGGTTGTGATTTTTGTGAAGGAACTGGTAAATGGGGTGAATTAGATTGTTTATATTGTTTTGGTGCTGGTAAAGTAAATGGTAAAGATTGTGATACTTGTAAAGGCGAAAAAAGAATAAAGGGTAAGCAGAAAATAAATGGTATAAAAATAAAAGCAGATAATAAAGATCATAAAATAGAATTTATGGGTCATGTATCAAAAGATATACCAGGAAAAGTAGGACATTTATGGTTAATAATAAAAAAAGCGACTGAATAAGTCGCTTTTTTTATTATTAAAAAGTTCTAGTTATAGTAGCTGCGGTGTTAGATGCTGGGTTAGTAAACATATTACCACTATTTGCTGGTGTATAAACACTGCTCGAACTACCAATAGTATCTACATCTATTGTTAATACTATATTACCAACATAGTTGTAATTAGCATTAGTGTAATCAATATAAGGAGCGATAGCTACATATGGATAATATATTGTTTGATCTATATTTGATTCTGTTGCATACTGTAAGAACGGAATCATATCTACTTCATAAAAAGACATATTTGTTATAGATGCACTTAAACTACTATACATATATAAATCGAATGATTTCTTGTTATAAAAGTATTCAGTTTTAGTTAATACGCTAGTTAATGCGTGATTGAATGAACCAGGTGAAGCAGCCCAACCTACGCTCTCATTATAAGAAGTATTGAGTATTCTTATATTAGTAGCTTGATGTGGTTCAGTAAATGTCATATCAACTTGGTAATATCTATCAGATTCAGTATTTAATTTAACATTTGTATTGCTTATAATTAATTCACCACCTTGTAAGTTTAATAGTTCTGAAGTTGGATCAGTCATGTTTGATTCTACATCAGTTGTGCCATATGTATTAGAATATGTCCAGCTATTATTTAATAAATTATCTAAACCTACATATGCATTAGTAGAAGATACTGGATTTTCAAAATTACCGCTATCTGGTATTAGATTATTGTATATTGTTGACTTATTACCCAACATATAATTAATATTATTATTACCTATTTTAAAATATGAATTAGAACTTAATATATCATAAGTAGGTGAACCATAAATATTTTGATAATTATATGTATAAGGATATTCACCGCCACCACCACTTATAAATGTGCTAAATATAGTGCTTTTTTTATTTAAATTAACTTGTGATTGTGTTGAATAATTAACATCAATCCAAGATAGATATAATGAAGAATTTGCTTGACCTACATTATTATCTTTAAATGAGAAATTTTGAACTAATCCAGTATTATATGTAGCAATGCCACCAGTTATAGAATAAGTTCCAATAGAAGACATAAAATGCCCACCATCAAATATACCATCTATTAAATGCGAATTAGACATTTCAGCTATATATGGATAACCTTTAAATAATCCATAATTCCATATACCACTAAAATAACCACATAAAAATCCACCTGAAAGCCAAACATTTTTGCTTAAGTAAATAAGGTGATTTTGTGAATCTTTTGTTATTTCAAGTATTGGTGAAGTTAACGTATATTCCAATACTATTGATGAATTATCAACATAAACAACTTTGAACTTATCTTTTAATAATTTTCTTATACCATTTACATCTATTCCAATTACATTACCAACACTCACATAATCACCTATATTAAATATAGTTGTTATAGTTGTGTCTATAAATTTTAATTGTAATCTATGTGTATATTTGCTAATTTTTATATAAGAAGCTACAGGATATAAATCACAATAAGTTAATGTATCATCATTTCTATAACCATTTTCCCATATACCATTTTCCCATACTCCACTATAGAACATACCATTCCCATATTGTAATCCAACACCAATATCACTTGTTAAAGTTAATGCTGGTAAAGATAAAGTTGCGGTAATAGAAGGTGAAGCACTTGCGCCATATACATTATATAATTTATTATTATATAATGGATTATATGATATAAGAGATTCATTTACGGTAACTGATAATATAGAAACTTGCTCTGCTAATGAATTACCAGAAGAGCTTTTAAGTATCTGTAATTTTGTATTTGTAAATCCGCTAGTCCAGTAATATATATCGTCTTTAGTATAGCTTTTTGTTATAGTAGATGTTCCTACCGCACAATTTGTATATGAAACAGTATAGCCCATTTGAACTCCTATTTGAACATTATTTGGCATACTTGTTATAGATAATGTTAGTGGATAGTCAATATGCACTATAACTTTTACAGTATAATTTGCATAATCAGTAAATACATTATTTGAGAACACACCGCCACTTTGAATCATTCCAGTCAAAGGATATGATGTATAATTATTTGGTTGATTTAACTTATAATTATTTGCTGGAATTGTAGTCACATTGACATGTGCAAAGGTGTATAATCCACCTGAATATGAATGTGCAGGATAATATGTTGTGACAGTATATGTAGATGAATATGTCCATGTGCCTAATACAGCCCAACCTCTATTATCACCACCTGCAGCATATGTAAATGTAGGATCATATAATACTTCTGGTGAACTTCCTGTGAAGGCATTCATCAAATGTATAGAATTATTATTAGAAGCTGAAGCTATATTATATAATACAGATTGTGCCATCGGATCAATAATCTGTAACTGTGTAGAATCTATAGTTGAAGTTCCAAAGTTTGAACCATACCAGTTACCATTTCTCCATAAACCAGATTCCCAATATATATTTTCAGCAGTTCCATAATTCCATGTTCCTTTTCTCCAGATTCCACCTAACATATAACCACTGTTAAACTTACCATCTTTCCACTCCGATATATAGAATGCGCTATTATTAAATACACCATTAATCCAAACACAACTATTATTGAAATTAAATGATAGTGTATTAGAGTTAGTGCCTCCTGATAAACTTTGATCAATAAAAGGATTAAATGAGCTACTATTAAATTCTCCACTAATGAAAGAACCATTTAACCAAGCACTATTGTAGATAATACCTGAGCTATGTGAGAAAGTTCCACCTAACCAAAGCATATTTTGGAAAACAACGTTATTTGTGATTTTTTTAGTATCTGTTGCTCTTAATAGCTCTGTGTAAACTCTTTGATTGGGATTACCAATATGTGCTTGTGTAACAACATAGCCATCTAACCATATACCATAATAGTTATTAGTAAATGAGTTTACAAAATTGATTTCATTTTTAAAACTCGCTGTTGTTGAACTACCATTAAATTTACCATTTGTAAATACACCTGAATACCAAAATTTACCATTAAATATACCACCATTAAACTCACCATCATACCAAGTTGAGTTGGTAACAAATACTGGTTCGCCAAATTGACCTCCGTTAAATTTACCATATTCCCATGAACAATTCTCTACTCTTATATCTGTATCTAATGATACTATACTTATAGTAAATCCAGTGCCAGTACTTGTTGTATTTGGTATAGTATTATAATTTCCTATTGCATAATTATTACCTTTTTCGTCTATTGTGTAACTTACAATATGTCCGATTGAGTTATTATATAGACTAGTTGAATGTGTAGTTGTTGAAGGTGTATAACCAGTTCCATAAGATGATAGTGTAAATGAAGTCACATTACCAATGTAACCCACTGATAGCACTTGACCAGATGCAGGTGTTGTGCCATTACTTATTGTAAATGAATCACCTACTATATAGCCTAAGCCTGGTGAAACAATAGATGCGTCTATTATTGGACCAGAATTACCACTATAAAGAATAGAGCTATATGTACCCGAAGCTGAAAATCCAAATCCATTGCTTAATATAGTAAATCCGGTAACAGTTCCGCCAGTACTAACTGATATTCTACCTCTTGTTTGTGAGGTGTTAGAAAAGTTATCAATATAGGCTAATTCGCTAGAGGTGTAACCAGTTCCGCCAGAATATATATTATATGTTAATATACTAAAAGTAGGTGCGGCACTTACTGTTAATACTCTTAATATAAATCCAGAGCCAGCAGTATTACCAACTGCATTTATTTGTAAAGTTAGTCCACTAGCATTGCTTACACTATTAATTGTTCCTGTGGCTGTGTTATCACCACCTATTATGCTAAATGTATCACCTATATTAAATCCATATCCAGGATTTAATATACTTGTTGAATAATGTGATACATTACTTGAAGTGTAACCATAGTATGATAAAAATTTGCCATTATTGAATATACCATTTTTCCATTTAGCAAATCCGTCAAATCTACCTCCATTAAAAGTGCCATTATACCAAGTAGATTGTGCATCATCGCCAAAACTTGTAAATTCTCCATCGTTAAATACTCCATTATACCAATGTATAGTTGAAGCACCGCCTATTATAGCACTTTCGACAGTTCCGTTATACCAATATGTTTGTGTGGCACCTACACTTAAATTCGGGTAATAACCCATAGTGGTTATTAAATATGGTGAATTTTTTAATCCCAGTATACCATTATTCCATATACCACCATACCATTTTGAATTATATAGTCTACCATTATTAAATACACCATCTATCCATACTGAATTATAGAATTGTCCGCTATTAAATATACCATCTCTCCAAGAGCGATAATAACCTACGCTATAATCATCATATGATGTTAATGTAATTGACGTATCATCCGAATTTACAAAATAACCATTATTAAAAGTGCTATTCAACCAATATCCGTTATTAAATACTCCATTTGAAAAAGTTTGTCCAGAAAATATATTATTAAATGAAATAGCATTATTCCAAGTTGTGTTCAAGATGTGTGATTTATATATAACACCACTGTTTATAGCATTGAAATCATCTTTAAATAAAGTATTTATAAATCTTAATTTATCTATATTACTTACAGTTAAGTTTTGATCAGTATTATCAAACGTAGAATTGTATATTGTTGAATTATTTATTAAAATTGTTTTAAATAAACCAGATTCTATCGTTGAATTTTCTATTTTAAATCTATTTACACTAATATAATTTGGTAAAAATCCATTTATAGAAAATACACCACCAGGTGTCAGTCCTAATATATTATTAGTTACTTCTGTTAAATACAATTGTCTCCAAGTAGATACAGGTGTTATATATTCTACTTTAAATGTTCCAGAAAATTTTGTAACATTTGAATAAATATCAGTATAGTCAATACCGTTTAACCATATATAGTCATCTACATCAAATGTATCATATTGATTATATACATCAGTAGTTAATCTAATTATTAAAGAATTTGTTGAACCAAATGGCATTGATATGCCTAAATTGTCACCATCTAATTGTATTTTAGACGAGATGCTATTAAAACTAGAACCACTTTCCCAAGTAGAGTTTAATAATAATCCACTTTCGAAATCAGCTATGGATAACATAGTATCAGTAAATAAATTATTTACTGAATATGGTGTGATAATGCTATTATTAGATGTAATTGTAGAGCCTGATTGATACCATGCTAATGTACTTCCTAAATCAATATCAATTGATGGTAGTTCGGTTGTATTTGCTGTATGTGTAGTCGAATAAATAGAACCATCAAAATTTATAGAAGTTTTGTATAAGTTTTCATTTTTATTCTTTCTAGATACAATTATTGGATCTGTTGATAGTTCTGGATTATTAAAATAGTCTAGTATATACTCATTCTCTATATTTAGATAAACTTTATTTTCATCGTTAAATGATGTTAAATATAAATCCTTTTTAATTTTATCAATATGTATAACTTCAAAATTTTGCATCCTTAATAAATCTATTTCGGATATAAATAATTTTAAAATTCCTCTTAATGAGACTCCATCAATAGTATAACTCCATAAATCTGCCTTTAATATATTTACACCATTTTCGGAATTATATGTACCACTTGCTACACTATTCTTAATTTGATTAGAGGATAATCTACTTGTCTGTACTTTGGAATTAATAATATTAGAATCTAATATGCTAGAATTAGATAGCAATGCTGTGTTAAAATCGCAAAATTTATAATAACCGCTTTTAGAAGCTATTGAATAAGAATATGATAGTCCATAATATACGTCTAAACTACTTATTCCATAATTAGTTAAACCTATATTACAATTATTGAAATTACCATTTATTATACTTGCTTGTTCTATATTAGAATCTATGATATAGTTGAACCCAAACCCTTTGTTATTTGAATAATCAGTTGTTTGTATTGGTACTCCATTTGAATTTATGTAACAATAATAATTTTGTAAAAATTCTGTATCACTAAGATTTGTAGGAGAATTAAAGTTTATGCCTCTAGAAGGTGTTCCTGAATTTATAGTTGAGTTAACGACAGATACCGGTGTGTTTTCATAAAATTGTGCATTTAATAACGCAGTATTAGCATTACCACTATTGGTATTGTTATTATTTGTTTTTGAATTTAATACTCCATTTTTCCAATTAGAATTTATAAAAATACCAGAATTCCATTTAGCTGAATTACCATACCAATTTATTTGGTCTATATATGTTCCAAATATACCATCATTCCACGTTCCCTTAAATAATCCATTTCTAAAATTTAATTTAGAAATGTATGGTTTATTTGATGGTATATCAAAGTTCCATTTATTTAGGGTTTCACTATATGCATATACACCTCTTGATTTTAAAGTTGTATTGTTAAATATAATATCTTCACCTATTATTAGTAATTTTCCATTATTTGTAAGTGAATATGTTGGTGATCCAGTAGTTGCAAATGGTATAGAAGAAGTGCCTAAAAAATTTCCTAATTCAAACCATAATGATACACCACTTGAATTTGATAATCTTTGATAAAACCCAGAATTTGCAATACCACCATATTCTCCAAATATAGAATTTGTTGACCCAGAAAATGTTGAATCTACAAATGCTATATTATTTGATAGTTTATATTCAAATTTATTATAAGTATTGTTACTTACATTATCGTAGGAATTAATGGTGGTATTATTAATATAATCAAATTCTCTTTGAGAAGATATATGATATACCTTAATATACTCATCTATATTATTTATTGATGAAGGTAAGTTGCCTGTGTAATCTATATCTAATGTTACACGGCATCTATCTATATCTAAGATTGTATAACCATCTATTCCAGCTGAATAATTACTGGAAGAAATAAAATTATCAGAATCGTAATTACCATTAATTATAAACACCTTATCACCAACTACAAAATTAGTGGCGAATTCAGAATAAAATACAGTTTTCTTATAACCGTTATAATTAACTGAATCAACATAATTAAGTAAGCCAGAAGCAAATTTTCCCATCTTATATATAGACCTTTATTCTATATATAAAATAATACTAGTCTTAGTAATTAGATTTTACATATTCCACTAATTTAACTAGATTAGCAGAATTTAATGGATATTTATCTACCAAAGATTCCAAGAATTTAGTTCTACCTTCTTTATATAAGTCACCAGCAAATTTATATTCATAATGTATACCGCTTTCCCATTCTAATAGGGAATCGAAGTCTCTTTCAACAATATTCATATCATATTTGTTAAATTTTTCTGATAAATAATTTTCTCCATTATGTAATGCTGTATCTAAAATAGCTTGCTTAATATCTAATATGTGAATATCTTTCTTTTCTAAGCATAAAGAGTGAAAAAATTCAGCCGATTTAGTTTCATTATCAGTTCTAGTGGGATCATAAACTATATCATGAAACAAACTAGCTAATAATAATTTTTCGGTAGTTTTCTCATTTAATTTTCCTGCAATATAATCATTTGTAATCATGTTGTTTAAGTCAACTAAATGATTTAGGTTATGATAACCTCTATGTGGTTCGTTCCACATTTCTAAAAGCATATCAAGATTTGCTTTTATTTTATATTTTTCCAAAAGTGTGCTAAAGTTCATAAAATAATTATTTTCTTATATATTTATAATTTAGTTCTACAAAGATACGATTTTATTTTGAAAAGTTAGAATTATTTCTTATTTTTGTAAAAAAATAACTTATGCTTAAAGTAGGACTTACTGGTAATTATTGTTCTGGGGTAGATGAGATTGCTGAGATTTATAAAAACCTTCAAATACCTATATTTGAAGTTGATTTAATTATAAAATTTATGTTTTATAATAATTCTGAATCAATTAAAAAAATACAAAAAGAATTTGGTAAAATAGTATTTACCAATAACATATTAGATATGGTTGCTTTTAATGAACCAACTAAATTTAGAAGATTATTAAAAATAATTGAATTAGATTTAATTGTTGCTTATGAAAGATGGAGACAAGTTAATCAAAAAGCAAAGTTTACTATATTTAAATCATCTATATTATTTGAATCTAATTGGAATAATATAATGAACTTAAACATATCAGTATTTAAACCAAATGGATTAAGAGTTGAAGCTATACAGCGAAAGAATAAAATGAAGTCATCTGACGCTTATAGCTTAATTGATACTGAAATGGATGTGTTTCAAAAGAATAGATTATCTGATTATACAATCAATAATTATCCAGCATATTGTGATAGTGTTGAGAAACAAATTATAGCTATTAATAAATCTATAATGACTAAAACATATTCTTCAATTATCTCAACATAAAAAAAGCGGCTATATAGCCGCTTTTTTTATTCTGGTTGCTTAATTTTTATTATAAAATCTTCACCTTTCTTAACTTGTTCTTGAAAAGAACCTAAAGCCTTTGAAATTAAAGCCCTATCTAAATCATTAAAAATATCAGCATTATCGTAGCATACTTGAACTGCATTGATTATAATATTCAATGCCATAGTAGTATTAATAGTTGGTGTATTGAGGATTTCTTTTATTTCTTCCATTTGTTGTTTCATTTCTGGTGAAACTTCCATTTCTGGTGCCAATTCGGCGTTTTGAATTTGTTCGTTCATAAATGTTTATATTTTTATTTATATATCAATTGTTATATTGTCTATATTGAGCCCTAATTTTTCAGCTTGTAGCCTCAGTGGTTTTCTAATAATCTCTAAGAAGGTTGATTTAATTTTACTCTTAAACTTATTTAGTCTAATTACTTCTCTCATATCATTATTCAAATCACCATTAGAGTTTGGTAAATAAGATGCCATTCTTAATTTATTATTAAAATAATTTATATCACCTATAAAATCATGTTCAATAGCATTTGGGTTAAGTGTCTCGTAAATAAATTCACCACTATCACCCTGTGGTAGAAACACATTTTTATTAAACGGTATTTGTTCAGCTCCATCTATCGTGACTTTACCAGTGTAATTATCAATGTCCCAATTACTCAGATGTGTTTCTATGAAAGTTCCAATAGATTCTTCAGCTTTTTGTTTAGATAGACCTTTTATCGGAATTTCATATTTATTAGTTGTTGACGATATTTTAATATTATACATAATCATACAATTTTCTATCATTGATAATTGATTGTATGGTTTCATTAACCTTTCAACATATGATGTTTCTGAGTCTGAATAGGAAATAAATATAACTTGTGAATCATATAGAATTCTTTTTAATTGCTCATCTTCTGGATATTGAATCCAATAATTTCCATGTTCTTTAGCATACGCTGGTACTAACGTAGCAGGACTTAATCTACTGAATGATAATATGTTTTCTTTTTTATCATCCCATATAATTTCTAATGAAATATAACCATCTATCATTAAATCTCTAAATGTGTTAGACATATTAATTTCATTATCAAAACCTAATTTTTTAATTAGTTCCTTGAATATTGGACGAATGTTAGCTTCATCTTCGCTGCTAAATGTGCCTAATCTAATAGAAACATTTATACATTCATTACACATTATGTCTAGATAATATCTAATTTCATCTTTAATCGAATATTCCCTTAATATTCTTTTCTTATCCGCATAAGATTTGTCTTGGTATGGAATTTGTTTCATTTTATTTCATTTTTATACAATTTTATATTAATTAATTAATTAAAGTTTAAAAAAAGATTAAATGGTGTTGTTTATGATTCGTATCATGACGCTTCAAAAGCATTAAACATCCACATCGTTACAATAAGATGGAGATGTTTAAGCAAAAACCCTAATTTTATTAATTACATATTAATTTGATAATGGTATATCTATTTTTTCCGCAGATTGATAACCAACTAATTTTATATCTTCATATGTTATATCATAAATGGATTTATTTGCTATTACTAATTTAGGTAGAGGGTATGTTTTTTGTTTCAATTGTTTTTCTACACCTTCCATTTGATTAAGATAAATATGACAGTCACCGCCAGATAAAATCAATTCATCTGGAACCATATTAACTTCTTTTGCTAATAGCTGTAAAAGTAAACCATATGAAGCTATATTAAATGGTAAGCCTAATGGCACATCAATTGATCTCATATTGAATTTTAAACTTAATTTTCTTTTTGGAACATTTTGTTGATCTAATTCATAGTCTTTCCAATCAACTTTATATTTTGGATTTTGATACGCTGTGTCAAAATACCATTTATTTCTTTCTTCCGTAGACATTTCTCTTGTATAACATTGAAACAAATAGTGGCATGGTGGCAAAACCATTTGTTCTAAATCACCTACATTCCAAGCGTTTACCATTAATCTTCTTGAATCTGGATTTGTCTTTAAATCTTTGATTAAGTTTGCTATTTGATCTACCTCAAGTGTATGTATCTTCATTTCTGTATTATCAATACTTGTCCATTTTCTCCATTGTTTACCATAAACTGGTCCTAATTCACCCCATTTAGCGGCAAAATCATTATCAGTTTTTATTTTTTCAATAAATTCTTCTCTTGATAAAGGTCTAAAATTAACAAGTTCAGTAGCATGTGCCATAAAAGATAATTCACCAAGTGAATCATATCGCGAATTATGCTCTTTTGTTGTTTTATTAACATAATTCTTATATGCATCTCCAACCCAAATATAACAACCATTATCTACTAAATATTTTATATTTGTATCACCTTTAAGGAACCAAAGAAGTTCTACAACCATGGCTTTCCATGCCATCTTTTTTGAAGTCATAAGAGGAAATCCCTCTTGCATATTAAATCTCATATCATAGCTGAACACAGATTTAGTTCCTGTTCCTGTACGATCTGATTTTTCTGTACCAAATTCTTTTATATGACGGATTAAGTCAAAGTATTGTTTATCTACACTATTCATAAAAATTATAAGCATAAATGAGAAAAAGTTTAAAAATAAAAAAAGCCGCACAAATTTGTGCGGCTTTTTATTTTGTAATTTAAATTATGCTACTGCTAAGTAAATCTTGCGATTCATTCTTTCGATAGCTATAACCTTTACTTTTACTGTTTGACCAGCATTGAAAGTTTTTTCAGCTTTTTCTAATTCAGAGTTATGAATCAATCCAATTGTTTCATCGTCTAAGAAAATGAGTGTTCCAAATTGTTTGTTTTCTTTCACTTTGCCTGTTAAAGTTTGTCCAATCTTAATATTATCCCACAAAGTTTCTCTTAAAATTTGAGTTAAGATAATCTTAGAATCCTTTATTATTTCCTTTATGTAGAATTGTATTTCATATCCCGAAGGAATTTGCTTAATCTTTTCTTGCCACTCTGGATCTATATTCGTTTTGTGAATCATACCTGTGAGACAAATATCACCATTTGAATTGGAAGCGAATTCAACGAATACGCCGAAATCAGTGGTTCCTGTTACGCTACCTGTGTAAACTGTATTTGTTTTTAATTCCTTTATTGCTTCTGGAATCAAAGATTGTAAATACTTTCTTCTTGAAACGATGTAAGTTCCTTCTTCTCTCGAAAAAGATTCTATCATTACCGCAAGTGTTTTACCAACAATTGTTTCTGGTTCAGAAAGTCTGTTAATACCTGCAAGTGTGTTCGGCATAAACCCTGGTAAAATAATTGTGTCATATTGTAACTCAACATTGTAACCAGCCGGTGTCATTTCTTTAATGAAGGCGACAATACTATCTTCTTCTTTTAGAGCTTTAATTGTGTCGTGCGCTCTAGTCTCGTAGAGTTGTGCTACAGAACCTTCGATTAAGTAGTTTCTGTTGTTAACCTTTGAAACTAATAAATCAACTTCATCTCCAATATTGAGTGATTTGAAATATTTAAGTTCATTTGGTTTGTTATCAACTCTGACATAATCTTTGAAACCTCCTTCGAACATAAGTGATTCTTTATTCATACCAACATAAATTAAGGTATAAACCTCCCCTTCTTGGGGAACATTTACTACCATAGAATCGTAGAGTGAATTAAGTAAGGCTTTTTGTATTAAAAGCTCTTGATTTGATTTTACCTCGTTATCGAAGTCAAAATCAACGTCTGTGTTGTTGGAAAAATACTTTTTCCTTTTTTCGTTGTAAATAATGGTTTTGCCCATTTTTATTTGTTTTTAAAGTGTAATAGCAATATTGCTGTTAATATTTAGTTAAAATTACAGAAAAGTTTTGAAAAAACAAAAGTTTTTAGAATTATTTTTTTTGTTATTCATTTTCTTTCTTTAAACCCATCTTAGCGATATAATCTCGGATGCGGATTGCGTCTTCGTATTTCTCTAATTTAAGACATTCTTCAAGTTTTTTATTTAAATCCTCTAAAATCTTTTTGGGATTTTTCTTTTTGCTTTTATAAGAATCATCAAAGATATTATAATAATCGTTCATCTCCTCAATATCCTTAAAAATAGGTATTGGGCTGTCTTCTAAATCACTTAATTTTTCACTTTCGACTAATAATTTAAGGAATAAGTCATTGAATGCCACATTGTCTATAAGATATTTGGCTAAATGATTTGGACGATTTTGAAATATTTTTAGTAGTTTTACTAGATTTCTGTATATTCTATCTTCTGACATAATTAGTATATTTTTAAGTGCTTCTAAAGTTTAAATCTTTGTAAAATATAAATTATAATAGTAATTATAAGAAAATTTAGAACTAGGTTTCTCTTGATTAAATGTTATAGTATTAACCATTTTAATGGTATCATTTTTTGCGGTATATATTGATATTAAATTATTTGAATCCGCAATTTTTTCAGTAAATAAATTACTATTTTGTAATAATGGTATATTAATATTATAAGTATTATTTCTTATAGGACTATTTAAATCATTATAAGTAATAAATAAATCTATATTGGTTAATTGGTAAAGTTGCACTAAGTTATCAACAACATACTGATTTATGGCATAATTGATGTCGTTATTTAAAGTTATATTATTTGAAACACCTTCAAATGTCCTATACTTTTTAAGAGTTGCAAATAAAAAATTTTTTAAAATAGCGCCGTAATTTACTGTTAATATCCAAGAAGTGTTTGCGGAAAGTTGTGTGTTCGTTTGTGACTTATTTATTACTAATGAGCTATTAGTAAGTTTATCCGAATTAGTATTATATATTTTTGGACCTAATAATTGTTCGGCTGTTAAATTTAACTGCTCATTATTAATATTCTGATAGTAAATTATATTTTGATTTTCGATAGAAATTGAACTATCAAATTTTACTAATTTTGAGGCAAAAAAAGATTTCTTCTCTTTCATCGAAAGAGTTCCATAAACTTTATTATATGTAAATTCTGGTGATATGTGCGTTATTTTCATATTATGATAAATTTTTTGGTGTTATAGTTATAGGATTAAATGATACAGTAGAATCAATTAATGCTGTTGGTATATTAGTAACAAAAACAGGTATACATTCAGTGTGATATTCAATATCCCAACTAGATTTAAATATAAATATATCTGTTGTAGTATATCCAAATTCATCTAACATAGGATATATTGATTTCAAATTAGGTGAATTTTTCAATTTTAATTGACTACCATTTCTATTTACCTTAGATATTACTGTTTCTTTCAACATACCAAAATTGGTAAGGTCAGTGTCAAATATAGTATTAGTAGAATATGTTAATCCTTTTTTAAATAAATCAACAGTTAAAAAGATTGGATCATAATAACCACTATGTCTATATAAAGTATTATATATTTGGTTAGTTAATCCTGAATAATTTGGTATAGGTTCTGTATCAAATGTATTTTTCTCAATAACAGAAGCTAAATGTAAATTATTATAAAAATTCTTTTTGCTCAAAGATGGCACCGCTCCATTATTTAAAGTTAAACTTGGTTTAATTTGACTTGGTTTTAAAGTCATCGGCACTTTAATTAAAGAAGAAAAGCGACTTTTAACCATATCTGGTGTATCTATTTTTAGTATAGAACTTATATTATCAAATGATGTTATTTGGTTAAAATCATGTATCTTTACTTCATTATCATCAATGATAATATATTTTACCTTATTTATAAATCCATAGTTATTCTGAACATCATTAACTGCACTTATTAAATTATTTGCTGTTAAATTTGAATATAAATCTTTATATAAATCATCTCTATCTGTATTTGATAAGTTGCCTAATGTATTATCATTTATATAAATATTTAATAAAATATTTTTATATTTTTTATTGATAAAGATATAAATACCATTATCTAATGTAGAATTATTTATATTACTATTACAAATATAATACCTATTATTAAAATAAATAATGTTATTGGAATTAACGGAACTACCATATACATAATTAGTGCTAGGTGTAAATGTATATAGCTGTATCCAATCAATAGACGAGTCTGGTGTCACTCCTAATGTTGTTATAGTATTGGTATAAAATAATGAATTATTATAAATAACTAAATTACTTGGATAATAGATTTGTATTGGACTCCAAAGATTTACTACGCTCCATTGCACATTTGGGCTACCAAATGAATCATAGTAATTAGATTTAGTCCAATTATTTGTTGAAGGAGTATATATATTTGAACTAGTATTTGAAATCCAAACTTGATTCTGATATAATACTACATCACCTATATTATAAGTTGCACTAGGATTATAAAATGTATTTGTTGTTGTCCCATTATTATAATAATATTCATTATAATTAAACACAATATTTGATAAACTAGGCGTAGCTCCAGTATATGTAGAGTATGTATTTAATGGTGACCAAAAAATTGTATTAATAGTAGAATAAGTCCAATTAGAACTATTTCCTGGATTTATATTTGGATCTTGTATAAAAGAATTAGTTATTGACGTATATAATATCTCTTGATAGGTTACAAAGCTTCCTAAATCATATTCTTTCTCATATTTCCAGTTATCTACAATACTCCAATTCATTAAATTATTTGAATAAGTTAATGATATTTGATTAATATTTGTTGTATCCGTTTCTATTGTTGTATTATTTTTAGATAATAAAATAGTAAACTTATAATCGTCATAAGTATTATTATTTGTTGTATTAATATTTTGAATTATACCATTTGAAACTTTTACACTACTTACATCAAACGCTTTTATTTTTAATCCTTTAAATAAAGTTATATTTGGTATATCACTATCGCCACTATTAAATAATGAAAATTTACTAATATTATCAATTAATGTTGAATTATTTAAGTAAACTTTCCTATCAAAAAATATACTAAAATAATCATAACTTAAATCCAAATATTGGTTTATATCAAAATAATAATTTTGATCGATAGAATTATTGCTAATTTGTTCTACATGCAGACTATGGAAAGCATAACTAATTGTAGAAGAATTGATTGAATAAAAATAATCTAAATTTCTATTAATTCTTTTTGGTTGAGTTAAGAAAGTATCCGCTGTTTTATTATGTAATTCGGCTGTAAATGAATTATTTAAATAATATGGATAATCATTACTAGATAATGAATTTTTAAATCCCCATTTAGTATGCTGTGAATTTTTTAACCACAATTTATTTAAATTATAATTATTATTCTCATCTTTGTCTATTTTAAAGGTTTCATTATTTGCGGTGTAATGTGACGAAGCTGGTATATTTGCTACTAAATTATTAACAGTAAAATCTACTTTAGTTCTTGGGAAGTCTATACTTTCCAAGTTCTCCATGTGCATTTTTGGCTCATCAGTCTGTATAACTGTATTCTCTATTTCATATTCATGGTTTGCAAATTTTGTGTTAACAATAGTTTCGTCAAAATATTTAATATCAGTAAACTGTAATTTATAAATTGGAAAAGATACAGGTGTATTATTAGATGTAGTAGAGAGCATATCAATAGTGGTATTATATGCAGGGTCTGGATAGTTTATATAATAATTAAGCGTAGTTGAATTTATTTTGAATCCATAGTCAGAATAGATATAATAATCACCATTATCATATTGTAATGTGTGATATTGTTCTCCTATCTTAATCAACCATACATCAGCGGTATTCCAATCATCTATTACAAATGAACTACCATCTAAATAAGTTATTTTATTATTAGAGTCTATTGTAATAACACTTTTATTTATTAAAGCTTGTTTACCAGTCAAATCTATGTCACTTAATATTATCCAATGATATGTATTAAATCCAGCAATATTTACTGGGACTTTTACAACTTCATAAAAATTACCAAGTATTTCTATGAAAATCTTTGATTGTTCTAATGTCTTATCAGTAAATGGTTTGTTGAAAGTGCTAGTTAGTATATTACCACTAAGTATTTCACAATCAGACACAACTATAGAAGCTAAATATGTAGTAACAGATTTAGATAAAATCATATCATCTAAATAAAATCCGCTATATCTATTTATGCTCCAAGGTCTTAGTGAAGTAGGAGTTGCTGGTGTATCATTAAATAAAAAATTCATGTTGAATATATTTGGATAAACAATATGATTCTTTTTAAATCCGTCATATATAAACTTTTCCAAATCATGGAATGCATTTTCGTAATCTAGTACATCATCAAAGTAATAAGGGCTTTTTGTATAACCACCTTTTAAATAGTCAATGCCATTCCAATAAGAAAATTGTAATTTTCTAAAGTCTATTTCAAATCCAGTATCCGGAAAAGCTGTATTATTGGTTATATTATTATATAACCATTGACCTAATTCTGTTTTATTCGTTAAATCAAATATTTTAACACATTTTAATTTATTTAAAATTTCCGAACTAAAATTATTTTTAGTTACCGTTGTTAGACCAGCGCCATCTATTCTAAAAATTATAAAATAATTTGGAATACCAGTTTTTGAAGCATATAATGGCGCAAAATATTCAAAATCTTCTGGATAAAATTTATTATCGGCTATATCTTGGCAACCAGAAATATATAAATCATCTAATTGCTTATCAAAAGAATTAAACATTATATTACTATCATTTTCGTATTTAACAGCAAATGCAATTTCTGGATCTAAACCATAGAAAAAATTAGGCAAAAGAGCGTCATAATAACTATCTTTATTAAATTGGAAATTCTTGTATATACTATTGGATAAATTACTATTACTTTCTATACTATCTAAGTATAAATTATAATTACTATCAACTGTTATTTTGATATTTGTACTTAATCCAACATTTGTCTTTATTAATGAAAATGATCTCATTTATTTAATTTAATTTTAATTATTATGCTGTGCGTATAGCGGCATTAGAATTACTTTGAATACTATTTACTCTATTTAGTGTAAACTTAATAGTAAATGTAAATGGTGAATTATCTGCTTGATTATACATTAGAAATTTCAATTCCTTTATATGTCTAACATTTTGACTTACTCCATTTAATATAATATATTGATAATTTGCACCACTTTGACTATTATCTAATGCATTCATTTTAAAATAAATATTTATAGGAATATTTATTGTATTAAGAGATGTTAAATAATGTACTTGTTGTGTATTAGTTTCTTGTATATTAGTTAATTGTTGAACTGATGGGTGAATACTAGTTAATAATTTATTTGTTGAAGAAATTGAACTAGTTGTATCTATCCATTTTGAGCTATCAATCAATGATTTATTATTACCTATAAAGGATAATACAGAAGCATCCGAATATCCTATATTGTATTCAGGTGATGATAATATATCAGTAATTGAGTTATTACCATTTGTTGCAAATAAATTACCTATATTTTGACTTAACGGTGTAACTGTTGTTTGATTTACTGAATCATAGTTGACGCTCCAAAAAAATTGATTATCTATTTGAGTTTTTGAAACACCAGTTACATCACTAGTTATTAATTCATCTTGGTCATCTACCCAAAATACTTGAGGCACCGCACTATTATACACGTCACTGTTAACACCAGACGTATATGTAGTGCTAGATAATAAACCTAATGTGCTATTCGGTGTTGAATTAGCAACTGTAATAAAGAAATCCTTAACTACATAAATATTATTGGCATAAACTCTACCAGATGGAACACCAGGACCAACAAATGGAAATAAATAATCTTCACAATTAACCGTAAAGTTTAATACAGTATTTTTTTCAACAATAAATTTATTGCTATTTTTAAATACCGTAACAACTAATTTGCCTTGTGCATTTGTTATAACTGCTTGTAATTCGGCAATTTTATCGGTTAATGATTTTAAATAATCCATCAAATCTATTGAATTGCCATTTACATCTTTAAATCCTGATAAAATTTTATCAGAAGATAAATAATAAGTAGAGTTATTAACAACAGTTTTTTGAGATAATAAATCATTTAATCCATTATTATTTAGAGTGGTTAATAGATTAGCTTTAATTGCCTCTTGTTTAGCATTATCTATTACTGAACTATTGTTATTAACTGCGTTTAATAAGTTATCAGGAAATCCAACTGTAATGCTATTAGACCAATCAGAGTATAATGGAGAGTCTGGATAACCAACTTCTGAAATAGATCTCATTCTAATTAATATTGTTTCATTTTTTTGAATTGGTATATTTAATTGATTAATATTAATACTCTCTGGATTATTCATATCATCAACTACCCAAGTAAAAGAACCAGAAGAAGCATCATAAACTCTTTTTAATGCGGTAGTGCCTAATTGCTGCCAATTAGAATAAGCTGCTGTTTTTGGAACAGCAGATTTAGAAATTGTGCTAGATAAACCAACAGATGTATCATATAAAGTAAAAGTTTGTATTGGTGTTTCGCTACCATCTTTACTTAATCTTTTATATTGCACATCAAATTTAACAATTTGTTGTGGCTTAACTAAATTAGCTTGCCCAGCATTTGAATATGTTGGTACCATTGCCGCTGGTATAGTCCAGAAACCTCTAACCGCAAATGTAGGCTCAACAGTTACATTTGTAGTTGATGTGGTTAATATTTGACTATTAACCGAATCTTTTAGATTACTAACTGAATGATATTGCGTATGTAATCCGTTTACATCATTTAAAGCTTGTTGTTTATCAGCGTCACTACTAAATCTAGTTACCTGTATTTGCTTATTTTTAGATTGGATTGCATTTGAAATTTGTTGTAATTGATTATCCAAACTAGAAACTTGTGAAGCTTGTTGCTTAATTAAATTAGAATTAGCTGTATTAGTTAAATGTAGGTTTGTTTGTATAACCTGAAAATTACTAGATACTAAATATGGTGCAGTAGGTGTTATTCCTGTATTAACAGGTTGATTTCTATTAACTAAATCTTTTAAAGCAGCACCATAATCACTAACATTAGCATTATAATATTGAGTCATCGATAAGCCATTATTATCATCGTAAGAGCTTAAACTCAAATCATTAGTATAATAACCTATGCCATAACTCCAATTTCTACTTAATATGTAGTTTGTGTTATTTAATGCTTTGACAAAAAGAACATTTCTTTCATTATAACCAACTGGTATATTTATAGTTTGATCTGTTAATATAGGTGAATAAAATTTCAATGTGTTAGTTCCAATCGGAATTGGTTGATTACCAGTAACAGATGTTAAAGTTATTTTAAAATTAGAAGATGAATTAGATATATTAGTAATTTGGAATATAGTATTTGCGTTAGCTATATTAACTATTAAAGAATCTCCAATAGCTAATTGCTTTGGTGTATTTGTTAATATTTCTGTATAAGTTAATGTATCTATATAATACCATAATATATTATTAGTATCAGTTTCCGCTCTTAATACACTAAATATACCACTATATTGTAATTGATTTGGTGTTAATTGCATTGTTTCTTCTTTATAATCAGCATTACCCGGTGACAATACTCCCGGTGTTGTTTGCTGCCAACCTAAGAAATCATTCAAAACTATATTTGATTTATTATTAAATAATTGGTTAAAACTAGTTAACGCAGATGAACCTAAATTAGTTAATGTGCCAGTTGAATCAATTTCAAAAGAAATTACATATCTTCTATATAAGATTTCTTTAGTATCCATATCAATTTTACCACTTAAATCAATGTTAATAAATAATTCTGGATCCATTAAAGCATCAAATAAATAATTTCTTTTACTAACAAAAGTAGTTGGAACATTTATTTGAGATATATCAGCTGGTTCTAAATTTAAATCAACTGTTATAATTCTTTGAAAACTATTTGGTCCAGTTTTCATAATAGCTCCATTATTATTTAATCCATATAAAGTATTAATATTATTATTCATTCTATTAATCTCCGATTGTAAATAACTAAATGACGGCATACTAACAACAGTTGGCGCACCAGTTGAATCAACAACAGTTAAATTAACAGAAGCAGCAGTTGTTGTGGTTAAGCTATTAATGTTATTTAATAGTTGGACTACATTATTATTAAAGTTAATTATTTGTTCGGCAACCGTATGGTATGAATTATAAGTATTTGGCATCTTAAAAGATATGTTTTTATTATATATTAAATCTAATACTTTTCTAAAAAAATATTTTTGTTTTTTGAAATCTTTTGCGTATCTTTGTGTAAAAATATAATTATGTCAATAGTAGAAAATCTAGTTAAACAACTAACTCAATACAATGAGGCGTATCGTTCAGGTGAAGCACTTATTTCCGATACTGAATATGATTTATTAGTAGAACAGCTCGAAGAATTAGATCCAAATAATTCTTTTTTCGATAATGTTGGTATAAAAGTTGCCGATAAAGAAAGAGAAAGAAAGTTGCCTATCACAATGGCTTCCATGAATAAGATTAAATCAATGGAAGAAGTTGCTGATTGGTGCCGCTTAAAAGGTATACCTATTGATTCATATGTAGTATTAACACCTAAATATGACGGACTTTCATTATGTGTTGATGAAACTAAAAATAATGCTACTACTCGTGGTGATGGTAAACTTGGACAAGCATCAGATGAACACTATAAGTTAATCAAAAATCATTTGAGCAATATTAATATGCCAACAGATATTTTTGAATTTACTTACGGTGAGGTAATGATGTCAAGAGAAACTTTTAAAACAAAGTATTCTATGAACTTCGCTAATCCAAGAAATCTTGTTGCTGGTTTAATTAATAACAAACAAGCAACCGAATCACTTAAAGATACTGAATATATTAAATATGGTGGTGTGTGTGCGGATGGTAATAGAAATCTCTTTGCGTATAAAAATGAAATGCTAACTATGTTAAATAACTTGCAAAAGATTCAAGTTCCATTTAAAGTAGTTAAAATATCTGAATTGAACGAAGAATTTTTAGTAAATACATTTAAAGAATGGTCAATAGATTATGAAATTGATGGTGTAATTGTAGAAATCAATGACTTAAAATTACAAGAAAAACTTGGACGTGAGCGTTCCGGAAACCCTGTATGGGCAAGAGCATTTAAATCTCCACAATTTGAGCAATCTGCAATTACTACTGTAATAGGTATATCATGGAATATATCTAAACAAGGTTACTTAAAACCTATTCTTCACATTGACCCAGTGCGCTTAGATGGTGTTACTGTATCTAATGTAACAGGTAATAATGCACGCTTTGTTAAAGATATGGGTCTTGGTATTGGAGCTAAAATTCGTGTTGTTCGTTCTGGTATGGTTATTCCTTTAGTTAAAGAGGTAATTGAACCAGTTGAATTTGTTATGCCTGATATTGATAATATTGGTTGGAATGAAAATGAGGTTGAGTTAATAACTTTAACTGAAACAAAAGAACAAAAATTCAAGCAATTGGTTTCTTTCTTTGAAATACTTGAAGTAGAAAATGCTGGCGAGGGTGTATTCGCCCAACTTTGGGATGCTGGATATCAAACTGTTAAGCAAGTATTAGAGCTAAAGCCTGCTAATATGGAAAAACTTGAAGGTTTTGGTAAACGCAAAGCAGAAATTGTATATAATGCCATTCAAAGTAGAGTAAATAATGTAGAATTATCTAAACTACAACACGCAACTGGTATATTTAAAATGCTTGGTAGTAAAAAACTTGCATTATTAGAAGGCTTTAAGACTAAACCAACACTTGGTGAAGTAATGGCTATTGAAGGATTTGCTGAAAAGTCAGCAGAATCGTATTTAACTGGTTATGATTTATTTAATGATTTTATCAAAGACCTTCCAATTACTATTTCTGAAAAGAAAGTAGTGCAAAAAGCATCTAACGAATTAGAAGGTAAGTCATTCTGCTTTACAGGTGTTCGTTGCAAAGATTTAGAACCTATTATAGAAAGCAAAGGTGGCAAAATCGCATCTGGTGTTTCTAAAAGTTTAACTTATTTAGTTGCAAAAGACCCTACTTCAGGTAGTTCTAAGTTAGTTAAAGCAGAAGAATTAGGTGTAATATTGTTAAGCGTCCAAGATTTAGAAAATTTATTGAAATAATGAAAATAGTAACATTTAGTGATACACACAATTGTCACGATCAGGTGGTTTTGCCTGATTGTGACAATTGTATTTTTGGTGGCGACTTATCTGGTAGAGGTAACCGAATAGAAACATCTTTCTTTTTTAGATGGTATAATGCACAAACGCAATGTAAACATAAAATTATGATTGTCGGAAATCACGATATATGTTTTCAAGAAAAATTTAATGAAGAAACACAAGCAAACCGTTGGCTCGAAACATTAATAGCGCAATATCCTGATATAATTGTATTAGATAATAGATACCCAGATGGAGTTAGAATTGAAGGCATAAACATATATGGCAGCCCAGCTACACCATGGTATCATGGTGAAAGATGGGCATTTAACTACCATAGACAAGATATAGCAGAAATCTGGAGTAAAATTCCAACAAATACTGATATTCTTATAACGCATGGACCAGCTTATGGTATTTTAGACAAAACTTTAACAGAAAAAAATGCAGGTTGTCCAGAATTGCTACAAAGAATAAAAGAAATAAAGCCTAAATATCATATATGTGGGCATATACACGAATCATATGGTGCTCATTATGAGGATGAAACTATGCACATTAATTGCTCAATAATTGATAAAGATTATTATCCAACAAATAAGCCAATAGATTTTATCTATTAAATAAAAAAACTGCTTAATTAAGCAGTTTTTTTATTTTCAGTATATTTTTTTCCAGTAGTTCCAGTTATATAATTGTGTTTATAATACTCACCCATGGTTATATATGGATATATTCCTTTTTTTCTATCTCTTTCAACAATTACTAATGCGTTTAATATATCTTCTTCCAAATGTTTTATCCTATCAAATGATATTCTAACCATAGCTATATTATTTTGTTTACAATAATCATCTTTTAGTTTATCTGATTTTTTTCTAGAAGATAAATCCTGATTATTATATACTTTCATAAAATGCGTAGGACCATCATATTCTATAACACAATTTAAATCTGGTAAATAGGTATCTAATCTTAAAACTTTTTTATCCTTTAAATCATTAAATGTTTTCTGTGGTATATTAGTTATTTTTAGGATTTTTAATGTTTTTGCTAATACTTTCTCACCGTCCGTTTCTCTGCAAAATGGACATATACATCCATATAAAATTTTAGAAGGTTTTATTAGTAACTTTTCAATTTCACCCGAAGCATGTTTCTTTTTATTATTACATATAACAATAACCTTTTGTTGAGTATTAACATATTTAGTTTCTTCAAAACTAAATTGTGGTATAATCTTACCATTATCATCTATAATAGTTTCAGTATTTGCTTCTATGGCTCTATCTAAAAAAACATCTGGATTAATAGTTTTTTTCAAAGCTCTGGTTTTGAACCCACATTCACGACATCCATTTCCTTGCAAAAAACTACTAGGTAATATTAAAAAATTTTTAATATTCCCGTCTTTATGCCATTTTTTATTATGGCAGGTAATTAACACCTTGGTATTATTCTTAATATAATTAACTTTTTCATAACTATACTGTGGTATAACTTTATCATTATCATCTATAATAGTTTCGTTGTGTGCCTCTTTAGCCTTATTTACAAAATCGTCAGTATTGCTACTCTGTTTTAATGCCATATTTTTCTTCCCACATTTGGGACAACCCTCACTTCTCAAAAAATTAGAAGGTCTTATTGGAAAATCTTCAATATTTCCGGTTTTATGATTTTTTTTATTATGACATGTAATAATAACCTTATCTTTAGCTTTAACATAATTAGTTTTTTCATAACTATATTGTGGCACAACACTACCATTATCATCTATAATAGTTTCAGTATGTATCTCTTTGGCTTTATTTATGAAATCACTTGTATTAAGTGTGTTTTTTAACGCAACATTTTTTACAGAACATTCATTACAACCCTTTCCACTTAAAAATTCATTAGGTGATATTAGAAAATTTTTAATTTTTCTGTCTTTATGCCATTTTTTATTATGACATGTAATAATAACTTTATCTTTACTACCAATATAATTTACCTTTTCGTAGCTATATTGTGATGTTTTATTTCCATTATCATCTTCAATAGTTTCAGGATGCTTTAATTTAGCTTTTTCTATAAACTCATCCTGAGTTAATTTTTTTTTCTCAAATATTTTATACTTAATCAAATACTTCATCTCCACGGATTATTTTCTATTATTTTTATACCACTCAATCTCACTAATCCATTACCTAACTCTTTCAAATATTTCTTTAACTCACCTATAGTTCTATCACCCTGTTTACCATTAAAACTAATAGTTATTAAAGTATTATCATCAATCGCTGCTTTTTGACCATAAATACGAGACTCATTCACTAAACTTAATACCGTATTATACAAATCTATGCCACGTATATTGCGCCAATTGATACGCAACATAGCATCATTAAAATTAGTTACTTTAGAATCCCACTCCCTTGCATTAAAAAATTTATCAATAAATACCTTTTTTTTCTTACGATTAACTATCTCATCTCCAATTGGTGATTTAGCTATAACATGCGCCGTTTCTATATCTTTTGGTGGATTATTCGCCTTTAAAATAAATTTCTGAAAAGGATTTTCTTTTAAATTAATTGGTGTATTTAAAGAAGCACCCTTGGAATATTTATTTCTTGGCTCTTCTTTATTTGACCATATCTTATCTAAATACTGACTTCTTACCTTAATACCTTTTTTTAAAAAATCTTTACGTTCATTAAAATTATAAAATTGTTTAATCAATTTTATACGGTACGCTTCCTCAATAGGATATAATCTAAATATATCTAAATCTTTACTAACATAAATAGAAGCATCATTATAATAATTTAATTTCCATATAGATAATAACCACTCTTTATATTCCTCTAATTTATCAGCAAACACAGTTTCTAAATATAAAAATTGCTGATTAGTCCAATTCTTAAAAGATCCAACATTTTGCTTACGATAATATACCTTATCATTTTTAGCAATAGGCACAATCTTTACAAATTTAGTAGGCTTCATAGATTCAAATGTTAATAAATACTTCATATGGTATATATAAAAATGTGTATTTTATTTTAAGAAATATTAACCTTAGATTTTATCTATTAAACAGAAAAAAATATGTTAATTATTTGTTAAACACAAAAAATTGTCGTATCTTTAATAGATAAAAATAAATATACAGAATTTTTATAATTTGTTAAAAAAAAGTTAAAATTTTTACAACTTTTTTAAACTTTAATTATATAATATATAATTAAGCGATAAAAAGCAAATTATAAAAATTAACGGCAAAAATGGCAATTAACACAACAACTTCACAACAGGAATCCCTCTTTAAAGAACGCACAGGCGAATCATTCGCATTTTTCTACGAAAAATTCTATCCAAGATTAGTTTACAACATTAACGGTATAACACAAGACGAAGTCCTAGCTGAGGACGTAGCTACCGAAGCGTTTATCAAAGCATTTGAAAAAATTGACCAGTATGAAAAAGGTAAAGCGCAGTTTTCAACATGGTTATTCACAATCGCAAGACACTTAGCATTACAAGAATTAAAACAAAGCAGGAAAGTATCTTCAATTGACTCCGAAGTAGATGAAGAAGGAACTACTATGAAAGACTTCTTACAAGAAGAAGACAATAATGATGAATTCTTATTTACATTAAATAACAAAAAGGCAGCACTAATCAAAAAATATATCGGTGAATTAAAACAACCATATAGAATGGTAATTGAAATGAGAGAAATAAAAAAGATGCAATATAAAGATATTGCGGATGAATTAGGTAGAAATCTTTCAACAGTAAAATCACAAATTAGACAAGGAAGAAATCTTCTAATTAAAGCATCTGAAAAGGAATTTAAATTATTAGATGAGCAAGGCTTAGAAGGTGAAATTTATTGCTAATAAAAAATCGTTAATGTTAAAAAACATTAACGATTTTTTATTTTAAGAATTATTTTGTATCTTTGAGCTTATGAAAAAGCTTATATTCTTATCATTATTGGCGAATAGCGTATTCGCACAAGACACGACCACATTTAAAGGTAATGTGACATTATTGGGTAATTATTCATCTGGTAATTATAATGCAATTACAATAGGCGGTAAATTAAATTGTATTTATAATCGCAAGCATAATTTAGCAGAATTAACTTCCGCATATAGATATACTAAAATAGATGATAAATGCTCACCAAAAGAAGATGAAAAATATGCGTTATTTTCATATTCACATCGTGTAAATAACATAAAAATAATTGGTGTAAGCGAAAATGAGATATCCTATGTCAGGCAAATTGATTTAAGAGCTACAATAGGTTCTGGATTTGGCTATAAATTTATAAATACTAAAAAAACAGAACTTGAAATAAGTGAAGTTTTATTATTTGAAGATATAAAATATTATAATAAAGAATATAACATATCAACATTAAGGTATTCTACAAGAATAAAATTTACTTATACAAATTATCCATTCAATTTTTCAACTATATGGTTAGTTCAGCCGCCAATATGGCAAACACAACCTATATCTCCTATTAATAATGGATATAAAGATAATTTTAATATGAGAAGTAATACAACAATAGATATAAATCTATCTAAAAAGATAGTTATTGGCATATCAGATGAATTTATAATGCAAACTTATGTTAAACAATTTGGTAAAAAACCTGCCGATAATTCAGTTAACTTTTATATAAAATATTCATTTTAAATGTCAAAAATAATACCAGTAATCCATACTATTAATTTGGAACAAGTTCAATATAACGTCAATTTATGCCAGGCTAACGGTATAAATGACGTTTTCCTCATTTCACACAAAGTCCGTAATTGGAAAAAAGCAGTTTTTGATTTTCAACTATATTTAGATTGGATTAGAACTACATATCCTACTATAAAAGTAGGAGTTAATTTCCTACAACTAGATACTTTACCTGCTGTTGCGGAATCTTCTATACTTGGTTTTGATTATTTGTGGGCGGATAAATCTTACTTACAAAATAAATCAACTTTATATATTGCTGAAGAGATTGCTGAAAATAAAATTACACCTTATTTTGGTTGTGTCGCTTTTAAATATCAAAAGCCAGAAGAAGATTTAGAATGGAGTTGTCTTAAAGCAAAAGAATTAATAGATGTAGTTGTTACTTCTGGTGATGGCACTTCATATGCGCCAGATATTGAGAAAATTAAAACTATAAAAAGATTTATTGGTGATAAACCATTAGCAATAGCAAGTGGTATATCACCGGAAAATAAATCTATGTATAAAGAGTGGGTAGATTACTTTATGGTAGCATCTAGTATAACAGATAACTATGAAAACATAATAGAATCAAGATTGAAAGATTTAATCAACTTTTAATACTTGCATTTGTATAAAAATAAAAATAACAATAAATATGATTTTAGAAGTAAAAGACGGTAATTTAGAAGAAATTATTAAAGAAGGAGTCGCACTTGTTGATTTATGGGCACCATGGTGTGGACCTTGTAGAGTATTAGGTCCAATTGTAGATGGTTTAGCTGTTGATTTAGAAATGGCTGGTTCCGCTATAAAAGTAGCTAAAATGAATGTAGACGAGAATAGAGATGTTGCAGTTGAATTAGGAGTCACAAGTATTCCAACTATTCTTATTTACAAAGACGGTGTAATTGTAGATAGAGCAATTGGTGTGACTCAAAAGCCAAAATTGATGGAAATGTTAGAAAAATATACTAACTAATAAAAAATTTTGTTTTTCGATTTTTATTTCTTATCTTTGTAAAAAGAATAAAAAATGAACTTTTTAGACGAATTTCTCAAATTAACTGCATATACTACGCCATTTAAGCAAGAATCTGATTTAGAAGACTATCTTAATAGCAAAATCCCTGGTCTTATGAAAGACGCAATCGGTAATTATCATAAAATTATTGGTGATAGTGAAACACTTTTTACTTGCCATCTAGATAATTATTGCCGAGATAAAAGAGCTGTCACGCATGTTATAGAAGATAATATAATTTGCACTGATGGACTAACTATACTAGGAGCTGATAATAAAGCAGGTGTATTAGTTCTTATATACCTTATAAGCAATAATGTCCCTGGGCATTATTGCTTCTTTATTGGTGAAGAACCAATTGAATCTGGTGGACTTTATGGTTCTACTTTATTTGCTAAATATTATAAAGATATTAAAAAATTTAAAAGAGCTATTGCTTTTGATAGAAAAGCTACTGGTTCAATTATTACTAGGCAAATGGCTCAAACATGTTGTTCTAATGATTTTGCCCTTGCTCTTTGTAAAGAATTTAATGATTATGGATTATGGATGGAACCAGACGAAACTGGGTATTATACAGATACAGCTGCATTTTTAGAGCTAATACCAGAATGCACTAATATATCTGTTGGCGTATATGACGAACATTCTACAGAAGAATCCATAGATATAGAATATCTAGAAACAATAGCCAAGACAGCCGTCCTAATAGATTGGGAATATCTACCTACACATAGAACACCAAATTCTTGGATGCCCCTCGAAAATGAGGGTGATGCTATTGTTGCACCTCATATCGAAACGGTGAATCAAACTTTATATAAAGCAGTTAAATCTATTTTATCTAATTTTAATTTCCGGTGCATGAATAAACTAGACTTTAAAAGTGGTAAAACAATGATGTTTAATAATTGGTTTTATGATCTACCATTAACCGTAATTATTAGAAATGCTATTATTACTATAAATGGTAATAGAATACCTATACATGTTGGGCGGAATCAGTTTATTGATCCACAAGATATACAACATATAATAGAAGGTACAGTAGAAGTAGAGAATATTAACAATTTTGATTGGGATTTTTAAAAATGAGTATAAATAACAAAAAAGCATATTACGAGTATTCTATATTAGAAGAATATGTAGCTGGGCTTAAATTATTAGGTTCAGAAGTTAAAGCATTGCGTGAAGGTAATGGCAATATTAACGATACATATGTTCTTATAATGGACGATGAAGTATATGTAAGAGGCATGTATATTGCTAAACATAAAGAGTCATCTTGGATGAATCATGAAGAAGTTCGTGATAGGAAACTGCTTTTAACTAAAAAGCAAATCAACGATTTAAAAAAAGATTTGAAAGTTAATGGTATTACCATTGTTCCTATTAGCCTATTTACTATGGGTGGTAAGTTTAAACTTAAAATAGGTGTAGCAAAGGGCAAAAAGAATTATGATAAGAAACAATCTATCAAAGAAAAGGATATTAAACGTCAAACTGATAGAGATTTAAATAATTACTAAATGAAACATACAGAAAAACTAATCCCATTTGGATGGGATGACTGGGAAGAACATGATATATTACTTAATTCTTATTATAATGTTGAATTTACAGAAGATTTTGGTGAATTTAAAAAAGGTGAGAAATTTTCCTCAATTACTGTAGATTACATTAAAGGTATAATCGAAGCATTTATTGGTTCTCCTAGTGATGATTTAAAAATAAAAACAGTTGCCTTTAAAGCAACACCTATTTAAAAAACGAATGTTAAACCACTTGATCATGGGATAGTAGGATTGGTATCAATCCAAGATTAATGGCTTCTCAACCCATTTCTATCTATTCGTTTATAAAGCAAATATGACAGTAGGCTAAGCCAAAGTGCCGAGATAATTGGTAAGGCACACCAATTCTGTCTATTTGCTTTTTTTATTTTGTAAAGTCAAATATTTTTCGTATCTTTGTAAAAATTACAAAAATGAACAAATATATTACAGTCATGTTTCCTTATCCGTCTGGTGACGGGTTGCACATAGGACATGTATATAATTACGCAATAATGGACTCATATTGTCGCTATATGCGATATATGGGCAACGAAGTATATCAGCCTTTTGGGTTTGATGCCTTTGGTTTGCCTGCAGAAAATTATGCTAAAAAAGTAGGTAGAGATCCAAAAGATGTCACTTATGAAAACATAGAAAAGTTCCGTATTCAAATGAAACAAATGAATACTAAATTTGAAGAAGTATTGATTACTTCGGATCCTTCCTACCAGAAATGGACACAATGGTTGTTCATGAAATTGAAAGAACATGGGCTGGCTTATAAGAAAGACGGTGAAGTAAATTACTGTCCTTCTTGTGAAACTGTATTGGCTCGTGAACAAGTAAAAGAAGGTAAATGCGAAAGGTGTAGTTCTGTTATTGAGATGAAAACTATGAATCAGTGGTATTTTAAGATTACTGATTATAAAGAACGCTTGATTAAAAACTTGGATAAAATAGATTATCCTACTTCTACTATTAATGCACAACGCATGTGGTTGGAAAACTTGCATGATTGGTGTGTTAGTCGTCAAAGAAGTTGGGGTTGTCCTATACCTATTGAAGGCGAAACAGACACAATGGATACATTTGTCGATTCATCTTTTTATTTTATCCGTTATTGTGACCCATTTAATGAAAATGAAATGTGTGCCAAAGACAAATATAAACAAGTTGATGTTTATGTTGGTGGTAACGAACATGCTTGTATGCACTTGATTTATGCAAGGTTTATTAACATGTTCTTGTATGATATTGGTGTAGTTTCAGAAGAAGAACCTTTTCGGAAGTGCATCCATCAGGGAATGATTCTAAACGAAGGCGAGAAGATGTCCAAATCAAAGGGCAATACTATTAATCCAGATTCTTATGACCAGGACACCTTAAGATTCTATCTTATGTTTATCGGACATTACTTTGATGGTGGTTCATGGTCTGATCAGAATATAGCTGGTATTAATCGCTTTATTAATCGTTTTAAAGAGTGGATGTCAAGAGAGGGTGATGATGTTATAGATGTGCCATCTTTTAAAACTAAAATATCTAATTATACAGAATCTTTTAAGTTTAATAAGGTTGTATCTGAATTTATGACATTGGTTAATAAAGAACGGATAAAAAACTTGACCGCAGATTCTAAAGAAGAGTTGATTTCCATCTTGGAGATTTACATGCCTGGCATAAGAAATAAATTAATTTAATATGAAACACAAAGCACATAGAGCGAACCCGCAATATTATTTTGGCGAAGAAACACCTTGTCATAAATTAGCAAATGATCTTATGGCTAATTTAGAATATAGCGGAGTGCTATCTGATGCTTTTTTAAGCTATATTTACACTAGTTTATTTAATATGATATACTATCACGATCATAATGATTTAGCTAATGGTAAGCAGTTATATAGCGATATAAACGATTTTTTAGATAGGTATTCTCTATTCTCTGATAGTTATAAATCAACTGTTAGACGTCCATTTTTATTAATATTAAATTCAATTGAAAATTGAGATTAGATAGAATGCGATGGTTTGGTCCAGCAAGACCCGAAGATAAACCAGGTGTAGAAGGTTGGCGACATAGCAGATTATTCAAAGTAGTTAGGCATCAGGGTGCTAAAGCTCTTCGTGCTATAAGCAAAAAATTATGTAAGGAATCTATATCAGATAATGATATAGATTTTCCTACGTCTAAATATACAAGAAATCACTAATGGATATAAAATTAATAGGCATTTGGAATGACTCAGCAAGTGATAAACCATTTTTTTGCGGATTACCACTAATTGGTCAAATATATGAAGGACATTTAGATCCTGATACAAACAATTCTTGGCTTGTAGTGACTACCAGTAATAAAATTGGATATCGAATATTTCCAAAAGAATTTCTCATGCCACTTGCTGAATGGCGAGATAAACAAATAGATTCAATTTTACAAGATGACGAAGAAAAATAAAAAACCACGAGATATAGTTAAAGAAACTGAAGAATATTTAGTTTTCCTCAAAAAACGCTTAGATTCGGCTAATTATAAAGCGAATGTTTCAAAAGAAGAATATGATGAAACAAAGGCAAAATATGATAAGGTTAAATTAAGATTAAAATTATTAAAATAGTAGTATTATATATATCATGATGTTGACGATCTTTAATAAAAAAACTATGCTGGACATTACCAATAAAGAGGAAATACACATTTCATTTTTAAAAGAATTATTAGAAATGAATGGTTATAAAAAAGATGAATTAGATTTGACAACTGACGATATTGAAATCGAAGGTAGATATATCAATCTAAACGTAGATAATACAGATTTTTCTATATCACTAGATGAGTATATTGAATATAGAAATTGGTGGATTGCATTAGAAAGAGAAGAAAAAATTAATTCTATATTAAATGAAGACTAAAATGGACTTACAAAAACAAATAGAAGCATTAAAATTGCAGCGCATCCAAGAAATAATGGATGACAATAATGTATCAAAGATACAGAAAATAAAATTGTTTGAAAAAGAGCAATTGTTTAACTGTGCGCCTTATATACAACATGAATTTCCTGATTGGGAAATAGAAGCTGTTGAATTGGAAAAATTGGAAGCTGAACGTATTTTAAAAGAAGGTTGCGATAATCCGAATGAAATATGTGCTAAACAATTTTATCAATCAAAAATGACTGATACTATATTCGACCCATCTACTTTTTATTATGAGAAATATGAAACAGTTTCTTATTCCGATTCTTTACAAAATTGTTTAGAAAATGCGTTAGAAGATATTTCTGAGGAAGAATATGATGCAGTTGATAAAGATAATCCAATTATTACGGTTATAACAACAAGACATCCACATACAGAGTTGAAAAAACCTTATAATGAAATCATAGATAAGGTTTATGAATTTTGTATAACAAATAAAATATGGGGTTTCAAAAATGATTGGTAAAGCTATTTTCAAATTTAACAGTGGTCTTGCCGCTATTTTATGCTCTAAATGTAGAGTTATTATCAAAATTGGTAAAAATTTTACCGATGAAGAAACCATGGCATTTAAAGGTGAAATAGAATTAGAAGCGCAATTTTGTAAAAAATGTAAATTACAAAAATAAATATACAATAAAATTTTGTTTATTGAATACTTTTTCGTAATTTTGTATCATATGAATAAAGAGAAATTAGGGCTGATGTTAGCCGAGTCACTAGAATTAAAATATAAAGCTGATAGAGCCGATGCTTTGGCAAGGTTTGCAGTTTATATGAATAATCCAGTAGCAATTGGTGAACATCCACAGCATACGGAAGAAATGGATAAATTGGTTAGCCAATTTACAGATGCTAACGATAAATTATCGGCATTAAAAGAAATGGTTGAAGCAATCAAATAAAAAATATACGAAAAAGTTTTTAAAAACTTTGAAAATTAAAAACTTTTTCGTATTTTTGCTTAAAATAATAACAAAAAGAAAAAAAAGCACTTTTAGAATATAATATATATAATTATACGAAAAAAACAAAAATAATTTTTGTAAATAAAAAACTTTTTCGTATCTTTGTTGTATAATAACAAACAATAAGAAATTAAATATAGCGGGATAGAGCAGTGGTAGCTCGCAAGGCTCATAACCTTGAGGTCATTGGTTCGAATCCAGTTCCTGCTTCAAAAAAAGACATATTGCGGAGTAGAGCAGTGGTAGCTCGCAAGGCTCATAACCTTGAGGTCGTTGGTTCGAATCCAGCCTCCGTTACTAAAAAATTAAAAACAATAACAACTTAAAAATTATTTTATGAAACATTTCAGCTCACATAAACATTCGTTTAAATTCTGGTTTAGCAATCAGGGTTCGGTAGAGTTTTGTTTCAAAAATGCTTCATAAGAAGTTATTGAAATGAACTAAAAATCTCCGAACTTTATATAAAGTTCGGAGATTTTTTTTATATGGTGATATTGGTGTTAGCGGTTAGCATGGGACCCTGTGAAGGTCTAGGGACGGATTCGAATTCCGTATATCACCCAAGAAAAGGTAGATTAAACAAAGAAATTATTTAATTGAAACTAGTATAGATTAAATAATCGTATTGATGGTAAAGGTAAGCGGTTAAGCGGAAGATAGTGGTTCGAATCCACTCCTTTTCACGAAATAATATGGTGATTGTAGCTCAATTGGTAGAGCGCAGGTTTGTGGAACCTGAGGTAGCGGGGTCGGAGCTCGTCAATCACCCAATAAGGTAATCAAGCTAACTTGGTAACGTGGGAGATTCCAACCCTCCAGTCGTCGGATCGTAACCGGCTGTTCGTGCAAAATAAAATACGGGTATGGTGAAAATGGCTATCATTTTTGTCTCCAAAACAAAAGTTCCGGATTCGAATTCTGGTGCCCGTGCTAAAATGGTGTTGTAACATAGAGGTTTATGTGTTGATCTGAAAAATCAAAAATGCCAGATCGTTACTGGCCGACACCACAAAAATAAATTAAAAAAGGAAGACGCACCCATTTTATATATAAGTAAATAACAAATATAAAAATGGGTGCGAATTCAAAAGAATGGACAGAAAAGGAAAAAGAAATACTTTTTAAATATTTTCCGAGTATGGGTAGTAATTATTGTTCAGAATTAACAGGAAGAACAAAAAGAGCTTGTCAAGAAATGGCAAAAAAATTAAAATTGAAGAGAGATTTAGATAAGTATGAAGATAAAGAAAAATTAGAGGAGTTAGTTAAAGGTTGTAAATCATATACAGAATGTGTAATAAAATTGGGGTTATCTCCCAGATGTTCTGGTAATTTTCAGACTATCAAAAAATATATCACAATATATAATATAGATATTTCACATTTTGAAAATGGATTTCAAATAGGCAACAAACCTCAAAATAAGAAAGAATTATCAGAAGTTTTAATAGAAAACTCTTTTTTTAGCAGAACTCATCTTAAAGAGAGACTATATAAAGAGGAATTAAAAAAGAAAGAATGTGAGATATGTGGAATTGGTGAAGATTGGTTTAATGGAACTAAAATAGTCCATATTTTAGACCATATAAATGGTGAGCCTTATGATAATCGTCTTGAAAATTTAAGAATCGTTTGTCCTAATTGTAATTCAACATTAGAAACAAATTGTGTTGGGAATAAAGTTAATAAAATATATGATTCTAAAAAAGATGAATATAAAAGTGAAAAAACACATAAAAAATGTAATTGTGGTAAAATAATTTTGAAAGAAAGTAAATTTTGTTCAGAATGCAATGCCAAAAGTAAAAGAAAAATTATTAATAGACCAACATTTGAAGAATTAGTTAAGTTAATAGAAGAAAATGGTAATACTGGAACAGGTAAAATATACGGCGTTAGCGAAGCTGTCATAAGAAAATGGTTAAAACAATATAAAAATAAATTAGTATAGAATATACTAAAATACAGACTAGTCTATGGTAGTCGGCGGAACTCCAAATCCCGTGTGACTCGAGTCAGTTCAATTCTGGCAGTCTGTGCTAATAAATTGGAAAGTCCTAATTAGGAGTAGTTAGCCGTTTTGAAAACGGTGAAGGTGTAATAGCCGTGGGGGTTCGAGTCCGTCACTTTCCGCAAAATAAAATACGGGTTTCGTCTAATATTTAAGACACCTCCCGGCAAGGGAGTTAATGTTGTAAGGGTGAAAATCCTACAACCCGTGCAAAAAGATTAAAATTATGAAACAATATAAACAGATTAAACAAAAACAATAAGTTAGGCTCCTATGGATGCTTAACAAATATAAGCATTCGTAACTCAGAGGCAGAGTATTCGGCTTTTAACCGAAGTGGCGAGATTTCAAAATTCTCCGGATGCACCAAAACCGCTTGTAGCAAACTGGTGTAGGCAAGAGTCTTTTAAACTCTGGGGCTGGGTTCGACTCCCGGCAGGCGGACAATAGATTTTATATGTCAATGGTTAGACTAGCAGACTCTTAATCTGCGGATCTGAGTTCGAGTCTCAGTGAAATCACAAAAAATTTTTAAAAATGTTAGAAATAAAATTATTTAGGCAAAATAAGGACCTAATTATAGAAGGACTTAAAAAGAAAAATTTTAAGCAACTTAATTTAGTTGATGAAATTATTAAATTGGATGAAGATTTAAGAAAATTAAAACAGGAAACTGAAAATTTAACTTCTGTTATTAATAAAAATAATAGCGAAATTGCAAGATATATTAAAACAGATGCAGTTAAGGTAGAAAATATTAAAACTCATAATATTATTTTAAATGAAAAAATTGAGGAATTAACTAATATACTAAATCAAACTGAAAACGAGTTATTGGATAATTTAATTCAATTACCAAATCTTCCAAATCAAATTGTAGAAATAGACAATGGTAATGAAGCAACTAATGGTAATGTTATTATAAGAGAAAACTTAACTCAGTGTACACAAGGTAAACCTCATTGGGAAGTAATTAAAGATTTAAATATAGTTAGTTTTGAACTAGGAACTAAAATTACTGGTGCTGGGTTTCCTGTTTATATCGGAAAAGGCGCAAGATTACAAAGAGCTTTAATTCAATATTTTTTAGATTATAATACTAATGCTGGTTATACAGAATATAATATACCATTAATGGTTAATTATGATTCTGCATATGGTACAGGACAACTCCCTGATAAAGAAGGTCAAATGTATTATGCTGAAAAGGATAATTTATACTTAATTCCAACAGCAGAAGTTCCTTTAACTAATATCTTTAGAGATGAAATAGTTAATTTGCCCATAAAAATGACAGGACATAGTGCTTGTTTTAGAAGAGAAGCTGGCGCACATGGTAAAGAAGTAAGAGGGTTAAATCGAGTTCATCAATTTGAAAAAGTTGAAATAGTTCAATTAGTTCAACCTGATAAAAGTTATGAAGTATTGGAAGAAATGGTTTTACATGTTGAGAACTTGATAAAAAGCTTAGAATTACCATATAGAATACTTAAATTAAGTGGCACAGATATGAGTTTTGCATCTGCTTTAACTTATGACTTTGAAGTATATAGTGCGGCTCAAGACAGATGGTTAGAAGTAAGTTCTGTGAGTAATTTTGAAACTTTCCAATCTAATCGTATGAAAATTAGATTTAAAGAAGATAAAAAGAACAAATTAGTTCATACTTTAAATGGAAGTTCTTTAGCATTACCAAGAATAATGGCTTGCTTATTAGAAAATAATCAAACACATGAAGGTATAAAAATACCAGAAGTATTAATACCGTATTACGGTGACAAATTTTTAACAAATGGAAAATTATAAAAAATTAATAGAGAAATATAAAGTTGAAATAGTAGATTATATTATTTCTTCAAAAGACCAATTAGAAGAATACCGTAAAAAGTATTTAGGCGCAAATGGAATTATAAAACAAGTTTATAATCAATTAAAACAAGTTCCTGCTGAAAAAAGAAAACAAGCAGGAGAATTGTTAAGAGGATTAAAAGATTGTGCTGAAAATAAATATGAAAATTCTTTTGTTAATTCAAAATAATTTCGTATCTTTGTAAAAGAAAATAAACAAAAAAGCATTTTAACAATATAATATATACAATTATGAAAACAATATCATCGTCTAGTCGCAGTAGTTTAACTTTGGAAATCCAGAGATGATAGTGTATGTATATACTTGAAGCCTTGGATTGTAAAATTCAAGGCTTTTTTAATTTTGGTGAGTTACTCAAGTGGTCAAAGAGGCTTGTTTGCTAAACAAGTAGGACGGTAAAACGTTGCGTGGGTTCGAACCCCACACTCACCGCCAAAATATACAGATAATTGCGGGTTCGAGACCCGTTCTGGATACAAAAATATGGTCTCATCGTTCAATGGATTTAGGATACTTGGCTACGAACTAAGAGATTGGGGTTCGAATCCCTATGAGACTACTAATAGGAAAGTTGGCAGAGCGGTTTAATGCGCTGGCACTGAAGCCGGTGACTGGCAAAAGCCGGTCCGTGAGTTCGAATCTCATACTTTCTTATATGGAGAAGTAAAACGAAATTGGTATCGTCCCTGATTGGAAATCAGGTTATCGGGTCAAACTGGTATGTAGGTTCGAGTCCTATTTTCTCCGCAATGTTTCAAAAAAAGAAATATACTTAATAATACACAATTAAAATGGCGAATATAAATGATTACATGATTATAATAAAAGAAATTAATAAGGCTTATGATAGTCTTTCGCCTCTTATTGGTCCAAATATCAATGAGGATATACAGACGATTAATAAAAGTATTAAAGCTTTTAAGTATAATATATTATATGTTAAGTCTAATATACATAAAACGAATAGGATTTTGCGATTAAAAAGGCATAATCGAAAAAAGAAAAATTTTGCAAAGTCAAAAAAATAGTGTATATTTGCACAATGAGTAAAGTTCAATCATATATAATAACAAATAAAATAAAACTAATCCGTAGAGTTATTGACCACGGATATGATAAAGCTTTTGGTTATGCTAATGTTGGTGATGATGAAGATTACACTAAATCATTGCAAAATAAACCCAAAGAAGAATTACTAGCAGTAATTAAAGAATTAAAAGATTCGTTATATACACCTGAAACTTCTAATAGAAAAAAATCTCCTTATGAGCCTAAGTTTTGTATAGGTAAATGTCAAAGAGAATTTATACCAAAAGATTCTAATTTAGAAATATATTGTGCATCATGTGATAGAGTAATAGCGGTTAGACCTATTAAACAAGATTTTAAAGACATATGAGTAAGAGAAAAGAATTTGACATAGAAAGAACGGAATATGATGATAAAGTGGAAGAAATCCGCAAACAAAAAAGAGAATTACGTCATATTCAAGAACCTGGTCTTGTAAAAAAAATTAAAAAAGATCTTAAACGTGAGCAAAGAGCTGCTAAACGTGGTGATAAAAATAATTTGAAAAAATACATCAAGGATGAGATAGATAATTACGGTGAGGAAGATGATTAAATATATTTGTATAATATCGGAATTATTAGATACAAATGACTTTTGTGATGAAATTAATATAATAACGGGTAAAGTATATTTAATTGAATATGTAAATAAATATGTATATTATTTATATGATATACATGAGAAATATTTAGGCGAAATATGGGGAACTATAAGCGACCATTTTATAACATTAGCCGATTGGCGTGATCAGCAAATAGATTCAATTTTAAATAATAAATAACTCTTTATTATAAATAGGACAAATTTTCATTTTAATATATAATATAAAGTATTTAATTAAATGAAATGGACAAAAGAAAAATGTAAGGAGATTTCAAATTTATTTGATAATATAAGTGACTTTGAGAAAGAGTATAGAGGGTCTTATATGTCTGCTAGAAGAAATGGTTGGTTAGAAGAAATAACCAAACATATGAAAAAAAGAGAGACCTTGACCGAGAAAAGGTGTCATGAGATTTCATCAAAATTTGAAACTAAAACAAAATTATGTGAACATAATAGTTCTGTTTATAAAAAAATTATGAAGAACAAATGGCTATATATGTTTTCTCATATGGAAAATAATAATAGTAGTGAAGATGATAGATGTATATACGCATACGAATTTAATGATAACAGTGTTTATGTAGGATTAACAAAAAATGTTAAAACTAGAAATAATTTGCATATGAAACATGGTAGTGTTTTTGAACATATAAGAATATGCAATGATTTTAAGTTAATAATCTTAACAGATTATTTACCAGTTTATGAATCAAAATTAAAGGAAGATGAATATCTTAATTATTATAAAAATAATGGATGGAAAGTCTTAAACAAGATAAAAACTGGTGGTATAGGTAGTTGCGGATATTTGAATAGGACATCATATTGGATAAAAGAAAAATGTATTGAAGAAGCATTAAAATATACAAATAGAAGCGAATTTCAATATAATTCGGGAAGTGCATATCGCTCTGCTCAAAAAAATAAATGGTTAGATGAAATATGTTCGCATATGCAACCACTCCGAAATTACAAGGGATATTGGACAAAGAAAAAATGTGAAGAAGAATCTTTGAAATATAAAAATAAAAATCAATTTCAAAAAAATAATAGTGCCGCATATATGTGTTCATACAAAAATGGTTGGCTAAATGAATTTTATAAAAGTTAAAGTGAAATGAAAAAATACGATAAGATTCCATATTGGAATAAAGGATTATTTGACTCTGATTGTATCGGGTTTAATAAAGAAGATGGTTCAAATATGAGATTTGAGTGGTCAAAAAAACGTGGGTTTTATAAGTTTGGAACTCGTAATGTAATGATTAATGAGAAAGATGAAAACTTTGGAAAAGCTATTCCTTTATTTTTAGAAAAATACGGCGAAGATTTACCAAGAGTATTTGTTAATAAATATAAAAAAGTAGAAAACTTTGTTGTATTTGGTGAATATGTTGGTGAAAATTCCTTCGCTGGATGGCATGACCCAAATGATAAAATGGATATTATTTTATTTGATGTTAATCAATATAAAAAGGGGTTCATTTCTCCATATGAGTTTTTAGATAATTTTGGACATTTATCAATTCCTTCTGTTATTTATCAAGGTAAATATACACAAGAATTAATAGACAATGTTAGAAAGAATGTTTTTAACTTAAAAGAAGGTTTAATTACTAAAGGAATTACTTATACTAAAAAAGAAGGTGAAGCAATTTGGCAAGTAAAAGTTAAGACTAACGACTGGCTTAAAAAAGTAAAAGAAAAGCTAGGTGATAAAGCTTTAGCTGATGAATTAAATGGAGATAAATCATTAATAGCAGAATACATATAACTTATGGAAAGAGAATATAAAAGAACTGATTGGGATATTATATCCTTCAAAACAAAAGAAGGTGAAATAATTGATGAAACACATGCTGAATTTGAAAAACTATGTAAAATGCATGAAGATTGGGAATTTAGTTGTGATACGGTTTCTGATTGTAGAAACCAATTTTATAAAGAACAAGTCAAGAGCAATGGATTTCCGGTAATATACTCTGTTAGAAATAATGTATTTTGTCCTACTGGAATTGGTTATCAATCCGAGATACTAACAATCGGTGATGAATATGGAACAACTTTTCGTGGTTCAAATCCAAAAGAAAGAAGTTGGGGTAAAATACTTGCGTTTTATCAAATAAACGAACAAATGTGTATAGAAGAAAAAAGAGGTGGTCAGCCAGTATCAAATATGATAGCTAAAATTGATCCCAACATACCATGGAAATATAAAACAATTTTTGAAAAATCACTAACTGATGATGTTTTACATGAAATAGCTAAATTATCTGGTGTATTTGAAAATGATGAATACTTTTTTGATACATATGATGGTGGCATTAGAGTTATTGATTCTTTGAGTGAAGTAGGATATAGATTACAAATGTATCCAAATGGTGCGGTAAATTGTATATCAAAACATGATATGTGCCCGGACGAATATAAAGCTAAAGAACTTTATAAATTTATTTTAAAAATTTTTGATGAAAAAAATTAGTAAAAGGCAGGTAGCCCCAGACTACCATAGAATACCACACTTTAATAAGGAAATTTCCAACATGACGCACGATGACATCATATTGGAAACAGATATACAATTTCCTATTGAGTGTTGGATTCAAGAAAAACTCGATGGTGCTAATACTGGAATTGGATGGCTAAATGATGGTCCTATATTAAGGAATAAAGAACATATTTTAAAGAAAGGATATTCTAAAATTAAAACACCGGCAAAAAAGCAATTTACATCTGCTTGGAATTGGGTGCATAAACATAAAGAAGATATTGAGTTTATCCAAGAAATGTGTTATTCACAAATTACTATATTTGGTGAGTGGTTATATGCGCAACATTCGTTGCATTATGATAAATTACCTGATTTATTTATAGCATATGATATATGGTCAGTAGAGGATAATTCTTATTTAAGTCCAGAAATAGTGGATACATTATTATCACAAACTGATATAAAATATATTAAACCTATAAAAACTACTCTTAATTCAATACAAGATATAATTGAATTATCCGAAAAAGAATCAGATTATAGAACTGGCATAAGAGAAGGTATAGTTATTAAACATGCTGAGGGTAGATTATGTACTCAGATGTATAAAGTGGTAAATAATAAGTTTATTCGCAGAGAAGATTTTAATAAAGAATTAATAAAAAACACCGTTAAATAACGGTGTTTTTTATTCGTCTTTATCATTGTCATCATTTTCTTTAGTACATTTTTCCACTTTGTCAAAATATTCTTCTTGTTTCTTTTTGATGATTTCTTTTTGTTCTTTACTTTGTTTTGATTTGTAATCCTTCACAACTTCAATATCAGTTCCGCTATCTAGTAATTTATTCATAGCTGATTTTTTAGAATGATCTTCAAATAATTTTATGTATTTCATAGTTTATATATTATTTAATAAAATCAGCAAATTTTATTACCGATTCTTTTAGCATCATATTAAACTCTTTATCGAAATCTTTTGGATCTTGTTTATATCCAGATTTAGATTCATCTAATGCATCATCAGTCCATTGATAAGACCAGAATAAATCATCAGGTATTTTGAAGCCAAAAAAAGTTAAAACTTTCTTTTCTAATTTAACTGCTTCTTCGCCATTCCAGTTATGTCCTACTGATATAACACCTACTTCTATATCTTTAATTATATTTTTTTCACCAAGAGTAGCCCATCTATTTTCAAGCCAAGTTAATCTCTCAACTAATTTAGCATAAACAGCATTCATTTTACCCCATCTAATTGAACCAAAAAATATAACAGCATCAGATGTTAATAACTCATTAACTACTTTATATAATTCATCATCTTTATTATTAAAAGAAGCCCAACATCTTAATTCTCCTGTTTTATCTTTACCATCTTTTAGTAATGCTTCTTTAACTCCACAATTATTTCCTGTTTTAGAGCTAACATTTCCTTCACATTGATAGATATTTAATTTAGATACGTCTATTATAGTCACAACACTTTTACCTAATTCTTCTTGCATTTTATAAGCTAGTGCGGAAGATTTAGGTGTTTCATCATGTCCTTCCCAACGATTAGATGTTAAAAGGAAAAGTATTTTTTCTTTTACTTTTAGCTGTTCTATTGTTTTATCATATTTAACTTTTGACATATTAATAACCGTAACCTTTATTTATTGGCATATCTGATACAACTTTAACTTCAAACCCGAAACCAGTGTCATCTAATTGTCTATAATTATTATCATAGTGTCTAACATTTCCTCTATCAAAAGAATAAGGAGTTGGTTTATTTATTTCTCTCATCCTTTCGAATTCTCTTTGTTGTCTTTCAGCTTTTAATTTATTTTCTTCCATAGCCATCATTTCGTCAAATGTTAATTCAGCATTTGGATTAACATAAGCAGGTTGTGGTGGAGGTGTATTGTTTGTATTAATTCCGTATTTAAGCATTAGATTATATGCTTCACTAGAAGAAATATTTACTTCTTGTGGTTCGGAATATTCTTGTGCCTGTAGGATTCTAACTTCTGGTCTTATCATAAAAATTAGTATTTTAAGTATATATTAACATTTAGATTTTGCTTTTCTAACAAAAATAACGTAATTTTGTCTTTAGAAATTAATATATAATCTTATGAGACTAACAAGAATATCAGAATCTATTGGAATGATTCCAAGACAAGAGGATTATCCTTCTAAAGCAGAATTGCTTAAAAAATATGGCTATGACGAAAATAGCAAAAATATGGAAGATTATTTTGACGCTAAGAGACAATTTGAAGAAGAGTGGTTAAGAAAGTATAGAAAAGAAGAATCAGATAGAAGAAGACAAACTGAGGAAGAAATAGAAACTAAAACTCTTACACAAGCTGAAAAGTTAGAGAAAGAAAAAGAAGATTTGGAAACTAGGAATAAGCGTCAGCAAGAATTACAATTTTCGGAAGAAGAGGTAAATAAATTGCACATTGCAGCTAATAGTAAAGCAGTTTCTAGAGTTTCTCAAATATTAGGAAATGCATTAGCGGAAAAAGATGATAGTTTTTTAAGTGATTTAGTTGAATTAATTAACAAATATCCTCAATATCATTCCGGATCTTTATTTGAAAAAAATTCTATTGAAAAGTTTTCAGATTTTAGAAAATAATATTTGTTGCTTTCGATTAATAATCGTATATTTGTAAACAAATGAGATTATACAAGACAGCAATTAATAATAATAACGAAGTTTTATCATATGTGATGCCAGAGCAGGTTGAAAAAATATATTCAATCCGAACTGATGAAACATATGATATTTCATTAGAAGCCTTACTTGAATATATTGAACTAACAGGATATGTTATATTTCCATATTTAAATCCTGTTAATGATATAACATCTATTGTATATGTAGATATAGATTACCAATTTACACCTTGGGATAAACAAGCTATATCATATGTCACTGACCAAATACATAAATGCATTAGACAAAAACTTATAGATGTATTCTTTGAAGATTATGAAGAACCGTTTTTAGGTAAATCTGATTTAGAGCAACATGATTTACTTGGTATAACAGGTGAGGAAAAGATTTTCAAAAATGAAATAACTTATTTATACCATAAATACAAAGGTGGTATTTGGGAATCCTCAAATAAACACGCTGTAGAAATAGATAGATATAGTGGTATAATTTCTGGTAATAATATAGGTGAATCCACTATAACGTATCAAGTAGATACTGGAGCTGGAATATTAACATGTTTTAAAACAATAGAAGTAATATATGATAAATAAAAAATGTAAAATATGCGACAATCAGTTTGTCGCATTAACGGAAGAAAAAGTATTCTGTTCTCCGGAATGCCTTATTACATATGTCAAATCAGATGAATTTGATAAAGAGATGGAAGACTATTTTAATTCTTCAAATAAGATAGATGAAAAAGGCAATAATATTTGATTTATATGATACTCTGCTAAAAATAGAGAAAAAATCAAAACCATATTTGTATTTATTAAATCATGTAGTTCCAATGGATGTATCTCAAAAAGATATTATAAATCATCTTATGACTAATGATTTACCGGCTATACGCTTTATAACACAAATACAGGATATAGGTTTATTAGATGAACAATTTGAACAACACACATTTTTAAAATATCTTGATGCTGAAGTCGAGTCTACTAGTGTCATATCCGGAACTTTTAGAGTATTAGATAAATTAAAAAATGCCGGTTATAGATTATTCATTTTATCTAATTTAGCAACTCCATATAAATATCCGTATTATAAATACAACCTGGATAAGTGGATTGAAAAAGCTTTTTTCTCTTGTGATTGTAAGGATAAAAAACCAAATGCTTCTTTTTTTCAACAAGTAGTAGATTATTCTGGGTTAAATAAAGAAGATTTTATAATGATAGGTGATAATCCTATATCAGATGTAAAAGGAGCTGTTGATTTTGGAATGGAAGCTTTATTGAAAAATAAAGATTTGTATGTCCTAACCCAATACTTATGACCGAATAAAAAGTATATATTAATTAATTAATATATACTTTATTAAATAACAAAATTAATATGAATTGGCACAAATTGCATGAAGAATCAAGAAATTTCGGACAAAAATTAGCAGATAAGGTTGCATCTGGTATGGGCTCTTGGAGATTTATTATAATACAATCTATTATTGTTATTATATGGATGATATTTAATGTATTGGGAATATGTTATCATTGGGATCCATATCCTTTTATATTACTTAATTTGTTATTCTCAACACAAGCGGCTTATGCAGCACCAATAATTATGATGTCTCAAAATAGAGCGGCTGAGAGAGATAGGGCAGAAGCAGAGGCGGATTATAAGGTAAATATAGATTCTAAAAAAGAAATAGAGCATATAATTATCCGCTTAAATGCCATTGAAATAGATAAGCTAAATAAAATGATGAAAATTGTTGAAGATATGCAAACACATAACCACGAACATTTACATAGTTTAGCCGAAGATATGAAAGAGTTAAAAGAAAATTTAAAAAAATAACCATCGTAAGATGGTTATTTTTTTATATAGTATATGAATAAAATAATTGATGAGTTTTTTGAGAATAATAAAACAACATATTTACAATGGCGTGAATATGATTCGGAAAAGTTAAAAACTGCTACTGAACAAAATCCTATTTATTCAGATATACACGAAATTACAATAGATAAGAATAATAATACAATAGTATATTGTGTTCATGATATGAAGGGTTCTATAATTAGAAGGTCAATTGGAACTATTGAAAATTTATAAAAAATTTTTCTAAAAAAATTTTTTTATACAGATTTTTTTTGTATCTTTGTAAAAGAAAATAAAGATAATAAAATGAATTACGCAGAAATTAGAGCAATAATACAAGAAGTATTTGATGATATAAACCAAATTGGATATTATTTTCAATATCCAACTTATGGTGAAGAAGAAATTATAAAAGAACTAACTGAAAAATTAGGTGAGCATGAAAACGTTCATAATGACGGGTTCTATGATGGATATGATTGTCAATCAGTTCTATATTTCAAAGATCACGATGTTTATATTCAGGCTGACGGATTTTATACTTCTTATAATGGGACTGAATGGGACAGGATCAATGAAGTTTTTCCTTATCAAAAAACCATAACTTGTTATTCTCTTAAAAAAGAAGAAAAGGGAGAATAAAAAATTAATATATACTTTATAAAAATACGAAAAAAGCTTAAAATAATTTTTGCTATTTCAAAACTTTATCGTATATTTGCAATACAATAATCAACAAACAAACAAAACATTTTAAATAAAAATTTTATGAAAACTACAATAATCACAACACAAGTAATCGGCGCATATGAAGCGGGTTATGCCTATGAGGGAACATCTCATGGAGTTGGTAAGTTATGTAGTTAATCATAAAAAGATATAATTACTTAAAGCATCCAACTCAAAAAGTTGGATGCTTTTTTTATGTTAAATTGGGAGTGTTGGGCAATTGGCTGGCCCGCCTGACTGTAAATCAGGTTCTTCGGACATGGGGGTTCAAATCCCTCCACTCTCACCAAATTCGTTCAGTTGTCTAGCGGCAATGACTGGGAGCTGTAACCTCCCCTCTTCGGATTCGTAGGTTCGAGTCCTACCTGAACGACAAAAATATACTGGTATTATTAACAGCGGGATAGATTACCAAATAGGAGGTGAAAGTCCTTATGACCGTACAGAGAAAGGCTTTGTGTATATTTTTATCTGCTACCATAGATTAATCGGTAAATCGTGGCTCTTTCACAGCCAAGTAGGGGGATCGTAACCCCTTGGTAGTACAAACAAGGCCCAGTAGATTACTGGCTAAATCGTTGCACTTTCACTGCAAAGAAGACGGATCGAACCCGTTCTGGGCTGCAAGGGTGTTAGTTATTCCGGAATAACTAACTTTAGTATAGTAGCTCAATTGGTAGAGCGGTGGTGATTCACAGGCAGTAGGTTCAAAACCTATCTATACACAAAATTAACAAGTCAGGTTTGACAAGCGGCTTAAGTCACCTTCCTCTCAAGAAGGACATCATGGGTTCGAATCCCATACTTGATTCACAGAAAAGGTTATCTGGGTGGATTTTTCAACAGAAAATGAAACTCCGAGCCTTAGACGGGGCGGCATGTACCAAGGCTGGCGAAGAACACTTGCAATGTTCCTGTGGTGAGTTCAATTCTCATCCGCTCCACGAAGTGAAGGAAAACACGATAAACCCGTCTGCTAGGACGTAAAATAACGCAGAGATAGTATAACGGTTATTACACTGGCTTGCCAAGCCGGATATGGGAGTTCGATTCTCCTTCTCTGCTCTAAAAATGGTTCGACCGCTAAATCGAGTTAGTGAAAATCTACATTCGAACCATATGAGGGGGATTAGTTGTAATTGGCAAAACGTGGGCTTTGCAAGTCTGAGTTGCCGGATCGTTGCCGGCATCCTCCACAACAAAATAGTGATAGAGCGGCTTTGAACTTTTATATATAAAAATAAAAGTTCAATTGCATCACACAATTTATAAAATAACCAATTTAATAAATGGCAAAATTTATATTGGAAAACACTCAACAAATGATATTAAAGATAACTACTACGGTAGTGGGAAATTAATTAAAAGTGCTATAGAAAAATATGGTATTATTAATTTCACAAAAGAAATTTTGTTTAATTTTCAATCAGAGGAAGAAGCTTATGCCAAGGAAAAGGAAATAGTAAATGAAAGTTTCATAAAAAGAAAAGATGTTTATAACCTTATAATAGGGGGTGATACATTTGAAGCTATTAATTCCAATTTAGAATTAAGAAAAGCTAAAAATAAGAAAGCTGCATTAATTATGAATTCTGTAAATTGGAATAATCCAGAATTTAGAAAAAGGCAAACTGATAAAATGATATTACAAAATAAAAAATTGCATAAAGAAGGAATTCTTAAAAGTGTTGATTGGACCGGAAAGAAACATAAGGATGAAAGCAAAGAGAAAATGAGGGAAAAGGCAAAATTGAGAATAGGTGATAAAAACTCTTCATTTGGAACTTGTTGGATATATAATGAAAATGAAAGTAAGAAAATAAAAAAAGAAGATTTAGAAAACTACTTATCTATTGGATGGATAAAAGGTAGAAAAATTAAATTTTAATAAGCGAGTATAGTATAACGGAGGCGAAAGCCGTATTATGCTGGTCTTCCAAACCGGATATGAGAGTTCGATTCTCTCTACTCGCTCTAAAATGGGTTGTATATTTTAATGATAGAATGCTGCGGGATTATAAAGCGGCGGTGTGAGACCAATTCTCATTATAACCCCAAATGAAGGAAATTCTTCATTATAAAAATAAAAATTAAAGTATGTCGGATCGAAGATATTATGTCTTTATGAAAAGCGGTAGAAAGTTCTGCGTAGAAGAATATGGTAAGACATATACTGATTGGGGTAATTATAACCCAGCTACGAAGAAGATTGAAAAGGTTGCATCTAAATCAAGTGAGATTATTGATGAACATAACACTAAAATAACGAAAGAAAACGGATATAAGAATATCTGTATGTTAGAAACTGGTACATCACCAATGGCTTATATTGAAGCTATTGATACAAGTGGTGTAGAAAGATTTGAAGGTGTAGATTTTGTTACATACGAAGATTAATATGGAATTAAATATTCTAATAGAAAAGATTAAATCTAAAATTGATTTAACAGAAGAGGAAGAAATATATTATTTAGTTAATGGCTTAAAAATGAGCGAAAAAGAAGCTAAAAGAATTGTATACCGACCTAAACCTGTAATAGGAAAATTAATAGATTAATTAGAAATATATTTGTAAAAAGATATATTTCTACTACATGCCGGTTCAAGGAACGCACACCCTGGCGAGGGTGCCTACCGGCTCCAGGGGGATTAGCTCATTTGGTAGAGCATTTGTATGGCATACAAAAGGCGACCGGTTCGATTCCGGTATCCTCCACTAAAAAATATAAAACAAATAAATAGAATGAAAACTAAAAACATGGGCGGAAAGACGCTGGACGCATTAATGTCGTAGAAGAGTATAAAACTTTCTGCGACGGTAAACAAATAAACTTCAAAATGGACGATAACGTCCGCTCCTATGACGAAACAACTCTGTTTTGTCCTGCAGGAATGTCCCAATACAAATCCTTATTTAAGGATATTAACCACAAGGGAACAATAAGTAATATACAATCTTGCCTTCGTTTAAACGATATGGAAGAAATAGGTGATGGGAGCCACCTATTGTATTTTAACATGATTGGATTATTCTCGTTTAGAGAAATGACTATACAAGAAGCTATTGACTTTTGGATGGAATTTCTCTATAAAATCAATTGTATTCCTGATTACATTACTATTCATCCTGATAAACCTGAATGGCGAGATTTCTATTCTAATTATAATGTTGAAATACGTTATGATGAAGGGTGTATATGGAGTGACGGAGGTATCGGTGGCTACTGCACTGAATTTTACAAGGATGATATTGAAATAGGTAATATAGTTAATCCGTTAGGTACTTGTATTGACGCAGGGTGGGGTTTGGAACGTATAGAAATGGTTTTATATAATGAGAGAAAAACAAAAGAAGAAACCTTAATTAATACAATTATGAAAATGATTGAAAGCGGATTTACACCTACTTACAATAAACAAGGTTCTCTTTTGCGAAAACTTTTAAGAATTTGTTATTTAGAAAAAATAGAAGTTCCGCATCAATTTTACCAAGATGAAATTTTGAGACAACAAAAAATTATAGAAAAATATAATAGAATGAAAGAGAAACCTAAGTTTAAAAATATGTCTAAGGAGTTTTGGTTTAATACTCTTGGTATTGATATAGATTTAATGTGATTTAACTGACTTAGATTTATTATTAGATAGTTCAAACTTACTTCTTTTCTCTTATATAAAAAAGAAAAGAAAAGAATAAATTATGAAAGAAAAAGAGTTATACAAAACCATTGATATAATTGATGATTCTCGTTTGGAAATAATAATTGAAGTTAAAAATGGTATAGAAGGTATGGTGATACATCCTGATTTGGCTATACATAAGTGTATAGAAATGATATCTAAATATGCCATAATCAAAGTTTTGTCCGGAAAAAATGGAATAAAACTTATAGATGGTGAGGAAAATAGATATCCTGATATACCAATAATTGTGGATTTATTTAATAATAAAATTGCTATTGATGTTAAGTCAAGCAATTCCACTAGTGGTAAAGGATTATCAGGTAATGATGCTTTTTCGTTTATTAATTTCGAAACTTCTAGATATAATATATTTGGAGAAGAATTTATTATAGGTGTTGTTTATGAAGTTATAAATGGTAGATTATATCCACAAGATGTGATTTTTGATAAATTACATTTTTTAGTGGCTAAAAGGAAAAAAGATGGATTTATGTCTCATGGTGGTGATAAATTTAATTCTAGGATGTTATCTATTAATAGGTATAATAATGGTGATTATGATTATTTAAGTAGAGAAGAATTATTAGAAGGATGTAAAAAAACTTACAAATTCTTATTAGAAAATCCTAAATTTCGTAATTTAGTTAATGATGTTAAGATTAAAAAACCAAAGAAAAATAGTAATATATATGATCCAGTTGGTGATTATACGAAATTGCTATTAGAAAAATTAGAAATGTTATAATTTAAATTAGAAACGGAATAGTTATCCGTTTCTTTTTTTTTTATATATAATAAAAAATATATATTTTAATGAAATTTGTGAAAACATTTGAAACCTTTAATTATACTCCAAATAATTATGAATATGATTATACCGAAGCTAATGAAGATGATATAGAAATTGCGGAACGTGAAGGATATTTAAAATCAATGAGTAATGATTTATTTAAAAGATTAGTAAATGTAGTTTCTTCTAATTCTGGTGATACTGAAACTAATAATTATAAATTGGAACATGACGGGTATTATTCATATTTTAATTATAATTTTAGAAAAGATGATATAACTGGTCAAGGTAAAATAAATGATTGGTATTTTTCAATCTATCTTATAATGGATGATTCATTTATTTTATCTTATAAAGACGAAGAAACCGATGAAATTAAATGTTTTCACTGCTCTAATTATTTAAGCTTAATTAAGTGTATGAAGGATAAACAAGATGAAACAAGAGGTATTTATATTAAATAATTAATATATAATAAAAAATATAATATATTATGAAAAATATAAAAAACTTTGGTGATTTTGTAAATGAATCTTATTCTATTTTAGAAGGAAAAGACCATAAATTTGCGGATGAAGCATTTAGTAGAAAAATTACTGATAAATTTTTATCTGATTCTTATGATGTAAGTGATGAATTTTATAATAAAATTATAACATTAGCACATGCTTATTTTAAGAAAAATAGCGATGGAGATGTTGATAAATTTATATCTTCGGAAAAAGATAAATTAGATAAATTAATAGCAGGTGAAAAAAAGAAAGGTGAAAAACAAAAAAATAAAGAATTAAAATCATCTAAAAAGAAGGATTATGAAAATGAAGAAATAACTGATGATGATATGAAAGATTTAGAAGATGACGAAGAAGAAGATTAATAAAAAGCGGATAAAATTATCCGCTTTTTTTATTAAACTTTTTATTTTTTATTCATAAATAACTTATGACTAAAACAATAAGATTAGATTACGATGATAATCCAAATGATGTAGCTGACAAATTTGCTTATATATTAGAAAAATTTGGCATCTCGGTTGAATATATTGATAATGATGGTTATCAAGATTATGTAGAATTAGAAATAAAAAAAATATAAAATATGGGCTGGAAATCAACAATAGCGGTATCAAGACAACACGCACTTCACTTAATTTATGAACGAGCGGTTAGAGCTTCTAATCAAGAATTAGAAGAATTATTAGAATCAGTAGGGTATGGTGACGATACTAGTTTATCTTTATACGGTCATAATTTTACCGTTTTGGATTCAAATGATGAAGTAGAAGAGTATAATAAATCGGATTACGAAGAAGAAGATGAAGAAGATTGTTAAGTTAATTAATTTACACCGTAGGTTAATTAACATTTATAAGTATGATAAATCAGTTGCCATACTTAATACCATAATTAGATTAGAAGATAAATTATCTTTACCTTTATTAATAATTTTAGTTTTATTAAATGGAACCGAAAATCGTTATTGGTTAATAGATATGCAGAAAAACATAAGTGTGAGCAACCTGAAAGATTCTAAAAAGAATATAAAATTATTCACTTATGACATAGTGGCTGACCCAGGATGAAAGTTAAAGATTTAATAGCTATGCTTCAAAAACTTAATCCAGAAGCGGAAATTATACTTGAGCCAACTGATGGTATGAAACTAAAACAACAATTTAATTATTATGATGAGGGTTGGAAAGAAGAAGATATAACAGAAAATGGTGATATAATCTAAACTTTAAAAAAAATATTACTATATAAATTATGAATTTATATGAAGCACAAAAGTTTTTTTGGAATGAATTGAAAGATGTTATTAAAAATAATAATATGGAATCTATATATGTAAATGTGTATATAGGAACAGCAATACAAGATTGTTATGATTATGTATGGGAAAAAAGAACAGAGACAATAAGATTGTCCGACGGACCATTTTTAGACGGCACTTTTGATGGTGCAAAAGTTTTTATTGATGCGAATAAAAAATATAGCGATCAAAAATTATATGATAAAGAAGGTAATATAATTCATGATTTCAGTATAAATTTTGGTCATTTATGTTTAATATGAGATGGCAAGAAATAGAAAATGATTTTGATAGGTTTGATTTAGATAGATCTTTCATTAGCAAAAATCTTTTATCAAGAGAAAAAGTAAGAATAGTCAAATATCCACATTTGGATATTCCAATAGTATATTACATAAAGATGTATAAAATATTTTCTTTTAAAAGTGATTTTAAACCAAAATATCCTATATTAAGTAGATTTTTTACACTACTTGGTATTAGAGATATAAATTATAATGAAAAATGAATATAGAATTTTTTGAGAAAAAATTTAATATAAAATTATAGTTAGCAAGATTCGCCTAGTTGGTATGGCATCACACTTCCAATGTGAAATAGGGCCGGTTCGAGACCGGCATCTTGCTCAACACATATAATACGAAAATCTATTTGTTAATTCAAATAGATTTTCGTATTTTTGCTTATTAAAAGAAATTCTATGAAATTTAACACATTTCCCGAAAATATAAATCCTTTCCAGAAAAAAGGTATAGTAAAGTTTGGTATCGATCCAACTGGCTCTGAGATGCATTTAGGACACCTCTTACCTTTGAGAATTGTGAAAAAATTCAAAGCCGAAGGTTTCCCTATACATATTATACTAGGCACATTTACAGCTCAAATTGGAGACGCTACTGGTAGAGATGCTACCCGTCCAATCTTAACAGAGCTAGAAACTATTGAAAATGGTGAAAAATTACTTCAACAAGTAAAAAGAATACTTGGTGATGATATAATAATTCACAAAAATACAACTTGGCATAATGCAATGCAACTACCAGAGTTTATGAAGGTTATATCTAATTTTTCAGTTCAAAAGCTATTAAATAGAGATAATTTTGCTAAACGTATGGAAGCTCATGTGCCTATCGCTATGCACGAGTTGATGGGTCCAATACTACAAGGTATAGATTCATTTCAGTTAAATACTACCGTAGAAGTTGGTGGTTCTGATCAATTATTTAATTTTGTAATTACAAGAGAAGTACAAGAATTATTGGGACAAACACCAGAAGTTTGTGTGCTATCTCCTGTTATTAACGGATTAGATGGACGTAAAATGTCTAAATCATTTGGTAATTGTATTTTTATTAATGATACCCCAGAAGATGTATTTGGTAAAGTTATGTCTATTTCAGATGAAACTATGAGAGAGTGGCTTCCTATATTTTTTGACGAAATAGATGCTACAAAACATCCAATGGTTCAAAAGAAAGAATTAGCATTTCGAATAACACAGGAAATATGGAGTTTAGAAGCGGCGGAAACGGGTAAAGCACACTTCCAATCTGTTATACAAAGTAGGGAACTACCTGAAAATATGCCTGAATTTGAAATAGGTAATTTAACTGAAATAGTTAGTAAAATTATTAATGGTTCTAAAACAGAAGCAAGAAGATTATTAACTTCAAATGCTGTTAAAATTAATGGTGAAAAAGTAGCAGAAGGGTTTGAAGTAAAGTCTGGTGATATAGTTAAAGTAGGTAAAAGAAATTTCGCAAAAATTATATGATGTTAATAAATATAGGAATTGAAAAAATTGGCACTTTTGAAGTAAAATACTCTTTATACCAAAAAAATTTTGAAGGACATAAACTTTATGACGTTATTGTAGACGATATTTTAGTTGGTGATATAAGTGTTAAAGATGATTTAAATAATTGTTTTAATACCTATAAATCTTCTTTTTGTCGCACATTGCAATATGCAATACAAAAGAAGGAAAATATATATTTAAATATAACAGGTGGATTAAATGGATATTATGAATAAGAAAATATGAATTTAACAGACTTAATTAAGCAACGAAAAAAGAAGGAAACTCTAAAAGATAAATTAGGGCATTGGTGGAGTTATACCAAAACATATAAGATAGAAATACCTTATTATGAGTTTAAGAAAGGTATTTTTAATGTGATTAAATGGGCTAAAGTTATTTGGAAAGATACTGATTATGGTTATCACGATATAATGAAAATATGGCAATTTAAGCTTGATAAAATAGCTGATAATTTTGATAAAAAATACCAAAAAGCTAATAAAAATGGTAATTGCTATTATAATGATTTACCAGAACAAGTTAAATATATGCGTATAGCAAGCCGTTTAATTGATAGATTATATGGAGAAGGTGAATTTTATGACAATACATATGAAGAAGAGTGGCGTAAATATCATAAGAAAGAATATGTATGGAAACCAAGTGAAAAAGATTTAGAAGAAGTTAGAAAAATAGCTATTGCTATAAATCGTGAGCGAAGGATTGATTCTATATTAGGAGATACTGATATAGAAGAAATAGATTTAGACGATGATGTAGAATTAGATTTTCTTGATATAGAGGCAAATAAACCTTATCATTTAGAGGCAAAAATTATTAATGAAAATTTTGACGAGTATTTTATTAAAAATAAATTATCTTTGAAAAAAGCAATTAAAAAAACTGGCTCAACTGATAAAGAATTATTAGCACAAGCTATTAGCGAAATGAAACATAAAAAGGCTAAAAAGTTATTTTTTAAAATAATAAAAGACAAGTTAGAGACTTGGATTGACTAATATGGCACGAACATCTAAAAAAATTGCCTCAAAGGCATCAAAATTACTAAAAGAATCTACTAGTAAAATAATAAAGGCTGTTGCCGCATCAGCTTTAAGACAAAGAAAAAAAGGTAAATAATGAAAGCAGTAAAATTAATAAAATTACTACAAGAACAAATAGATAAACACGGTGAAGATATTGAAGTTTTCATCGAAGCACCAGGTTTTAATAGTGAAGAAACTTTTTCGACAGAAGATTATATCAATGACGAGATTTCCATCGATGAAGATTTAGATACTTATCCAAAACATCTAATCATGGAAAAACATGGTGATAATAGAGGCATTATTTATGGTGTAGAAATAATTGGTAGTTCTTCTGTTAATTTTAGCGGATAAAAATAGATAGATGAAAATTAGAAAAAATTATATACTTTTTATGAATCCTATGCTAAAAACTGCTTATTATGGTGGGTATAAATTTAGTAAAAGGATTTCAAAAGCAACATTAGGGCATATTTATGATTGCTCTTTTAGTGAATTAAAACATAATATTAAAATCCTTGAAAATAGAGGATATACAATATCAAAAAGAAATTATTAAATATGAGTATAAATGTAAATATAGATATAGATGATATTTTATATTCTATGGGTAGGCGTGATATGGAAAGATTGCTATCCGAATTATTAGAAGATATGGATTCCTCTTCCATAAGAGCAGCAATAGACCGTATGAAAGATGAGAATAAAAAACTTATTTGTGTTGGTTTAGTTAATACAAAAAATACAACTTTTTTGGAGGAAGATTTTAATGATAGTTTAGCAAAATTATCGGCAAATTACATCTCTCTTAAAAAAGAGGATCAAGAAATAATTGAAGCAATAGCAGAAAAATACTAAATGACAACATTAAAAGAAATAAAAATACATATGATTAATTATCTATCCGAATTTGGATTAGATGATGATGACTATTATGATGAAGATGGACATTGTGGTGGACAGCTTTTAGTAGAAATAAAAAGTTTTTGGAAACATTTTTCCACTGATACAGATAAAGATTTTATCTATGTTGTTAGTGGTAAGTATATGAGTGATGATATAGATTTAGATGGTGCTCGTGATTATTTTTTTAGTAGTTCAGGAGTTATTCCTATGTTATTTGATTATCTTACTAATACACTCAAATACTCTTTAGAGGAATATAGAAGTTGTATATGGAATAGTGTTGGATTAACAGATGACATATGGTCAATGTATGATGAACTTGAAGCTAAAGATGAACCAAATGTAGAAGATAATACTACTATTAACACTGAAAGTTTTTCTATACTTAAATATCCTAAACATATGAAAGCAGAATTAGACGCTAATCCTCTGTTAAAATTTGTGGGGTTATCTAAAGTAGATGGTGAAAGTCCTATTTATTCAATTAATATACCACAAGGTTATACAATTGTTCCAGAATTTAAAGAAGCATTAAAATGATAGTAAAAAGTAAAATAGAAAAAAAATATACCAATCCTGATTGGAGTCATTTTCCAGAATATAGAATAGATTTTATTTATTCTTCAAATACATATTCTGGATATTTAGAAGGTATGCCGTCTATTGAAAATAGACACAATGAAAGGGTCACAGATAGGATGATTAAACAAGCCAAATTATTATATCCACACTTAGAACCTTTTGTTTATACAGGTAATTTAGATATAACTAAAGTTTATCCATATAGATGTAATATAGCATGGATTAATAATCTGGAAAATCATATGTTAGTTATATGGTTTGATGAAGGTAAAACGGATATTATAGCAAGTTTAGAAACTATAATTGATGATATAAATTTTGATAAAAATTCCGAAGATTTTGGATTTTAAAAATATAAAATGATAGTAAGAGTATTAAGTAAAGGACATTTTGATACGCTTCTTCCTAGAATGCGTATAGACAATTCCAATGTTGAAGAACATGTGGATAAAGCTTTTATTTCTATTACTGATGGTGATAGAGAAGATGCTCATTACTTTGATAAGGATTATTCAAATGTTCTTAACTTAGAATTTGATGATGCTACTGACGAAGAAAATGAACGTAGACGAAAATTTGGACAAATAGAATATATTCTATTCACAAAAGAACAAGGTGAAAAAATACTCGAATTTATTGAACAAAATAAACATGTTGAAACTTTTTATGTTCATTGTTTAGCAGGCGTTTCTAGAAGCGGAGCTGTAGGTCTCTTTATAAATGATCTACATGGTGAAGAATCTTATTTTGAATTTGCTAATAGCAATCCAATAATAAAGCCAAATTATTTTATTTTGGCTATGTTGAGAAGATTACAAAATGGTTTAATAGAAGAATAAATTAAAATTATCTATAATATATAGATAATGGAAAATATATTTAACTTTGAAGAATTTTTAACAGAAGCTTATAATAAGCCAAGAGGTAAGATGAAATCTCGCTGGTCTGTTAAGTATAAAAAATCTATTAACTGCTCGAATCCCAAAGGTTTTTCTCAAAAGAATTATTGTAAGAGGAAAAAAAGAGGTGGGAAATATAAAACTAAAAGTTAATTAACTTTTAGTTTTATATTTCATATGAAAAAAATAATATGCTTTCTCTACTAACTTTTTTTGTTTTTGTTAGATTATTTTCGTAATTTTGTATAAATTGAAAGATAAAAATATGAAAGATTCATTAGGTGATAGGATAAAAGAATACGAATCACAAACATGTGGAACTCGTTTAATGGGCAGACTGCCCGTGATATGCCGGCTCGACGGAAAGAATTTTAGCCGCTTTACTAAAGGTTTAAAGCGTCCATATGATGAACGTTTATCTAATCTTATGGTTGAAACTACTAAGTATTTAGTTAAAGAAACTAATGCTAATTGTGGCTATCATCAATCAGATGAAATTACTTTAGTATGGTATTCTGACTCATATGAATCTAAAATTTATTTTGATGGACGCTTATTCAAAATGATTTCTGATTTAGCCGCCATGGCTTCTGTATTTTTCAATAGAGAATTACCAAGCTATTTACCAGAAAAAGCACACTTGATGCCTCGTTTTGATTGTAGAGTATTTAGCATACCTACAATTCACGAAGCTGCTAACTGCTTTCTGTGGCGCGAATTAGATGCTACTAAGAACTCAATTAGTATGGCTGCACAACACTATTATTCTCACAAAGAATTAGAAGGTAAAAATGGTTCGGAAAAACAAGAAATGCTTTTCCAAAAAGGCGTAAATTGGAATGACTACCCAGCCTCATTTAAAAGAGGAACCTATATTCAAAGGAAAAGAGTTCTAACAAAGTTTTCTACTGAAGAATTAGAGAATTTACCTGTTAAACACCAAGCTAGGCAAAATCCTGACTTGATGATTGAGAGATGGGTAATAGATAGGATAGATTTACCGCCTTTGATGACTATACAGAATAGAGAAGAAGTAATTCTTTTTGGAGCTGAGCCAAATGACGTGCGTGTAGTAGGTTATACTATTGAAGATATGTTAGAAGCTTTCTATGCAAAAGGTGATAAAGTTGATATGACAGAATTTAAATTCTGGGTAGATTCAGTATTACCTTTGCTAAAAACAAAAGAAAAAGAATTAATATGAGTTTAAATTGGTTTCCTAGTTTTGATTACGCAACATTATATTCACCACGTAAATTTGATTTAGATTTATTTCAAATGAATTGTATATGCATATATATGCCTTTAGGCGGTAGCCAATTTAAAGAAAATGATTTGTGTCATTTTTACTTAGATGGTGAATGGGTTAGAGTAACTAAAGTAGGTAATAAAAAAATGAGTGCGCCGGAAGTATCTACATATGCATTTTCCGAATTTAAAAAATATTTCAAAGTTAATTAATTATGAAAATGATAGTTGAAGAGTGGGGAGACGGGTATGAAAATAGTGGCGTATCTGTAACACTTATTAAATCAGATGGCAAAGAAATGAACGTTACATTTAGAGATGGCGAACGTGAGGATATGGTTATAGCTAGGGATTTAAGCGATGCAACATATATAGCATCGCTTATTAAAACTGCATATGATGCTGGTAAAACAGGTGAAGAATTGATAATTGAATATAAAGATATAGAAGAATAATGAAACAAGTTGTGTATCTAGGCGATATTCACGGCAACTTTGATTGGTTGAAACGTGAGATAAAAAGAGTTGGCATAGGTGAAAATGAAGAAGTAGCTTATATAATCCAAGTTGGAGATTTTGGAATCGGATTTAATAATAAATCCGATTTAGATACTTTAAACTTATTAAATGAGTTTCTTAAATTGAGGAATATAATAATGATTGCTATTCGTGGTAATCATGACGACCCTTCATTTTTTCAAGGTAATCATATTTATTCTAATTTGATGTTAGTGCCTGATTATACTACTATGGAAATAGATGGTAGAAACCATTTATTCGTGGGTGGTGCTATATCAATAGATAGAAAGTATAGGCTACATAAAGATCAGATAGCTGCATCTTATGGCTCTTCACAGAAGTCATATTGGTATGATGAACTATTCTTATTAAATGAAGAAAAGTTAAAAGATATAACTGGTATTGATGTAGTTATATCACATACTGCTCCTGAGTGGTGCTATCCTGATAATAGAAATGGGTTTGGTCCATTTGTTGATGAATTTGCTTATGATGATGATAAGTTATACACTGATTTGGATAAAGAACGTAAAGATGTGACTAAAATGTTCCAAATTTTAGAAAAAAATGGTAATACTATTCAGTATCATGCATATGGTCATTTTCATTCAAGTCAAATAACTATGAATAGATATTGCAATCATTATTTATTAGGTATAAATGAGTTTAGGGAATTATATTAATTCCCTAAACTCATTTTTATTTCTATATATTTGTTATACTTTCTTTTAAGACCAAAAGTAAAGTCGGAATATAACCAATTTAAAAATTTAATAGAATTTTTTCTACCACCTATATATAGAATAGAATGTTTATTATTACCATTTATAATTCTTCTGATAGAATATTTAATACCTAAATTAATAGATATATCTTCTAAATATTTCCAATCTTGTCCGTATGTGCTTGCAAAATATATTTGAGGTGATTTATTACTGAAGTTTATACACCCATCGCCGTCCATTATTCCTCTTAGAAAATATTTAATATCTTCCTGTTTAATCTTCATTAAATTAAAATCTGGCGAGGCTGTACTTTTATTTTCATAATTAAATGACCTAAATATATTTACAATATCTTTAGAACAGTATTGGATACACGCAGATGTTTTTGTTCTGCCCTTTCTTAATCTTTCATTATAATAAAAATTTCCTAATTTTTCAAATATTGGTTTGATATCGTCTAAATCTTCTTTTAGTATTTCTATACCTATATTATTACCGACTAAATATCCATCAGACCATAATAATCCCATTATATAGGACACATAAGGATTATCAACTTTTTCAAATGTATCTAAACTTGGGTAAATATATTTTTTATTATAACTCAATTTTAATTTTTTAGCTTTGTTTTTAACCATATCAATAGTAAAATTACTCAATATTTCATTTATTTTAGTTGGTCCAATTTTGTGGTAGTTTTCTACCATGAATTTTATTTCGTGTTCTTTCCATTCCATAATTTATATATTATTTATGATATAGCCCCTAATAATGTTTACACGCAAATAAAATAAATATGAAAATAATTTTGTCAATTCAAAACTTTTTCGTACTTTTGTAATCTAATTAAGAACATAGAAACTAGCATAGTGTAATAAACTATGTAAAAACTTTACATGCTCACAGAACGTTAAAATTTTATCATTATAACAGGTTACTTAATCGAAAGAAGATAATTGGTATAATGTATATCTATAAGATATAATAAAATTATAACCTTTCAATCCGAAAGGCATAGACTTAGAGTGTAAAGAGTTTCAAAAATAAATCTGAAAATAATTTTGCAAATTAAAAACTTTATTGTATCTTTGCAATACAATAATCAATAAAGAAACAAATAACGATAAAAAGTCCATAGAGGAAAAAAGTAGTTTAAAAATTAAATATATAATATAATGAAAAACATTAATAGAAATAATAATACCATAAATTTAGTCATAAATAACGTGAATACGTTATGCGTGATTAGAGGAGTTATGGGGTTAAGTCTATTATGATAATATTTCAAATATATTATAATATTTAATCTCAAACTCAAAAAGTTTGAGATTTTTTTTTATGTTAAAATGGCGCAGTGATGAAACTGGTTAGTACATGCAGGACTTAAAATCCTGTGGACAGAAATGTCCGTGTCGGTTCGACTCCGACCTGCGCTACAAAACTCGGCGGGTAGCTTAGACGGTAAAAGCACGAATCTTATAAATTCGAGATAGTGGGATCGTTACCCACCCCTCCGACAAATGGTTCTATCGTACAATGGATTAGTACAAGGCTCTTCTAAAGCCTTTATGTGGGTTCGAATCCCGCTGGAACTACAATCGTTATTAATTTTTATTAGGGAGTTCGGTTTATATAATATATAATTTATGAGACATAAACAAACAGAACAAACTAAAAAGAAGTTATCAGAAATAAGAAAAAAATGGTTAGCAGATAATCCAGAAAAACATCCATGGAAAAGAAAAGATAAATTCTTATCTAAGCCTTGTGAATTTTTCAAAAAGAAATTATTGGAAAATAATTTAACTTTTTCGGAAGAACAAAACTTACTTGAAGGAAGAGCATATTCGGTAGATGTAGTTTTTTATGATAAAATGATTGGATTTAAAATAAATGGAAATCAACATTATAATTCAGATAAAACTCTTAAAGATTATTATAAAAAAAGGAAAGAAGAGATTGAAATTTTAGGATGGAAATTATATGATATACATTATACAAAAGTTTATAATGAAAAATTTATAGAGGAAATAATAAAATTCATAAAAGAGCAAAAGGAAATTCCAAATTTTAATTTTGAATTTTTTATAAAAAAGGTTAAAAAAATATGTAAAGATTGTGGTAAAGAAATATCATATAATAGCATAGAAAGATGTTTAAAATGTCATAATATATCCAGAAGAACAGAAAAATATGAAGTTAATTTAAAATATAAAATAGGTGCTAATAAAAAAGAAAAATTTATAAAAAATTGTAATTGTGGTGAAATAATATCCATAAATTCAAATAATTGTAAGGAATGTTTTGATAAAATACAAAGAAAAATAGTTGATAGACCAAGTTTAGAAATTTTATTAGAAGAGGTTAAAGATATAGGATATAGTGCGGTTGGTAGAAAATATGGAGTTAGTGATAATTCTATAAGAAAGTGGATAAAAAATTATCAAAAATAAAAATTGTCGTATAGCTTAGTGGGGAAGCGTCAGCAGAAGTAGCTGAAGGGCATAGGTTCAATTCCTGTTGCGACTACAAATAAGGTTCCTTAACTCAGAGGCAGAGTGCTACTTTTACATGGTAGAAGTCGGGATTTCAAAATTCCCAGGAACCACAAAAATTGGAATGTAGCTCAGAGGCAGAGCAGGATCCTGTTAAGATCAAGGTCGAGATATCGTAATTCTCCATTCCAGCAAATAGTCTTATAGCTCAAAGGCAGAGTGCCTGTTCGACATACAGGAGGTTGCGATATCGTAATTCGCTAAGACTACAAATAAAGGGGCGTATGGTGAAATTGGTTTATCACGTCTGACTGTTAATCAGTTATTATAGGTTCGAGTCCTATTGTGCCCGCTAATTAAATAAAAAAAGTAAATAATACGGAACGTACCGAGTCACACTGATAATGTGGATATTCGTAAAGGTGTTGAAAATGAGATTTCAAGATTCTCCGTTCCGACAAAATGCCAAATTAGTATAGCGGCGATTATACCAACCTTGTAAGTTGCGAGACACCAGTTCGAGTCTGGTATTTGGCTCCACTACTGATCAGAATCCAGTGATTCAGATCTAAAACGGACTATAGCTCATTATTGGTTAGAGCGTCACGCTGATAACGTGAAGGTGGTTGGATCGAAGCCAGCTAGTCCGACAAAATGCTAAAGTGTCTGAATGGTTGAGGAACTTTCTTGGTATGAAAGATAATATCGGTTCGAATCCGTTCTTTAGCTCTTAATGGCGCCTTGGTCGAGTGGTTATAGGCGCAGGTCTGCAAAACCTGATACATTGGTTCAATTCCAGTAGGCGCCTCAAATTAAATAAAATGAAACCGATTAAAAAAACATTTCTCTTTCTTCGCCAATTAACAAAAAATAAAGGCTTAGAGATACAACTAACTTTAGGTAAATTTATGTTTGGTGGAAGACCAAACTGGTTTGTAGTAGCATTTGAAACACGTTCAAAATGTGACCATGCTGGTGTTGAGTTTCGTTTAGAATTATTAAAAATATTTTATTTTCATATTAATATCTACGATTTTAGACATTGGAATTATACAACAGATACTTATTGTGATCACGGTGATATATCCTATAGTTAGTATTTAATATATACTAAATGAAATGGATAAAATCATTTAGTGAAAGTTCAAAATATAAAGAGAAGGAAAGAACTGATTACGCTTATAAATTAAAGAAAAAATTATTACAATTTAATTTAAATTGGCAAGAACTTATTTTCTTTTTGGAAGATAATGGATTTGATACATCAAAATTAGAAGAACTAAATGTTCCATCAAATTCATTTTTAAATAAAGGTTCATTTGGTATGGTTTTTTCTTATGGTAATGATAAAGTAATTAAAGTTAGTTTTAATAAATTTGATTATGAATTTGCTAGAAAATTAATTGGGAAAGATAATGAACACTTACCAAATGTTTATGATATAAAAAGTATTTCTAATAATGTTTTAACTATGTTTATTATAGTTATGGAAAAATGTAAACCATTGCCTCAAAGTATAAAGACATATATAAATATCGAATATAAAAATATAGGTGAGTTTTTTAGAACACAAGATCCAGAGTATCTAATACCTACAGAAGAAGAAGATTTGGAAACTTATAGAAAATATGATTTAGGAAATCAATTTTTAAGTATGATGGAGGAGATAAGAGAATTATTTGGATTAAATAAAGACTTAGATATACATTCAGCAAATTTTATGATGAAAGAAAATAACCTTTGTTTTATAGATATTTTTGTTCCAAAGTATCTTACAAAATTAGAACTTTCTAAAAGAAAATCAAAAACAAAATAAATATTTTTTGTAGTTTCAAAACTTTATTGTATCTTTGTGTTATAATTAAAAATAGAAAACAGACAAACAGAATTTAATATATAAATAATATGAAAAACATCAATCTAAATATGAATTTGCTTAATCTAATGGAAACATTGGACAGGATTCTTATATAGATAACTTTATCATAAAGTTTTTATAAAATCCTGTTCACAATCTGAACAGGATTTTTTTATTGGCACTCTATCCCAACAAGAGCAGAGGACTCAGCTTTAGAACCTGAGAGTTGTGGGTTCAAATCCCACGAGTGTCACACAACTCGAACTCTGGTAGATAAAAAATAAGGGACTGTTATGTATATAATATATACATAATGGAAAATAAAAAATTTATTGAAATATGCCAAACAGCCGTAAGTATGGCTGAGGCAGCTAGAATTATAGGAATTGGATTTAATTCTTTTAAGAAAAAAGCATTAATATTAAATTGTTATAAAACTAATCAAAATTGGAGAAAAGGTAAAACTGTTTTAAATGATGATAGAATAGAAAGTAAACATACTTTATTTTGTGAAAATTCTTCCGCAAGAAGAGAATATATTAAAGGTTTAATTATTAAACATAATTTAATTGAATATAAATGTTTTGATTGTGGATTAAAAAATGAATGGAATGGGAAAATTTTAAACTTACAGTTAGACCATATAAATGGTGTAAAAAATGATAATAGACTTGAAAATTTAAGATTTATGTGCCCTAATTGTCATTCACAAACAGAAACATGGTGTAAAAGTAAAGGTAATTCAATAAATAATTTAGATATAGAAATCTTAATTAATACTATAAATAAGTCATTTTCTATGACTAAATTAATTGATAAATTAGGAATCTATGATACACAAAATAATAGAAAGAAAATCAAAAAAATAATGATAGAAAATAATCTATCTTTTGAATTTGATAAACAGGAAAAGAATAAAATAAATAGTTGTAAGTGTGGTAAATCTATTAAAAAATCAAGTAAAATGTGTTCTAAATGTTGGCAGATAGAACAAAGAAAAGTTAATAGACCTACATATGAGCAGTTAAAAAAAGAAGTAGAAGAAATTGGATATTCAGCAACAGGTAGAAAATATAATGTTTCTGATAATTGCATAAGAAAATGGTTAAAAGCATATGTACCCCAATTGGCAGAGGGACACCGTTAAGAGCGGTGATAGGTGTCGGATCGTTGCCGACTATATGCACAAAGATTGCGCTGATGAGAATTGTAGGTGCAATTTCTAGTTGTAGAGTATTTCACAATACTCTCTCTACCGAAGTGATGTAATTGGTAAACATCTTATTTTCAAAAAATAAGTTTTGAGGGATCGTAGCCCTTCTTCGGTACTATCATTGAAATAGTTGTATATTATGATAAATGGTATAGTTATGATATAATTAATAAGCCGCTATGAGCAGATGTGGTAATTGCGACGGACTCATAATCCGTTTTCTGTAAGATAGTGTTGGTTCGAGTCCAACTAGCGGTACAGACATAATAAATATAAAAAGTTATTATGATCACATAAAAGAAAATTTATTAAAATGGAAAATTTGAAAGATGTAAAGGTCGCAGACCTTGTTAGAAACGCTAAGGCAAAAATTGCTTATGTTCAAAGTGGTATAATTTATTACCAAATTGAAAATGATACGCATGTAACTATGCTTCCGATTGATCTTAATAATGAAGATATTAAACAAGATATAGGAACTTCAAGATTAGATGCGGAATATAGTGGTATTACTTTAATGCGTTATATTAACAAAGCAATAAAATTAGGTACATTAGCGTATTATAAAAAGTAAATAAAATGGAAACTATAAAAATAAAAACTGCGGGCGTCTATGGTGCAGTAATTGCACCATTCGCCTTCTATAATTAGTAATTTTTAATCGAATAAAAATTAAAAATACTAATTATAAAAATAAAAGCAGTTAAAATGAAAAAAAAACAAGGATGGATTAAATCCATAAGACAATCCAAAGGATTAATATTTGTAGCAGTTACAGACGGAGCAAAAGATTTCCAAGTAACAATAGTAGAAGCCGAATGTAAAATATACGGCGAACTAAAAGTAGGAGCTTCTTTTGAAGCACAAGGTAAAGATTCAACAACCCCAAAAGGATTATTTGAATTTAAAGCATCTGAGTTTAAGATAATAGGTAGTTCCGATGACAGCTACCCTATACAGCCCAAGTCCCATGGTATGGATTTTCTACGTTCTATTTTAGAATATAGAGGAAAAACTAAACAATTTCAAGCAATTTGGAAAATTAGGCATCATTTAACACAGGCTATACATCAATTTTTTGATAGTGAAGGATTTTATCTCTACCAAATTCCTATCATTATAGACAGCGATTGTGAGGGTGCCGGTGAAACTTTCCAAGTAAAAACTGAATGGTTAGATAGAGTTTTAACCGTATCAGGTCAGCTACATGGTGAAGTGGGTGCCATGAGTCTTGGTAAAATTTATTCATTTAGTCCATCTTTTAGAGCAGAAAAATCAGCCACCAAAAAACACTTAAGTGAGTTTTGGCATCTTGAACCAGAAATAGGATGGTATAGCATGGAAGATACTATGAGATTAGCAGAAAAATCTATAAAATTCTTTATCACATATGTATTAGAAAAATGTGAATATGAATTTAAACAATTAGGTATAACTACTGAACATCTAACAGATGTTATAGAAAAAGAATGGAAAACTATTAAATACGAAGAAATAGTTAAACTATTTGGTGTTAAATATGGTGAGGATATAAACTCGGAAACAGAACAGAAAATTGTAACACATTTTGGTTGCCCTGTGTTTATAACACATTATCCTGAATCATTAAAGCCCTTTTACATGAAGAAAATAGGAGGTGTTGCTTTTTGTTTTGATTTGATTTTTGAATCAATAGGGGAATTAATTGGAGGTTCTGAGCGAGAAGATTCTTATGATAAATTAAAACAGTCTATGATAGATTCTGGTTTAGATTTAGATAAAATGGATTGGTATTTAAACACCAGAAAACACGGTTCAATTCCACATAGTGGATATGGAATGGGATTTGAACGTCTGTTGATGTTTATTACAAAAGTTCCAAAAATACATGATGTTATACCTTTTCCTGTATCTTATTAAAAAATGGAGCGTATTTAGATACGCTCCATTTTTTTTGCATATTTTTTTGTTATCAAATCAGATAAATTCCTATTTTTTAACCTCTTGGTTAAGGTAGTATAACAAATACCTAATTTTTTCGCAGTGGTTCCTATTGAATAATTATTACACATTTCAACTAATTTATCATTTTCGGGCCAATCTATTTTTGTATTTTTATCCATTAGAGTTTTATTACCATATCTATCATCTTTAAACTTATCTAACGACTTTGTTATCAATTTATGAGGACAAATACCATTATTTTGTGCTTTGCCACAATTACAATTAAAACACATAACTTGTAAATCTTCTCTTATTGGATTTTTTCGTAAAACATAATAAAATGATTTGTTTTTATCTTCGTCTTTATAACCATCGTTGTTTATATGGTCTATGGTTAAAAACATAATTTCTTTTTCGCCGCAGCAAGAACATTGTCCACCATATTTTTTAATAACTTCGTGTTTAAGTGAAAATTGATATTGACTTCTTTTTTCTTTTGCGAAAGGCATACTCTTATTATAATATTTCTTTTTATCTAAGCAAACACGACATCCTTTTTTATTTTCTTCTGGTTCTATATTACCACAATAAATACATAAGCCATTTTCTTCTCTTATTTTCTTCTTTTTATTTCTTGTTTCGTTAGGGCTATACATAATTTCTTTTTTATTCTTTGTTTATATTTTAATTCATTTCTTTTACACTTGATACAGCAGAACTTTTTGTTAGGTCGTCCTGTTATTTCATTTAAGCAGTTACGATAATTACATTTTCTCATAAGGTATATATTAAAAATCTGTCCTTCCTTTTAAAGATAATTTTGTAATGTCAAAACTTTATCGTATCTTTGTTCTATAAGTTTTTAATTATGATGTGTATATGTTGCGATAAGAAGATTTCTCTATTATATCCAGAGATAGATTTACCTAATGGTAAATTAGAAGAAGATGTAGTTTTCAATACTAAAGAGAAAATACAAATTGATGGCTCTCATGACGAAGAAATAACATTAGACGCTGGTTCAAAAATGTGGAATAACGGGATTGTTAATAAAGTATCAGCTGGATATGGTAGCTGTCATGATGGTGATGAGTTTATTATCGCAATATGTGATGATTGTATTACTACAAAGAAGAGAACAGGCAATATAGCTTATATTAATAATTATATGGGTTACTCTTTACCAGGTGATGAAGATTATGAAAAATCAAGAATTGCTTGGAGACGATATAATAGGATAGACGATATATTAAATGATGAAGAAACCCAGTAAAAACTGGGTTTCTTTTTATTTATCTAAACCGGTTCCTCTTCTAATTTTACTAAAATCTACTTTACTATCTGGATTAAATGGTAAATTAGCATCTTGATTTGCATTATCAGTAAATATAATATATTTATAATCTGTTCCTATAATTGATAGGTTAAGTATTTTATTATGTTCTTTTTCAGGTATTATATTATTGAATAATCTAATATTAGTTATCTTAATATCTGAAGCAGGTATTGATGCATGTGTTTTTGGAGCTATATCAATAATAGTTGGTTGTATCGGTAATTCTATTTTGTATAACTGGTTTAATTTAGAAGATGTTAATTCTTCTGCATCTTCTTCGTATTCCACATTTCTCTTATAAAGATAAGCTGTTAATTTATGTAAGCGTTGATCAATATTTATAACTAAACTATACCAAACATTTTCGGATAGAACATTTGATGTTTTGTTAGATAATTCTAATTGATATGTAGTTTCATTTATTATTGCAAATAAAGTATTACCTATCATATAAAAAACGAACCCATTATTAATATCATCAATATAATTAAAGAAAATATATGGTTCATTCATTGATATATTATTTATACTAAACCAACAATAAAATCCCATATTATCAGATGTTTTGTAGAAGAATTTAAAATTCCTATAAACAACACCTGGTGAATTAAATTGAACACTTGACATATCATAATGTGTTTTAGCTACCGTCACACTAGCATTTTCTATATTTTCTTTTTCTATATTAGCATATAATTCAACTCTTAGTGTTTCTTGTGCTTTATTAGCTACTCTTAATTGTTCTTGGTTAGCAGTAGATTTCTTATCTTGCATATTTTCAAGACCCATTAATTCTTCTAATGTAGTATTCTTAGTAAGATTATCAATAACATCTTGTATTTCTTGATTTGCGCCAATGATATTTGCTTTTTTGTTGAATTTCTTAAGTATTATTTTATAATAAACAGAATAGTTATTAAAATTTCTAATTGCCTGTGAATGCTCTATTGTATATAATTTATTTATATTACAAAACCAAATTACGTCATTTAAACCTGGTCTGCTTTGCACACCAAATGCTGATTTGAATGCATCTTTAGTTATATTAATTTCAAAAGATTCAAATAAGGTTAAGTCAAAATTATTTAATGAACCTGTATTATCTGGAAATTGATTATTATCCACACTAGCTTTTATTTTAGCATCACATATATAATTTTGTACTTGATGTTCGTGGAATGTATAATCTATACCCTTTTGATCAGCGTCAGTTAATACATAAATAATATCATGTCCAAACAAATTCGATACATCATTACTCATTTTATTAAATAAAGTTAAAGCTTGTGCTTGTTGATATGGTTGATAAAATTTAGCAATAGAATCGGCATTTGATATAGGTAAATTAGTTGATTCAGTCGAATAATTTGGCATCAACATACTTGATTGTCCACCAGGTGGCATATTTTCTAAAGTTGTTGTATCTCCTATTATGTTTAACAAAAGGCAATTACAATTTTCTCTAACACCATATAAATTAGACTTTTGTCCATCTAATGATACATTTTGAAAATCACCAATTAAATTAATATCAAATATAGAAACACCAGTTGACCCATTATATTTTACATAATATTCAATTTGGAAAAACCGAATTGGATTAATTCTTTCACCTATTACATTTGCTTTGGTAAATTCGGTCCAGTTATTAATTGTTCTACCATAATCTTGTGAATAACGATAGTAAATAGTTGTATTCTCAATATCGCCTTTACTTAATATTTCTATATCAGTTAATTTGAATACTTTATAAATATAAGGCGGTTTTATTACAACTTCGGTATTAGTTGACGATAATTTAATTGTGCTTAACCCATCGCTTATATTCCTATCTAAACTACCTTCTAGATTATAATCTAATAAAGTAATAACACCTGTATTTGAATCACCTTCTCTTATCCATTTTATATCAATGAACATTTTATATTTTGGATCAAACGGTATAAAATTGTCAATTTCATTGTTAAGTTCTAACCAGTCTGTCCATTTTATAGCGTCTTTAGAAACTCTATATTGTGTTGTTAAATATCTATAATTATCAGATCCGGTTATGCTGTAAGTAAATGATTTAAAGTATTTAACATTTTCCAAATTAATAAAAGATAATGAATATGAATCACCTATTTTATTAAATATAGGCGCATTAGTTGTATTATAATTATCTGTTATGGTAATACTTCCAAGTATAGAATCTGATGATATAGTAAACATATCATATATATTAAAAACTTATGTTTGAAACTTTTAACAAAAATTTTGCATTTTAACAAAAATTTAGTATCTTTGTATAAATAAAGTATAAATGAACGTTAAAGAAAAATTCTTAGAACTTACAAGTAGAACCTATCCTCACGAAACAGAACATGAGTTATATCCTCTACTACCAGATAATTTATTGACAGATGATTTTGGTAATAAATATATCCAAATAGGTGATACAACTACAATGTTTACATCACACCTAGATACCGCCACCAAAGCTAACACTAATATAACACACGTTATAGACGGTGATATTATTAAGACTGATGGTAAAACAATTCTCGGTGCCGATGACAAAGCAGGTGTTGTTATCATGCTTAACATGATTGAGAATAACGTTCCTGGTTTATATTACTTCTTTCTTGGTGAAGAAGTTGGATGTATTGGTAGCTCAAAATTAGCAGAAAGCTTTAAAAAATCACAAAAATTAGAACACATAAACAAAGTTATATCTTTTGATAGGCGAGATACAGATTCTATAATTACGCATCAATCTTCTGCTAGAAGTTGCTCTGACGCTTTTGCGGAAGCATTAGCTGAACAGTTAAATCGTTTCTCTAAAGAAGTATATGATAATGATACAGTATTTGAATACAAGAAAGACCATACTGGTATATGCACTGACTCAATTCAATTTACTTCACTTTATTCGGAATGCACCAATATATCTGTTGGCTATTATGAAGAACATACTTTTAGAGAAAGACAGAATATTAAACACTTAGATAAATTAGCTAAAACTTGTTGCTTACTTGATTGGGAGTCATTACCAGTTGAAAGAGATTTTACTAAGAAAGAATATTATAGTTATGGGCAAAGCTATCAGAGTCACTATGGTAGTAGATGGAGTGAAGAAGATTATGAATATAGTAATAGAAGTTATAGTAGATATGGAAGCTCTTATAACAACTACAGCACTGCGTTAAAAGATGAGAAAAAATATTTTATTGATAGATCATTTGGTTCAGCATATTCTTCTTCAATAACTGTTGAAAATGGAAGTAATAAAGTAAAAGCAGTTAATTTATCTTATGATAGATTAAATTATGAAAAATCTTTAATAGAAGAATTATTCTATTATTTAGAAGTTCAATATAAAGCATTGACTTGGTCAGGTGAGAAAGCTATTGTATGTTATGATAATAGTCATGTATTTACTAATGTAAGTAGAGATGAGTTATCGGAATTTCTACCAGAATTAAACTTCTGGGAAATTGAATATGAAAGACAAATTCATGAAGACTTATGGGATTCTCCAGATTGGATGTGGTAATAAAAATAAATAATTATGAAACAAAAAATAGGTATTTTTGCAGGATCTTTTAATCCATTTACAATTGCACATAAAAACATTTTAGAAAAAGCCGAAAGAATACTTGGTATTGGAAACGTTGTAGTTGCGATTGGTTGTAATCCAGCCAAAGGTTCTATTGCCGATAAAAGTCGGGAAGCTAATTCGTTAGCTTCCCGACTAGAAACACCAGTTATATCTTATACAACTTTTCTACATGAATTGATTCTTCAAAAAGAAGAAGAAGGTTATGATGTTGTATTAGTTCGTGGATTAAGAAATGGCGAAGATTTAGCTTATGAAGAAAATCAATTAAAATTCATAAGAGAGTTCTTACCAGAAGACTATTTACTTAATACAATATTCTTAATTTCAGATGAAGAATATAAACATATTAGTTCATCAGCGGTAAGACAATTAGAATCATTCAGAGAGGGTAGTGCTAAACAATATGTAATATGATTATAATAGATAAGCGTTATACAATAAAATTCAGTAAAAATGGTATACTTCAATATGCCGACTTTAGTGAGAAAGATGGTGAAGAAATCCAATGACAAATATGAAAAATTTTACACAAAAAAAGACTAACTTAAATACCAAAGTGGATTTTAGTAAAGAAAAATTAGAAGAACCATTTATAGCAATGGAACCAAAACATGTGCCTGTTGATAACCAAACAACTTTTGAAAAAATGTTTAATCGCACCATTGACCAGAAGTATATCTGCACCTGCGAGTATTATGGTTCCTATTTTGTAGGCTCAATTAAAGAAATTGAACTATGGATACATCAAGAAGGTATCAAACCCGATGAGGATACTATAGAAATATATGAATTGAAGTCAGATAAACCATTGTCGTTCAACATAAAAACTACTATTGAGATAATCTAATGAAAGCAAATTTTAATTTTAATTTATCAGATATTGATGGTAATCAAATAATTGATTATCTTAATAAAAACTATGATGGCAGCATCGAACTTGTAAGACAAGAAATTATCAAAAAGCCAAACGGTACATTTTATCGTTTATTCTTTTCAAGAGAATGGTATCGTGGTGATATTTACTATGAAAATTATCTAGCAATAGATAAGGATGGTATTAATGTATATTCTGATGAGCCATGGGAGGGCAATGAAGATGACGAGGAAATGGAAACTTTATTATCTGAATGGTTAAAAACTTATACTTTTGAAAAAATTGATTATAAATCAAAATTTTATCTTTTAATGTTAGATGTTGAGGCTGATATTTCTGGAATCATTAATGAACCTAAACAGGAAACTATTGATGCTATGATTGAAAAGCTAAAATTAGCTAAAACTTATTTATGAGAAAATTAAAAAGAACTCATAAAAATTTAATGATAATTGAAGCAGGATTTATTTATTGCAAACGGAATAATATAGAATTTGATGCGGATTATTTTATAGATAATATCTTTATGACGGATGAATTTCATGACGACAACAATAATAAATTTGATTCTATTTGTGAAGATTTAAGATGCTACCGCTATTATGAGAAGTATAAATTAAAAGAAATTACCGAAGAAGAATACGAAACATGTGTTGATATGTTCGGTGAGATATAAACTTTAATCCAATTTATCATATAAGTTATATGATAAATTGGATTAAAAAATTATTTAAGAAAAAAGAAGAAATCCCTGCTTCTGTGTCGTCCATCACAGAATGGGTCGATGAAAAAGGTGTTCCGCACAAAAAATTTGTAATAGCAGTTGGTAATTCTTCAAAAGAAAAAGCCGAAGAACAAATTGGAAAATTAATTGCTTCTTATAAAGAAGATGTAGAATGGGATGATTCTATAGGCGAACTAAAAATCAATGGTGAAAAAAACTTACCTTATAACAAAACTATTTGGTTTCCTTCACCTGATACCGATAGTGGTGTAAAAATTGAAGAAATTAAATCAGATAAAAAATAAAAATATCTGTAAAATTATTTTGTATAATCACAAATACTTCGTATCTTTGTGTAACAAAAGCAAAGAATAAATACTTAATTAAAGACAACAAAAAAGCATTTTTAAAATACAATATATACTATTATGAAAAACATTCTAAACATACAAAACCCTCAACAACCGCAAGTTGATGTCGATCAGGATCCTGATACGATGAGGACTAACCATGTTAGAATGTAAATGAATTATATTACATTTTTAATAGCCAGTTAGTCGAAAGATTAACTGGTTTTTTTGTTTTATATAGCGAGAATTAGTAAGGTTACGGCGAATAATGGCTGGTTCGCTACTCTGTCACAGTAGTAAGTAGGTTAAAACCGAAAAGAGGGTTCGATTCCCTTCGTAACCGCAAAAGGCACCATATATCAATTGGTTAGATTTTCCGCCTGTCACATGGAAGGCTACGGGTTCGAGCCCCGTTGGTGTCGCAAAAGGTCTGTTAGTAGAAATGGATACAATATCTCCCTGTCACGGAGAAGGTTGCCGGATCGTACCCGGTACAGACCGCTAAACGAGTATGAAGTGTAACCAGGTTGCACACGAATTTTGGGAATTCGTAGAGACGTTCGAATCGTACATGCTCGACAAAAAATCACTGCTTCGATTAAACTTTCTCCGACAATTTTAATATATATCTTATGGATATAATTAAAATTATAAATGAAAGTTTTTCCATTAATGATTTAGCCAAAAAATTATATGGTTATTCTAATGGCAAGAGCAATAAAAAAGCAATAGAAGTTTTAAAACAAAACGGATTTGATATATCTTTTTTTGACGGAAAAAGTAAAAATAGAAAATATCAAAAAATAAAAATTATTTGTCCTATTTGTTTTGTGGAATTTGAAACAACTGAAAATGGTAAAAAAACATGTTCTTCTTCATGTTCTAATTCTTATTTTCAACACGGGAAAAATAATCCTGATTTTGATCAAGAAAAATATGAGGAAAGATATAAAAAAGTATCTAATACATTAAAAACTAATATTCCTTGGAATAAAGGCAAAAATGATAAGGCAAAAATAAAAACATGTCTAAATTGTAAAATTGAATTTGAACCTAAAACACACACACAGAAATATTGTTGCAAAAAATGCCAATTTTCATGTAAAGAGTATAGAAAATTATTAAGTGACAATGTTAAAGAAAGAATAAAAAATGGAACACATAAAGGTTGGCAATCAAGAAATATTGAGAGTTATCCTGAAAAATTCTTTAAAAAAGTATTAAAAAATAATGGTATTGAATATATACCAAATAAAACAATAATAAAAAAAGACTATAATATAGAAGGCAATGGTAATTATTTTTTAGATTTTTATATAAAAGAAGGAAATATAGATTTAGAAATAGACGGCAAGCAACATGATTATAGGGTCGAACATGATAATGAACGAGATAACAATTTATCAAAGCATTTCAACATTTATAGAATAAAATGGCAGTCAATAAATAGCGAAACAGGAAAACAATATATAAAAAAAGAAATTAAAAAATTTATAAAATATTATAACAAAATGAAAAACTTAACTTTACAACAACAGCAACAAATGATTAAACTAGATTGATGGTATTGTATAGTTATGTATAAACCTATCAGTCTAAACTGATAGGTTTTTTTATGCTCCTCTGGTGTAATTGGTTAACATACTTGATTTTGAGTCAAGGGACAGGTAATGCAAGTCAGGGTTCGAATCCTTGGAGGAGTACAAATAGTCCAATAGTGTAACGGTTAGCACAACTCTCTTTGACAGAGTTAGTCTTGGTTCGAATCCAGGTTGAACTACTACAATGTTCTATGATGTAATGGTAGCATAAGAGCTTCTGATTCTCTTTGTATTGGTTCGAGTCCAATTAGAACAACTAAAAATAATAATTTTATGAATTTTATAGAAGAAAAAATTATTGAAAAAGTAAATCGTGGAATTAAGCCGGTGCTTCGCTTTCCGCCCGAACCAAACGGAAAATCATTGCACTTGGGGCATGCCAAGTCAATGTGTTTAAATTTTGGATTGGCAGAGAAATATAATGGTGAATGTAATTTAAGGTTTGATGATACAAATCCTTCTGCTGAAAAAGCGGAATATGTAGATGCAATCATTAATGATATAAAGTGGCTTGGATTTACTCCAACACGTATAGAACACACATCTAATTATTTTGAAATAATATTTGAATATGCGGTTAGATTAATTGAAAAAGGGTTAGCATATGTTGATGATTCTACATCAGAAGAAATTGCTAGTATGAAAGGAACTCTTAATGCACCTGGTATTGATTCACCATATAAATCAAGAACTATTTCCGAAAACTTAGATTTATTTTATCGTATGAGAAATGGTGAATTTAATAATGGTAAAAAAACATTAAGATTAAATATTGACATGACTTCACCTAATATGATATTAAGAGATCCAGTTATATATCGGATTATGCATGAAACACATCATAATACAGGTGATAAATGGTGTATATATCCTTTATATGATTTTGCGCATCCGATATCTGATTATATTGAAAGTATATCTGATTCATTATGTACCTTGGAGTTTGAAGTTCATAGACCATTGTATAATTGGATATTAGAAAATTTAGATTTAAAATATCCGTTACCTGAGGAAACTGAGTTTGCTCGTTTAAATGTTTCTTATAATGTAATGAGTAAGAGGAAGTTAAAAACATTAGTAGATGAAAATTATGTAACAGATTGGGATGATCCAAGATTATTAACATTATCTGGATTAAGAAGAAAAGGATATACACCGACATCAATTAAATCATTTTGTGAAACAGTTGGTTACACTAAAAGAGATTCTTTGATTGATTTTAGACTATTAGAAGAGTGTTTACGTTCTGACTTAAATAAGTTAGCATTAAGATATATGGTCGTTTTAAATCCACTTAAAATTACTATTATTAATTATAGTGGTGAAGAAAAATGTGTTATTGAAAATAATCCTGAAAATGTAGAAGATGGAATAAGAGAAGTTATTTTTACTAAGGAATTATTTATTGAAGCAGATGATTTTAGAGAAATCGCTAATAACAAATATCATAGATTAAAAATAGGTGGTGAAGTTAGATTAAAGGGAGCTTATATTATAAAAGCAGAAGAAGTAGTAAAAGATGAATTAGGTAATATAATTGAAGTTAAATGTATTTATGATCCTACTACTAAATCAGGTGAATCTGATAGAAAAGTAAAGGGCACTATACATTGGGTATCTACTTCTTATAATAAAGAAATTATTGTAAATGAGTATGAAAATTTATTTACAGAAGAAATACCAGAAACTTTTGATATTATCAAAAGTTTAATAATAAGTAAACCTGCAATAGCAGAATTAGCAATAGAAAATACTGTTATTAACAAAGCAGTTCAATTTATGAGGAATGGCTACTTTACTTTAGATAAAGATGGTAGTTTTATAAAAACAGTGTCATTAAAAGATGGATTTAAAGAAAAATAAAACAATTAAATTATGAGAGAGTATAGAAATGGAAATGTATATAAGTTGCACGATTCTATGTTTATAATAACTGGAGAAAGAACTATTAATGGTAAAAAAATAACTGATTGGGTTTCATTTGAACATGAAGCTATGAGTGGATGCACACCAAATGAAACAGAATTAGTAAGTGAAATGTGTTGGGAGTGTGATACTAACGATTCTGAATATCCTGATTATGAGTGTGAGAATTGTAAAGGCACTGGATATTATAAGAAAGAGAGATTGGGAATGGATAGGGCAACTTATTTAGCATCTAGTGTTAAAAAGTATATTATAGATAAGATGTTGGGTAATTTTGACTTTAATGTATATTTGTCTATGTAATATATACATTATGGCAAGAAAGAAAAAAATACCGGCAAAAAATGATAAAAAACTTAGAGTAGGTATGAGAGTTCTTTTGAAAAAAAACTATAAATTAGCTGTAGTAGAAAAAATTCATCCAAAATATTCGGATGAATTTGTTGTTTCTTATTATGGTGATCATAATAGATTATGTTATGATATAATTACTGAACGTGATGTATTACCTGCCGCTGATTATGAGATAATAAAAAATCGAAATAATCGGATTAATGATATTTTTAGAGACGATTAATCGTCATAACCATAATTATCATCTTCATGTGGTAAAAATGCTAAAGGTATAATATCATCTCTCATTTCTTCTCTACGTTTAAATATATCTTCTCCAGGAAATTTTTGTTTCATATATGCAAAATACTGACCTTCTGTTATTTCTTGTAATGTTGATTTCCCACATGCTAGACACGCATCAGCAGTTCCAACAACTGGGAATGCTTCTTTACAACTTTTACATACATAATATTTTGCGAATAAATGTGCTGGTGCTAACGGTGCGGTTGGTCCGGCAAAAGCTTCAAAATGTTTTAGATATTTCATAAAGTATATATTTAAATATATAAACAAAATTTTACTTTAGAATAAAAAGTCTATGACTGATTTTATATTTATACAAATTGAAGCATTAAAATATAATAGCAAAACAGAATTTAGAAAAAATTGTGGTGGTGCTTATATGGCATCGTTAAGAAATGGATGGCTAAATGAAATAACAAACCATATGAAAAAATATTCAAAAAATGAAGATTAATAAATCGGGAGCAAAATTTAGCTCTATAGTTAGTATAGGTGAGAAAATTAAGAAAATAGAAAAAGAAACAGGTGAAGAATACCTCTATTTGAATAGAGGCGTTACTGATGTTTGTCAAATGGATTTAACAAATATTGTATCTAAAATTGATTTTAATAGCAAAGAAATACAACATTATCCACCTAATTTAGGTATTAATTCGTTAAGGGAAAATATATCAAAAGAATATTTCCCTAATATAATTGATGTAGAAAAAAATATAAGTATAATTAACGGTGGTATGCCATCATTAGATTTATGTATCCAAATTTTGGATACTAAAAAAATATGGTTTCCAAAATTTTACTGGGGTAGCTATCAAAAAATGGCTCAGATTCGTAAAAAATCTTATGATTTTTATGAATCATTATCCGATTTTAATTTATCCTTATTGAGTGAAGATGATTGTATATTCATTTGCTCACCATCAAATCCAACAGGGTTATTAATAGAAAATGATTATTTATTAGAGATGATTAAAAAAATAACTGATACTGGTGCTATAATAATTTTTGATTCACCATACTATAAGTTATTTTACAATGATAATTTTTTTGAAAGAGCATTACAAACAGGTGGCGATAATATTATATTATGTGAAAGTTTTTCTAAATGTTATGGATTAAGTGGTATTAGATTAGGATTTATATGTTCTTTGCATAAGGAATTTAATGAGGAATTAAATATAAGGATGTTATATGAATTTAATGGGATATCAACAATACCACAATTATTAATTAATAATTTAATTTCTACTGATGAAGGTAAAAAAATAATTAATAATTTTCAATCAGAAACAAAAAAACACATATTTGAAAATATAAATTATTTAAAAGAAAATAATTTATTAGCAGATGAAATATATAATGGTGAAATTCCGGTTGGTATATTTGCTATTATAAATAAAACGGAATTAGAACTTCTAAATAAAAAAATAGGCTCCATTGGATTAGACAAGTTCGTTTATCACGACAAAGATACATGGTCATCTTATAGTAGAATATGTGTATCGGTAAATCATGATAGATTCGTAGCATTTATGTTAGGTATTTTATAATGAAAGTAGTTTGTATTAAAGAATATAAAGTAGCTGGTGAAATAAAAATTAATAAAGAAAATGTTTATACTTTGAAATATAGTGTAAACACAGTAGCCGGAACCATCTATAGAATAGAAGGTGTTTGGTTTACTGAAGAAAATGATGGAAGTAATGAATACTTCTATGATTATTTTATACCATTATCCGAATGGAGAGATAAACAGATAGATAGTATATTAAATGAGTAAAATGATGGTGTGTATAAGGAGTTTACGTTCCGAAGAACATAAAATAATTTATGAAGAAACCCATTTTTATAAAGAAGATGAGATATTGTTTGTAACTACTCGTCTTGAAAATGGTTCTGGTATATTCACCGCACAGTATTTTAATGAAAGTTTTATTTCATTATCGGAATGGAGAGAAAGACAAATTGATGATATACTAAATTAAACATTATTGGATTTCATATCTAAAATAGATATGAAATTAGTATTTGTTAATCCTGTATGGACAGATAGTGAAAAAAAATTCACATTAAATAAAATATATGATATATTTCTCGAAGGTAATGTTTGGAAAATAACTTGCGATAATGGTGAAACAGCTATATATGGCGTCAATAAAACAATTGAAGATATTATACAACGAATAAGAACAAAAAAAAATCCACCATTTATTACACTTGCGGAATGGAGAGAAAAACAAATAGATAATATATTAAGCGATGAGTAATTTAATTAAATGGTCGGGAAGCAAAAGTTCACAAGCTAAAAATATAATCAGTTTTTTTCCAAAAGAATTTAAAGTATATTACGAGCCTTTTGCTGGTGGTGGTTCTATTTTTATGGAATTATTACAAAGTGATATAAAGATAGAGCGTTATATTATTAGTGATGTGAATAAAGAGTTAATTGAGGTTTATTTAACGATAAAGGAAAACCCTTATTATCTTATTCATACTTATAAGAAACACTACGATAATTTCAATAGTGGTGATATTCAGTATAGGAAAGATTACTTTGACAAAGTAAGAAATGAGTTTAATATATCAAAAAAACCAGAAGACTTTTATTGGATAATGAGAACTACCACAAATGGTATGCCACGTTATAATAAAAAAGGTGAATTTAATAATTCTTGCCATTTTTCAAGACCTGGTATGAATCCAACTGAAGTTGAAAATAATGTAATGAAGTGGAGTCAAATTTTTTTTGAAAAAAGTGTTGAGTTTTATAACATAAGTTATGAACTATTATCATCTGGATTTTTAGTTGATAATGAAATTAGACAAGATGATTTAATATATTGCGATCCACCATATGAAAATACCAAAGGTATGTATTTTGGTAATTTTAATAATCAAGACTTTATAAAATGGTTAAATACTATAAAATCTAAATGGATATTATCTTATGATGGTAAAGTAAATGAAGATAAGGTAAACCATATAGCACCAAATTACAAAAGACATGAGTATTTAATATCGGGTAATTCTTCATTTAGAAGAGTTATTGGTAATAGTAATGATTCGATAATAAGTGAATCATTATATTTAAATTTCTAACTATGAAAAAAGGACAAAAAGTTATAGCTAAAACTAATATAGATATTAAAAATTGTTGGTTCATGGAAGATTGTTTAATCAAAAAAGATAACTTCTACATAATAGAAAATATATATTCTTCTGATATCTTAGATAAAGGTGAAGGTATTTTTTATTTAGGTAAAAAAATGGATATAATTAGAATTAATGGTTGTAATTTTCCACATGGAAAGAAACAAATAAATGAAAAGGATATTACAATTTTTTTTGAAGATTATTTTATATCATTAGCCGAGTGGCGTGATATACAAATAAACTCTATATTAGATTAATTTGTTAATTTCAATTTTTATTCTTATCTTTACAAAAAAATATTATGAAATTAATTTTCTTCATTTTAGTTGCTATATTTGCTGGTATTAAAACAGCTCTTATTTGTTTATTTATTTATTGGATTTTGCGTTTTTTTAGAATTATCTAATGATTTTATATACCTTACAAGAGGAATTTAAGTTTCTTGAGTTTCAAGAAACAGGTGTGTTAAAAGCACATCCTGACATTATATGCGATGATAGTTTCAATAGAGCCTATGAGTGGATAGAAAGTAAGATGAATACATTACTACCTGTATCTGACATGTTATGTAAACATCCTATGTGGGCATGGTATAAATATGGTGGTAAAAGAAAACCAGATTTACGAAAAAAACACCTTAACAAATGTGATATATTCTATCGAATTGAGATTGAAATTGATGATAGCAAAGTTCTTTTAACAGATTTTGATAATTGGCATTTAGTTTTAAATGCTGATAAAAGGGATATTAAAGAAGAACATACTATATTTGATATAGAAGAAGGTGATGATATATCATCTTATATTAAGGAAGGTTTCTTTGTCGAAGACAATAAATTAAAGTATGATTGGAATAATATAATTTTAGATAAAAATTCTAATAAGAAATATATTCAAGCTACATTTTGGTATGTTACATTTGATCAAGTAAAATCTTATACAAAACATAAAAGCCGCTAAAATTAGCGGCTTTTATGTTATATTCTAACGTTTGCTGTGACTGTTGAACTAACACCTACTCCATTTGAAGCATTAACGCTTACTGAGTAAGTTGAACCGGGTGAACAGTTTGCTAATGTTAATGTATATGTGTTATTTAAAGTTCTTATATTAGTATTTTGATAAGGATTATATTGATTACTTCCAGCATCTTGCGTATTATATATTGGTGAACTATCTTTAGTAGACGTTACGTTATATCTCGAAGAACCAGTAGCTGCTGTCCATGTGTAAGTTATATTAAAAGAACCAACTCCATTCGATGCTGATATGCCTGTAATTGTTATATTGGAAGGTGTTGCAAAATAAAAACTTCTATTAGTCCAAGAAGATTCAAATGCACCCGGTATGTTATTTGACCAATCAACATATTGGACATTACCTATATAATACTGTTTTTTTATTGAAAAAGCATTTGTAGTATCGGAAGTTCCGGGTGTAGAATATCCATAATACGATATTGTAGTTCCGATTCCCAATGAACCACCAGCACCTGCGGCAGTACCAGACGCATCGTATCTGGTATATAGTGTATTTAAATCAAAATAAATTTGTGTTTGTGAAGGCATATATAATATGTTTTTATTATATATTAAATTGTTATAAATAATTTTTTTAATATATAATTTATGCTAAATAACTCCTTATCTGTTTACAAAATATCTTTTAAAAATTCATACCAAGTAGTTTCGGATTTAGACCTAGACAAGATTTCTAATTTAGATATAGAATCATCCTTTGATTATAAAGTGGGTGATTCTTTCTATTTTTATGTAATTACTACAAAAATAGAAATTAATAAATATATAAAAATACTAGAAAAAAACTTAATAGCTTTTACCTTTGAGGATTTGTCAGATTCTATTATTAATTACCAACATGATTTATCTTATAGTAAACAATATCTAGATGACGAGAATACATATATTTACGAAATATTCATGGAAGATTTAAATAGATGGATTTATAGTAAGTTAGATTTAGATATAGTATTAGATATAATTTCTACAAAAGGTATTGAATCATTAAGAGAGGTTGATAAAAAATTCTTAAAGGACAATTATGAAACAAAATAAAAAATATACGCTATTATTTTGTAAATTCGCTGATAAGTCGTATATTTGTAGTGTATGAAAAACAAATTCCTTTTAAAAACACTTAAAGAACCTTTTGTATTATTAATGGTTGGTCCACCATTGACTGGGAAATCCACTGCTATTAAATCTTGGTTAGAAAACTATAATGGTAAAGTTGAAGTTATTTCACGTGATGCAATTTTATTAGAAGAACATGGTTCGGATGACTATTCAGCGGCGTTTAATGCGCCTGGTATACAGAAAAAAGCTGATAAGATACTTATTTCTAAATTAGAAGATGCAAATGCCAACAGAAGTAATGTAATAATTGATATGACTAATCTTAATCCAAAAAGAAGAGGGTATAACTTATCTTTTTTTGATGAAGATTATTATAAAGTTGCGGTTTTATTTCCTATATTATCTTGGGATGAATTTTCCGCTAGAAATGAAAAAAGAAAAATAGAAGAAAATAAGTTTATACCTGAGCATGTTATAAAAAATATGGTTAATTCTTATTCCTCTATAAAAGATGACGAAGAAATTGATAAGGTTATAAGTTATGATTGATAATTTTCCATTCCCATTTAAGGGATTATGCAAAAGTTTAGCAATAAAACGGTTTAGTCAGCAACATTTCAAAACTGCTATTAGATTGAGTGCTAAATTATCCGCAAAAGAATTTGCCACTAAAGAAGAAAGAACTAGAGTAGAGCATCTTATATTTGTGCATCTTAATGCCGCTAGAAGAGCTTTTAAATTAAAAAAGAAAAAGAAAAAATGATAACACTAATAGCTGCCTGTTCTAAAAATAGAGTTATAGGCAAAGATAATACTTTAATTTGGAAAGTCCCAGGTGACTTAAAAAGATTCAAAGAAATAACTACCGGACATACCGTTCTTATGGGTAGAAAGACTTTTGAATCTATAGGTAAACCTTTACCTAATAGAAGAAATGTGATCTTATCAAGAGTTCATAATCTTAAAATAGAAGGATGTTTAGTGTATTCCAATCTAAAAGAAGTATTAGAATTATTTGGTAATGACCTATTTATAATAGGTGGTGAGGAAATCTATAGGCAAACTATAGGCTATGCTGATTATATTGATTTAACTTTTATTCATAAAGAATATGAAGGTGACGCTTATTTTCCAGAAATACCTTCCCATTTTTTGGAGATTAAATCAAAGAGACAAAATTTGGAATGCGAGGATTTTAAGTATTCATTTATTACTTATGAACACATTAAGCACCTAAACCACAGACTAAATACAATAGATTTAACACATTTTCCAGATACGTTATTTGACAATTAATAATTATAGTATATAAGTAGTATTATATATATCATGATGTTGACGATCTTTTAGAATATCTAGTTATAATCAACCTAACGATAGATTCTTCTTAAAAAAGAACCTTTATTAACGAAACACTTGTTAATAAAGGTTCTTTTGTTTTTTCTTACTACCACTAAAAATATTTTAAAAATATTTTAAAAATATGTAAACTTTTGCATAAAAACTGCTTAAAAGATATATCAATATGAATTACAGAAGATTTTAAGAATAAAAAAATCTTAAAATTTTTGAAAAAACTTTAAAACTTTTGATTTAGATTGAATATAAATTAAAAAAGAAAAAATCGTATGAACAAAGCAGATTTAATCAACCACGTATCCGCTAAGGTGGATTTAACAAAAACAAAGACTTCCGAAGTAATTGACGCTATCGTTGAAGCAGTAAAAGCATCTTTGAATGCAGGTGAAAAAGTAACTCTTGTAGGTTTTGGTACATTCCAAACTGCACAAAGAGCTGAAAGAAAGGGTCGTAACCCAAAGAACGGTGCTGAAATACTTATCCCAGCTAAGACTGTTGCTAAGTTTAAGCCAGGTTCTTCTTTACAAGCTTCTGTAAATGGTGAAACTGAAAACGCTTAATTCACTTTAAGTTTTTAAACTATAAGACTTACTAAGAAATTAGTAAGTCTTTTTTTATTAACCATATGTTATTATTTATAATGTGTTAATTTTTTTAACAAAATTTTTGTTTTGTTAAAATTTTGTTGTATCTTTATAACATGAAAAAAGAGATAGAAAGAAGATTTTTACTACGAGATATTCCTATTGTAACTGAAGGTTATTCTTTATTAGAAATAGAAAATATTAATCAATACTATTATCTAGTAGATGGTGTTTGGAAAAGAATTAGAAAGATTGAATCTAATTTATTTGGCGAACAATATTTACATACAATTAAAACTTATAAAGACGGTATAACTTATGAAGATGAAAAATTCTTATCATTTGAAGAGTTTAAAACATTAATTGATGATATACATGGTGGTAAATACGAAACAAAGTATATTTCAAAAACGAGATATAAGTTTCCGACAGGAGAAGATGCTGACTTTGAAGGTGAAATAAGAAATATAAAATGGGAGGTAGATGTATTTAACTTTCATCTTATTATTGCTGAAATAGAAATACCTGATTTAAAATACGAATTTGAAATACCTGACTTTATAAAAACTCAAATAATTTGTGAAGTCACAAATATACAAGAATTATCAAACCGTAGTTTAGCAAGACCATTACCATTTTAAATATTTTTAAACTTTCAATTTTTTAAAACTATATTAATTATTAAAACAAATAAATATGAATAAAAACCCAAACATTGATTCTGCTACGCAGGTAAAAGTAATGGCATCATTAGATGATTACGATGATGATGAGGATTCAAAGCCTTTCAAAGGGAAGAAAGAAAATAAGTCTTCTAGAACACCAGTTTTAGACTCTTTTAGTAAAGATTTAACTAAAATGGCTGAAGAAGGTAAGATTGATCCTATTGTTGGACGTGAAAAAGAAATACTCCGTGTATCTCAAATCCTTTCTCGTAGAAAGAAGAATAATCCTATCTTAATTGGTGAGCCTGGTGTTGGTAAATCTTCTATTGCTGAAGGTCTTGCATTGCGTATAGTTCAGAGGAAAGTTAGTCGTGTTCTTTTTAATAAAAGAATTGTTACTTTAGATTTAGCTTCTATGGTTGCCGGTACAAAGTACCGTGGACAATTTGAAGAAAGAATCAAAGCTTTAATGGCTGAACTTGAAAAAGAACCAAATGTAATTCTTTTCATCGATGAAATACATACTATGATTGGTGCTGGTGGTGCTTCTGGTTCATTAGACGCTTCTAATATGTTTAAACCCGCTTTATCAAGAGGTGAATTGCAAATTATAGGTGCAACAACATTAGACGAATATCGTAAGCATATTGAAAAAGATGGTGCATTAGAAAGAAGATTCCAAAAAGTATTGGTTGAACCAGCTACCGAAGAAGAATCTATACAAATCCTTAATAATATTAAGGATAACTATGAAAATCACCACTCGGTTACATATACACCAGAAGCTATTAAAGCTTGTGTTGAATTGACGGCTAGATATGTTCAGGACAGGTTTTTGCCTGACAAGGCTATTGATGCATTAGACGAAGCTGGTTCTTACGTGCATATATCTAACATTAATGTTCCAAAAGAAATATTGGACATAGAAGCTGAGATTGCTAAGGTTAAGGAAGAAAAACAATCAGTAGTAAAGAGCCAGCGTTATGAAGATGCAGCTAAACTTAGAGATAAGGAAAAGCAACTTAATGATGCTTTAGATAAAGCTAGATTGATTTGGGAAGCTGATCAGAAAAAACATAGACAAACTGTGACAGAAGAAAATATTGCACAAGTTGTATCTATGATAACTGGTATTCCTTTACAAAAGATAAATACTAATGAAAATTCTAAATTGGCTAAAATGGGTCCTGCATTAAAAGGTTCTGTTATAGGTCAAGACGAAGCAGTAAATAAAGTAGTTCGTTCTATACAAAGAAGTCGTATTGGCTTAGCAGATCCAAATAAGCCAATATTTGTAGGTATGTTAATTGGTAATTCTGGTGTTGGTAAAACAGAATTTGCTAAACAATTAACGAAGTATATGTTTGAGTCCGAAGATTCACTTATTCGTTTGGATATGAGTGAGTATATGGATAAAATATCTTCTACTAAATTAATTGGTTCTTCTGCTGGTTATGTTGGTTACGAAGAAGGTTCTGCTTTCTTAAATAAAGTAAGAACAAAGCCATATTCTGTTATACTTTTAGATGAAATAGAAAAAGCACACGCAGATATATATAATATGTTCTTACAAGTATTTGATGATGGACATATGACTGATTCTCATGGTAGAAAAGTGAGCTTTAAGAATACGGTTATTCTAATGACATCTAATGTTGGTACTAAAGAAGTAAAAGATTTTGGTTCTGGTGTTGGATTTAATACAAAGAATAAAGAAGATAAGAAAGCTGATAATATCAAGGATAAACTTGAAAAGGAATTAAAGAAGAAATTTCCACCAGAATTCATCAACCGTATTGACGATATTATCTACTTCAAGGATTTGGGCAAAGAAGAAATCTTACAAATCATCGATTTGGAATTAGTTAAAATTATCGGTAGAGTTAAGACTATTGGCTTTGAAATTACTGTTGATAGTAAATTGAAAGAACATTTAGTAACAGTTGGATACGATCCTCAATATGGCGCAAGACCTATGAAGAGAGCTATTCAAAGATGGATTGATGATTATTTAACAGATTACATTTTGGAAAATGCACCTGTGGAAGGTACAAAACTTGATTTAAGTTATGATTCGGATAAAGAAGTAACGACAATTAGTGATACTAAACCAGAGGTTACGACTGAAATTAAAACAGATATTGAAATTGAGGTTGAAGAAAAACCAAAAAAATCAAGAAAGAAAAAATCAGAATAAAAAAAAGCCACTCATTGAGTGGCTTTTTTTTATTGTATATAACTTAATGACCAGTCAGTTACATTTATAAATCCGGTATTACCATCGCAATCTAAATAAACTTCCCAAGTATCATTATTTACTGCGGTTATTGTTGTGCCTGTTATTTTCTCCCATGCTCCATTTGAAGCTGAAGTAGTAGTTGTAAGCACAGTATCTGAAGTTATATTTAATGATGAATTTTGTGCTAATATTAATCTAATTTCAGCACCGTTATAAGTTGCTGAATCACCTGTGCTAGATTTTCTAACCCATACGGATATAATGGTTCTTTTGCCAATTGCTGCTGGTATATATTTATACATACCAGCAAATTTTGTTGTTGGAAATAATGAATATGTTATAACTTGTGGAACGATAGCTGTTGAATAACTAGCGGATAAATAATAATTACTATCACGATATGTATATCCATTTTTATAATAGCTACTATAAGTTAATCCATTTAAATAGTTAAACTTAATAGCCGAATCTAATGTTAATCTATTAGCACCAGATATTAAATTTAGATTATTTGTTTTACAATTGTTAAAATTCCAATTACAAAAATAATTTAGATATTGAGAAGTACCACCTGATAATAAAAAACTATCAAATGGAATTAAGCTATAAGTGCTATTATTAATAAAATTAACATTATCAAAAATAATATGACTATAATCTGCGGGTGATGCACTAAGCATAGTTTCATATGAATAAAAAATTGGCGATAAAGCAGTATTTGATATAGTTGAATTTATTATTTTAATGTTAAATGTTTTATTAATGATAAGTGTATTACCAGTGCTACTACTCGTAGCACTTTTGCCGGTATTATAAATATTTAAATTTTCAAATACGCTGTCATACGAAGTTATTGATAATCCAACATTATTATTCCATATGTTTATATTTTTAAATGTTTTGCCGTTTTTAAATTGTTTTCCTCTAAAATTCACTCCATCAACGCCTGAAGAATAACATGAGTGAAATATTAAATTATTTATATCACCTATTATATAATTTGATGTGTTAATATTAAATCCAAAATAAGGACTACCATAAAGACCCGCAAAATTATTATTAATAAATGCAAAGTTGGATAAAAAGAAATCGGAACTATTAGAACAATAAACAAATAAACTATTGGAAAATGTTCCACTATTTGAGGTATAAGAATATGGTTGATAAACCGGCCAGCTATTATTTGTAAATCCAGGTTCAAATAATTGAACAGGTGAAGCTAATGGTACATTAAATATAACATTATTGTCCATCAATATATTATTTAATTGATGCGCAGTATATGCGCCATAACCTGACGTACTTCTAAGGGCGGTCAGCTTATTATTAAAATAATTATTAATTTTATTAAAACTACAACCAATAAAACTTCTACTTTTACTATATGTAAGTCCAGTACTACCCGGATTAATTGCACAAATTGTATTTGTTTCTAATCCAGAACTGAATTCGGTGTTTAATCCTATACCATATGGGTTTATCCAATTTCCATTTGACGAAAGCACAGGACCACTGCCGGGATTTGAATTGGCACCTATATTTTTAAACTCTACATATTGTATATTTGCCTGCCCACCACGCATTTCGATATACATATTATTAGTTGGATCACCAATTATTTTAATATTTCTACTTAAATTGGCAATTTCTCCAATATAAGGACTATCACCCGAATGCAAATAAGTTAAAGGTGTTGTTGCGGTTATATTAGTGCCAGAAATAGAAGAAATAGTAGCTAAATCATATTCCGAATATGAAAATCCAGTTGGTGTTAATAATATAGAATCACCACTTTTCCAACCAGTAGCTATTGATGTTGTGATAGAAATTGATCCAGTAGCACTTGTGTTTGATAAATAAGTCCAAGGTGTCACAGTTGCACCAATTATTTCAATAACTCCATATGAATTTACAAAAATTCCAGAGCCAACACTGATAGAAGCTCCAAAAGCTAATGTGGCTGTTGAACTAGTTGCAAATCTATTTGCTAAACTACCTATTGAAAAATATCCACCACTATTAACAACTAGATCGCCTGATAGTTTAAGATAATAATCAGTATTAGAAGCTGTACCAAAGACTAAAGAACCACCATATGATATTTCTATACCATTAGAAGCTGTCGCTGATGAAGTTCCAAGCATAGATATAGTGCATGAATTATATGTATTTTGGCTCCATACTCCTGCTTGATTTACTATTTCACCTTGAATAAATATTTGATCATTTGATGTTGCTGTTTGTGTTGCGGATGTAATAAATGCTTTCATTATATTAGAAAGTGCATATTGGGAGCTAGATACCGTAAAAATATTACTATCATAATTGCTACTTGAACAAATATAAGCAACGGCACCGCTAACATTTGAAGCTTTTAAAGATACCGCATATGTAGCTGTTGTTGAAAATGTAACTGGATTAACAAACTTGAAAAACTCCCAACTATAGTGTTGTGAATAATATGTGCTGCCCGCAACATCAACTGGATATAAATTATATGAACCTGCTGTACTAAATGTTATGGTTGTACCAGCAACATCCATTGAATTTGTAATATCACTAATTTTTATAGATATGGTTGCTGTTTGTAGCCAACGATTAACTTTTAATCCAATATGTGTAATTGAGCCTGTTGTACCAAAATTAAATCCAGCTGATGTTGTTGATAATACGGTTCCAACTGCGGTTGGAAACCATAACCTACTAGCTATATTATTAAATAGATTATATCCATTAAGACCAGTATGATATAACGAAGCAGATTGATAATCTATTATATTATAGGTTTGTGAAAAATTACCTGAAGTTATTGTTGCTAAATATGCCATATACTATATATAATTTATAGCCCACTCATTAACATTAATCCATCCTGTTGTGCCATTACATTCAATCCATACTTCTGCTACACCATCATTTATAAATGAATATGTTGCTGATATAAACTCAAATATACCATTATTTAAGTTTCCAGTTGTTAATAATGTATCATAAGTTATACCTATCATACTATTTGCGCCAATCATTAAACGTGGTTGTGTTCCATTATAATTAGCACCATCGGATGTTTTTGATTTTCTAACATATACACCAACTTGTAAAACTTTATTTTGTAAAACTGGTATTATTTTTCTAGAAGCTTCTAAATATACACCTGATGATGTTGAACTAATAGGTAGTGTTCCGACATTAACATAAGTCACTAATTGTGTAGAAGGAGACGCCTTTATGCTATTTACCCCAAATGATGTATCCTTTTCAACTATACCACTTCCATACCATGATTTAAAACTACCTGTTACACCATTTAGATTTTTTGTTTTAATATATGAGTGACTATTGAACATATAACTATGTGTTAAAAATACACCAGAAGTAGATTTACAGTTATCTAAAAATATTCTAAATGTTGAACTATTTGGAGAGACAAAATTCGTTGAATATGCATTAGCAGCATTCTTTTGAAATGCAAAGTCACCAGATGTTGAATTAAAAAAGCAATTTATAAATTTTAAATTAATTAAATCCTGTGTTAAATTAAAATTAAAATTAGTATTACTAAATGTACTATTAATAAATTTAATAGGACCAGAATTATTAAATATTTGTGTGGCAATAATTTGCTGACTTCCTAAATCAACATTAGCTAAGGTACTACTATTACTAGTATTGTTATACAGTAAATTAAAATTATATAAAGTTATATCACTACCACGTATAGTTGTAATACCCGGTAAATATGTTTTAATAATATTAAAATTTGATATTTGATATTTTGATAGACTAGAAGCGGCACCATTATTAAGAGCTAATCCACTATAATTAGCTCTTAATGTGTTATTATCTATTGTATTTTGGTAAGCTATATATTCTAATGAACTCCCTACTTCCATTATTAGTACGCTAGACTTAGGGCTGCTACATCCTAGCATTCCGGTAAATAAATTATTTGTTAGTAATATATCTTGTTGAAGAATTCCTATTGTCGCACCTGAACCATTAATTGCGGCTGCCGCAACATTAGTGCCCCCAACTATTATATTATTAGTAAAGCTATTAACTATATTACTAGTATAACCATTTATTGACCAATAAGATTTAGCGGTGGTTAGTGAGCTAGGGGCAACTTGTTCTCCAATAATCATAGGAAAGCGCAATTTATAAACTATTGTATTATTAATTGTAAAATTACATACGTTATAACCTTTATCTGTTGGTATATATGAGCCGCCTATACTACTCACGTAATTTGAAGAAATTCCAGTAGTAGTATTTTTAACAGAACAATTATCTATATTAGTTGAGCTATAACTAGCTGATATATTTGATGTAAAAAATATACCACCTCTTAAAGTTGAATAAGTAAATGTTGTAGCAGTTGTAATAACATCTGGCGCTCTAAAACCTAAGCTATATAATTCTGTTGAATTTAAATTTAATATGCCATATAAATTAAGTATATAAGAACCATAATTATCATCAATTGAGCCTATTTTTATATTACGACTCAAATTAACAATTTCGCCGGTATATGAAGCTGTCGAGCTATGTGTATAGCTAGCGGCACTTGGTAATGAAACGGTTAAACCAGATGAGTTTTGAGTTAATGTGAAAACTTCATCATAATTATAAGTTTCTGTTGGAGGTAAAGCTACTATATCACCTGTACTCCAATTTATCGGAGTTGCCAATGAAGCAGTTTTTGAACCTACATTTACCGTTTTACTTAAATTAGCTTTATAAGATATTGTTGCACCACTATATGAATTTAGCTGACCACCCATTCTTATAATTATACCATCACTTAATCTAACATAATTAGACGAATCCCAATAAGAATATGTAGAACTAAAATCAATTCTAGCAGTTGAGTTATATGGAATTGGACTACCAGATAATCCTATATTTACTATAGCATTTGCTCCTATATCTAACATACCTCTTAATTTTAAATATGGATTATATGCGGATTGTGTTACAAATGTTAAAATACCATTTGAGCCTATAAACATATTAGAAAATGTTGCAGCAGAAGCAGTTGCATCCATAGTCATAGTCCAAGTATTAGATGACGTTCTGCCATAATATTCACCAGCTATTATAGCATTATCATTATAATTTCTACTTTGAGTTGCTGTAGTTACTAATAATGAATTTAATGCATATGAACCAGTATTATATGTAGAAACTAGTTGCATATAATACGGTGAGTTTAATGTTGATCCAGTGTATGTGTATAATATTGTATATACAGAACTAGCATTTAGTGCCGCTACTTGTGGTAATTTAAATATTAACCAAGTATTATAACTATAATAAGTAAATCTATCACC